GAGTTTCATAAAGTTGACTTCGGCCAACGTTGTTAGAGGCTTAAGATTCTTAGCACCCTTTCACCCTGATTGGCGTTCGCGAAAACTGAAGAAAACTCTGAAGGGACCCCGGTAATTTTTTTTTTTTATTATTGTATGCCCAACTTGGTTAAGGTATTCGTGTGGGAATACATGACCTTATCGAGGTGCCCCTTATTACTGGCAAAGTATCCCTAGTTGAGTAGATCTCTTTCTCGAAAACCTGGGAAGCTGTATACTTTAAAGTCGCCGTGTCGAAATAAAAAAATTTACGCGCCAGCTCCTGGTAATTAATCAACAAACTTCGAAGAGATTGGTCATCTAGATATCGATGACGTTGTACGTCATCCCAACTTTATTTTCATCTTATTTACATAAGATGTATTGTGCTCGTTTTTGTATTAAACAAAAGATCGTTATTTTTTGTTATTTTGAAACGATGCTATTCTTTATTCATTTTCTGTTTCTGGGATTGTTATTCTGCTTAATATATATCTCCAAACATCCCCTGTAAAATTAAAAGTTACTCTTAATTTACTTTGTTGCTTTTCAAACCAAATTGGCTCAAACTGTTTTAAATATTCAATCTTACCTCTTACTGTTTGATAGTCAATTAGTTTGTCATCTACTTGATCGTCAGCTATTTCACAAAGTAATTGAAATAGTTCTCTACCGTATTCTTGTTTTCTGGATTTGCCAACACTTAAGTGTGCTTCTCCGGATTCATCATGATTGATACATATACCCAATACTTTGATCTGACCTTCAAACTGTAATTTTGTTTTTGATTTATTAATTTTTAGATCCCCACCATATAATCTATCAAGTCTTTCTTGAAAACGATTTACGAATGGCTCCAACTCTTTCTTTCTTGGTAATGCAATAATATTGGGACTAGATAAACTAATATCATCAGCATATCTTGTATATGTAATGTTAGTATTTTTAACATACTCGTATAGCTCATAGTCCAAAGGTAAAGAAAATATGTTTGATAGAATAGGGCTGATAGAACTTCCCTGCGCTAAAGATCCACCAAATGTGGATATCTCAGCAAGTCTATCAATAGAGATTTCAGTCATGTTTGCAACAACAATTGCCAAACTTTTAAGAACAGAAGCTAAATTTTCTGTTTTAATAGAAGGATAAAATTCAGCCAAGTCTAATGACAAATGAACTTTAGCATCCTTATGTTTTTTTACTGTATCTAGTTGTGATTTTCCTTTGATGTAAGCACTTGTTGACTCAGGAAATGCCGGAAATAAATCCTGATATATTTCCATAAGCATAGAGTGCATCTGTTTGTATTCTTCAGAGAATACAGTAATTTCTCTATATCCACCTTTTCTTTTTCTTAGTCTAAAAGTATTAGTGGGTGTGTTTCTAATATAATATTCTTTTGTTGAAGAATTATAAAATCTGTATTCTGGTAGATCTTTAATGATTTGATGAATAGCATATATATCATCTATTTTTTTGTCAAAGTCTTTGTTTAATCTAAATTTGGACCATTTTGTAATTGGTTTAAACTCGATAAAATTTACAAACGGACTTTTGCCATGGCTTTTCCACCATAACATTTCATTATAAGGTCTACTTTTAATATAATAATAACTTTGCTTAGACATATAAGTCAACCTTCTTTTCTGAATTTTTTAAATTCTAATTTTTTTTACTAATTTATGTAATATAATAGGATGACGGAGTACGTGCTCCAATAAATAAATTTAAATATCCTTCTGGATCATGGTGATGAGCTTGCACAAAATTACCCTGGCCTGGGTTAAATTTAAAAATAATTAAGCGCATCAGGCAAAAAACTGTAGACGCTACGTCTTCTCATTCAAGAAATAATGAATTGTGCATCGATGTTCTAGCGAAATAAAATAAACCAGCTGTTACATCCATATCCAAAATATAGATTCGGAACTGAGGATACTGGCATTCATTTCGAAAAAATTTATCCTCCTTGTTACATGGAGGCAACCTGCAATGGCGATTTGTCTTGGAGACAATCATCTGCCAGACATATATTTTAACTTAAATATGGGGAAAAGTCAAGATAAATCTGTTGTAATCCACCAAATGTATCTGGATCCAAATGAATCTTTGCAGTGTCCATCCTGTTTCTTAAAATTATAAAGGTCCAATCCCATAAATATGTCACTCGGTCGTCCTGGATCCTGTAACAAATCTAGAAAAACTGAAGAGATTCCTGGTTTAAAATTTATAAATTTAAAATAACCGAATCGTAAAAGTTCTAGAACTAATATTAATGCAGCTTCACCCGCGGCGTTAATTATTTTCTAATATTAACAATTGTCAACACCCGTGTAACTTCGGTCATCCCGACCTTAATTCCTTGCTTGCAGTCCGCAAACAGGGTTATTATCTGTTATTAAAACAAAGATTAAATTAGTAATATTTTTGATGATTAAAGTAAAACAGTATCATAGGGAATCTGATCGAAGATTCCCTATTCTATACTATTTATTTTTTAACTTTTAATTATTTCCCGCCATTAGCTTGTTTGCTAACTGATAAGAAATAATATGGAGCTTGAGCTCCAGTTGAATCGATTGCTGATTGTACAGTTTGCCCAACGTTAAGAAGAACTATACCGTTAAGGGTGACTGTACCTGTTAATCCTAATTCGCTAACTCTAACAGATGTTGGAGCTACCTCTACTTGTGAATTGTTAAATGCTGTACCTACATAAACTACCATAATTTTGAATCCTCCTGTTTTTTTTTTTTTTGAGAATATTATGTTATATTAACATAATTCCTCTTTTAATACAACTTAATAATATATAAAATATTTTTAGGGGTATGATATTCGATCATATATTATACCCCTTGTTGATTTAAATTAAACTCTTGATGAAACAATTTCGCTCCCATTCAATACTAATTTATATCTGATTCCTTCAGAAATATAATGATATGGAAGGTGTGAATATCTAACAAAGATAAGTGTGTTCATATGTGGATCTCTAGGATTAACAAAGTTATCTGTGATTTCAGGATGTTTAGTTATTACAATCTCTTGTGTTGGTTGGACTACATCCTCTTCCTCTAGATCCTCATCTTCTAAATCAAATTCATCACTATAAAGACTATCAAGATCCTCATCTTCAAGGACACTATCTTCAGAAACTAAATTTTCATCTTCAACTTCATCAGATTCATACATATCATCGAAATCATCGATATCAGAAGCTGTAATTGGTTCTACTTCCTGTGCTGATTGAACGGTCTCATGTATTTGTTCTCCTGTTTGGTATACTACTTCTGATGGTTCAGAGGTTCCACCTAAAATTTCAACAGCTCTTAGGAGTAAAGATACTGCTTCTTGATTTGTGTTTCTATTCATTCTTTCTTCTTGTGCTGTCATGATATCAGTAGCTCTATTTAGTTGATCTTCTAAAGATGATATAGTTTCTCTCATAGTAGCATTTTGATCTCTTAATTCATCAAATTCTGTTAATAATCTTCTAACTTCCACACTATTAGAAATAAAAGCATCAACTGAATTACCAGAAGCGATAGACATCAAGAAATTTGTTAAAATCTGTCTAAGTAATGCAGGTAGATCAATCTGTTCTGTATACATATTCTATTTTCTCCTTTTAATTTTTAATTAATTTTTTATAATTCTTGCTAAAATATTTGTCGAATTCTTTTGGATCTGACAAGTCTTCACCATCTTCATCATGATATAAGTCTTTAGCTTCTTCATGATCTTCATCTTCGTCATCTTCATAGAAACCTCTACCTTTGAAGTCACTATACCAAGACTTATAGTTGAAATCACTAAGTCTCGACGAAGGAGAACTTGTGACTCTAGGTGGTGCATCAAATTGGAATATTCCTGGGAATTCAGCTTCTACATCATATTTATCAAAAGTAAATTCCACATTAGGTCTTTCCCATGTATCATTCTCTAAATCAAACCATCTAATAAAATAGCTGCCTTTTCTAGGGTTAGATACTATTAGTTGAACAACAAAAGGGTTTCCTTCGTTATCTTCAATATATTGTTTAATTTGTCTTTCGTCAACAGATGATGAGAAAGCACTAAAATCTGGATGAGTATGAACATGCAGAGGAATCTTTTTTCCTTTAAGTATAATTTCATTAAATACCCATGTTTCATATTTTCCATCAACAGTCTCTACATAACCACCATAATTTTTTTGTGGTGGGAAATTCATACCTGAGACAGTGTATAGATCTTTATCTTCTTCAGATTGTATCATTTCTCCATAAAACATGATTTCTTTGCCCGATGCGGTTTGAAATATGTTCCAAAATAACTCAGATAAATCTTTGGGAAAAACTATTTTTTTAGTAGATGTCTCAACCTTATTGAACCTATCATAGATAAGTTTAGGCTCCACATATCTATATTTGCTATAGTCGTAAGCCTTTTCATCTTTTTTACCGGAATCATTGTCAAAGGTAAAAATACCCTCTCTAGGGTATAATTCCTTAGATCTATAAGCCTCTTCAATTTCAGCATCTATTTGAAGTTGATATTTTTCTTCTTCCTCTTCCCAACCTTTTAAGAATCCAACTCTGTCTTCTTCAATAAGAATGACTTCTTCTCCTACTTTTGTTGGATGATTTGTGGGTATTTCTAAATATAAATATTCAAATACGATTTCGGGATCATCTAACAGAGTTCTTTTTGTTGACGGATCTTTATCTTGATTAGATGCTCTTAATATTTCTTTAAAAGCCTCAATACCAAGAAGATATGCCAGATCTTTTTCTTCTGTCTTGTTCACTTTTTCGTTTTCTTGATTCAATTGCTTGCCCTCTCTTTCTTTTTTGTTAAAAATATTTCTTTAATTCAAACTTATAATATATAAATAAAAACGATTAGTTTATATTTATCTTCTCCAGATAATTGTATTCTATAACATTATCTGGAGGAGATGTTGTATATTTTTAGTTGTTTTGTTCTTCTAATATTCTAATTCTTTCAGATAATCTTTCTATTTGAAGAACACTATTTAAAATCTGTTTCGTAGATTTTGACCCAGCTAAAGGAACATTCAAACCGAAGAAATCTTGTTCTATATCTTTAATCTGAGTGGTGATATATTTTTTATGTCTCTCTACCAATAATAAATATAAATTATAGATTCTATTGAGATGATCAATATCATCAATCAAATCATAATTTAAAATTCTAGGACGTAGACCAGATCTTATTTCTTCTTGAACCCTATATGTTTCTCTTATAGGTTTATGAATTGCACGCATATCTCCTCGATATCGAGGATCACGCTCAAATAAACGACGAAGAGAATTTATAGCATCTTCTTCATTAGCGACATATTCAACTGTACTAAAAAGATTTTCAAATAAAGATTCGTTATCTATGTAGTATGTTGTTATCACGATATACTCATATAGTGCCCTAGCTAATTCATCATTAGGGAAAATAGCATTTGTATTGTTTAACAACTTGTCTAGATTCTCTCTATTTTTACTGATTGACCAGCTTAAAAACGGTCTTCCAGTGTTGTTGTTTACTAGATATGCCGATATTTTTAAATCAACATTTACATTTGAAGAAGGTTCTGTTCCAGTTAATACGAATCGCATTTTTTTGCTTCTCATTCTCTCAATAAGATCTTCCTCTTCTTTTATTCTGTTTGTTAGTCTTCCTTTTAAAGCTTTAATTTGATTTTCTTTAGCTATCTTATAGTTGTTATATAAGTTTTTTCTGGTTATGAATTCCTCTATTGCTAGGTTTATTTTCATACTAGCATTTTTAAATTTTTCCTCTAGGTCTTCTTCGCTTAGCAATTCATTTTCTTCAATATATTCTTTTTCTAATTCTGAATATCGTTCTGTGGCAATGTTTTCTATATCTGGTTTAATGAATACTTGGTTAATTGTATCTCCATCAATGTTTATACCTATATGAAAATTATCTGAAAAAGTATATACATTATAAATTCCTTTTCTATAAGAGTCTACCACATATAATATTTTTGAATCAAGATGATATACATCATAAGCTGCTATTATTTTCTTTTTTGATGTCTTGTCTATTTTAAAAACTTTTGCCATTATGTATCACTTCTTTTCAATTTAATCTTAGTTTTTTCGCCGCTATGTGTATCTCTAATTTTTTTAACCAGACCAACAAATATAGAATAATCGATATTAGTCTTAACGCCGAGTAAGATATTTAGATTTTTACTCCGAAAATCTTTACTGAAGTAAGCATAATCCTCGTCCTCTATAACCCTTCTATCTAAGTCATACTCAACAACAAGTCTAGCCAAAATAATTGGGTTTATAACGAGAGGTTTATTTTTATAAACATTGACAATTAGAGCAGACATTCTATTTACATCACCTGAAAAATCATCGATGTTAAGCTGTTGCATTCTTTGTGTCATGAACATTAAACTGTTTTCCATATTAAGACTGTCATAGTTCGATCTAACCGGACCACCCCAGCCGCCCCAACAATTAATTCCTTCATCATGTAAATTTTTAATAGCATCCCAACCCATAATTTCTTCATCTAAAGATCTATGGTAACGTGCTCTCAAATCATCCTTATTCATTTCAACAACAAATGGAGATGTTCTCAAACTTATTTCGCCCATATTTACCAATTCTTCGATAATCTTAAGAACTCTGTAGTCTTCTCTTACGATTCTTTGGTTATATTCTTCAACACTCGTTCCGGCGCTATCAATATGCATTGTAACTCCCCTTAGGAAATACACTTTTAATGTTTCTCCTTGAACTTCTATATCGGTTATATCCTTAAGAACCCTTTTAAATAAAGATTTATCAACAAAACTAATTTTATCGTTAAATTTTTCTTTAGGTTGTCTGTTTTTTAATTCATCAACAATATCCATTCTCTCAGCTATAGAATCAAAAAATATGTCAGAATCAAAAAGATTTATTCTATTATTTTCTTCCATGACAGTGACCTCTACTTGAAGGCCACTGTTTTCATAGCTACTGAGTCTGAAATAATAGTTTTAAAGTTTTTCTCGCCCTCGTTTTGTTTCAGGTATAGAACGAAATTATTTAATGCTTGACTAATTACCAACCAAACAGTAGGGAGAATACCCAACTCTCTACCACAAGCACTTAATTTAACAACTCTGTCGGGATCATCTTGTTTCCATTGCATTGTATTTAGAAGGTCTTGTCTTTCTTTTCTAGAGGCAGAGTATACCTGACCCTCTTCTAAACCAATTCTGATATCTGTCCAAAACATAACATAAGGGTTGTTTTCTACAATCATACGTCTTGTATCGATATTATCAAGACACAAGAAAACATATCCAGATAAATAATTAGGGTTGTCTTTATCAAAGTTATATCTTCCGTGACCATTGATTTTTACAAAAGGGTTGATAGCCTTAGCTCTTTCGATCATACACTCAATCTTTCCTTCGCCGATTTGTGACTCAAGAAAGTTTTGATTGCTAATATTATGAGGATTTACTACATCATCATCATAAATGTTAATATTTGTAAATCCCATTCTAACTAAACCTTCAATCATCCAAGAGCCTAAAGCTCCAGATCCAATCACAGTAATTGTATTTGTTATTTTAATTGGATTAAACCAAGCTTCTAATTTTGTTAAGTCCATTATTTTATCTCCTTATCCTATTTGTCTTCTTTGAATTTCTGAATTCATTTCTGATAGATTTAAGTGTCTTGTCAGAACTTCCTTCGTATCTTTTTTTCCTTTTAATATATTTGAACCAAGATACATACAATAACTTTCTCTATCTTTTTCGTTTACACCGATGTATCTAGCATGTCTATTTATTAACCAAGTAACTAAGTCCCTGAACATAATCAAATGTTCATTCGACATAGAAGCATAATCAATATCAAGATCAGCAACATTATCTCCGATACCTCTTCTTAGATCCCATATACTGTAATAATAATATCCACCGAATAACATTTGCATTATACTACTAGATGGTGAGTTGATAATACCGATCAAGATATTTTTATAATTTCTCATAAAGATTTCATCATTTTCTCTGTCACTAACTAGGTTATTTGATTTGATTCTGAATAAATTGGTTTTATGTAAATCAAATGGTACATTTGTTGTGTTTCTATTATATTTAGCTATCAGTATACTAATTAATAGATTAACTCTATTTACAAATATAGAATTCTCTTCAAAATCAGTTCCCATCTCACGATAAACTACTCGTCTAAATTCCTCTATGTTGGAATCCGTTGGTTGAACTATTAGTTCTATTTTTAATGCGTCCGATGTATTTCTGTGATCCCTTGTTAATTTTTTTTCAATATTAACATCTAAGGTAATTGAATTATCTTCTTCTTCTACAACTCTAATGTTTTTTAATATTGTTAATCTATTGTTTAGTAATAAATCTAAAATAGCTTTATTCGTCGAAAGTTTTCTTTCTGTCTCAACTAGAGTTCTGTCATTCAAAGCGCTATTGTTTACAAACTTAAACATTTTTGAAATCATCGAGTGTTCGTCATTCCATTTTTTTATTATAGAATAATATTGCAAAGATAGTTTCTCAAATTCCTCTTCGTTTTCCTCAATAAATTCTTTTGTTACTGTATCCAAAAGATAATTTAGATCCTCTTCTGAAAGAATAGATAGATCTAGATGGTTTAATTTTTTAGTTACAGCTATATTTGAACCCTTAAATTTATAGAATATATAATCACTTTTTGTGTACTGATCCTCAATATATAAAGGACCGTTTGATTGTATTCTATTAATTAAAGCTATTGCACAAGCTTTATCATATAACATTTATCTACTCACTATCCTTTCATAAGATTCATTTGAAATAGCTAGTCTATAGTTATTCCCCCTAAAATGAATATCTACATAATATAGATCATTTTCTGTATCTTTTACAAAATTTTTAATATCCGGTGATTCCCTTTCAAGGTTGTTATCTGTTAACCAACATATCTCGTCTTTAAAGAATTCAGCCTCTTGATCATTTAAAAGAACATAAGGTTTTGACTCGTATTGGAACTGACACATTTTCTCAAAAGAAGAAACTCCATCATTAACTGTGGCTTGTTTCATTCTAGAAACTATATGTAGTGCAGCATCATAAAATTTCTTTTCTGTTATTAGTTGATTTATCACTGTGGACCAACCTCCCCAACAATTTAAACCCCAGTCATGAAAATTCTTTTGGTTGTCATTTTCATAAACGGAATAAAAATTAGTGAGACCGCTATCATGTATTGTCATAACCACTTTTGATTTTGATGTTCTAAAATTAATAAAACCCAACTTCCATAAATAGTAGAAGGGAATTTTTCTATACTCAATAGCGCCTGTTCTTGTCCCTGGGTCAAGATACAAGTTAATTCTATTAAAATAAAATATAACCTGTTGCTGACCATTTTGTTGAACAAATTCTATATTGTATATTTCCTTTAGTTCTGATAAAACCATTTTCTTTTCCTTTAAAGTCAATGGTTTTGGTGGTTTTTTTGTATTATCTATTATTTCCTTTAACGATCTATTTTCTTCTAAAATACTAGCTATAAGATTTTGTTCACAATCTAAAGCTCTCTCTAATATATCTGCCATGTTTTATTCTCCTTTTTCTATTATAATGATTTTGAACTTATACATCACTATAATATATAAGTTTTATAAATTCTTTTTTGATAGATGTCCTATTATGTTCATGATTTCATTTTTAGTATCTTCAAAGCTATTTTTTTGAACATCTCTATCAGATTCCACAATGTCTATACCTAAGCTATCAGGATTTGGATTTTGCGGATGATCGTATCCATAGTTTTCTATAATGATATCAGCTGACTCCTCTGCTTGTTTCAGCCATTTAGAGTCTTCTTTGTTTCTTCTTAACCATTCTGATTTATCAAAATCGCCTCTTAAAATGTTTCTTATATATCTTTCATAATATAAAGATTTGACATAAATCAAAATACATTTTTCTCTGCCGAAATACTCAGCAAATTCCATAGCTCCCTTGTAGTCTATTACTACAACGTAATCACTGTCTTCATCAGAGACTTTTGATTTCTCAATCCCATAATACCAAGTATCTGGAACACCTTTTACAGTGGTATTGTAAACTCTATACTCAACAAAACCATCCTCATCTAATATTTTTCTAAATTCATCTGATGTAATAAAATAATATTCTTGACCATCTTTTTCCTTTGGTCTAATAGGTCTTGAGGTTGTTGATGTTATTGTTTTTATACTCTCAAAGTTCTCTACAATATAGTTTGCAATCTTGTCCTTTCCCGTGCAGGTAGGACCAACAATTAAATAATACATATCGATATCTCCTCTTCTATATTTATTTTTTTTATGTCTATAATAACATGGTTTAAAAGGAAAGACCCTGGTTTTTATTTATTTTTAAAGTCGGCTAAAGGAGGCGATCGATCTCACCAACCTTATACCCATTAACCCGGTTTTACTGCCTATAAAACACAATTCATAAAACTTGATTCATATTTTATCACGTGATTTATGACAGGATTTATCTTTGTCAACGGACACTTAGAATTACTCTAAGCGTGCTGCGTTACCGCAGCGATTGTTATTATAGTTTATTTTATTTTTTGAATTTTTCTTTTTTAATACTTAACAACTCTTCATACCATTTTAAAGTTTGTTTCAAAGAGTTTATTTTTAATTCTAAAACATCAATCTCATCAATTGCCGAAGTATCTTCTACTACAACAAACTCTTTTTCTAAAGACGGTTTTGTGTTTTCTTCAAAATTTTTGTAATTATTTCTTAATTTATTTACATAAGAAACAGAAACGTTAAACTCTCCTGCTATATCGCCATCATTCATATCAGTCTTAAAAAGAGATACGATTTTCTCAACGATAATAGGATCTATTCTTTTGCCCATTACTATCTCCTTTATTATTATGCCTTTATTATTATGAAGCTTTTTGTGTTGCTCCATATGCTAAGCCATCTGCGATCTCATTATATTTATCGCCCGTATGAGCCTTAATCTTATTAAAACTCACATTAATATTATGCTTATCGATAAGTTTATCAAATTCTTTTATATATAACTTCGATATATCTGATTTGGCTTTCCATTCCCTGGTTGCCCATTTCTCTATGCCCATATAATCATAATTTATTGTTATATCTTTTGCTATTATTCTGGTTTCCTCTATAAGTGATTCCCCTGAGCATATTTTCAGAGCTTCTAGAGTTGCATGACATTCCCCATCTATATTCCACGAATGACCTTCTTCAGTCGGAACAATAAAAGACTTTTTATATACCTTGTCACCGTAAATAATAACTACACCGGCACCAGTCAGGTTGTTTGATTTATTATATGAACCATCAACATATATTTGAATATTTTCGTCAATTTTTACTTCTTTGGTTTCTTCTGATGATAATTCTTTTTTCCACCAGTCAAAGAATTTCTTGTATTCTTCTTCTTTATAGTATATATCAGAAAGAAGAATATCAGTATTAATGTCTAGATATCTTTCTATTGCTTCAAATTCGCCTGGTTTTAGACGTTTTCTAATGCTTTCATATTCTTGTAATATACTCATATTTACTCCTTATTTAATTTTTAATAAAAAATAAAGAGGAGCTATTAACCCCTCTTTATTTAATGAACTTTAATTACTCAGATGGTAAGATTATACTTAAACCATCTTCTCCAGCAAGAACTTCAGGTAAAATCCCATCCCAAGTATCATAGAAAAGTTGTTCAATGACAATATCAGCTACTTCTTGAATTGTTAAGAATCCGCCTGTCCCGCTAGTTTCAAAAGCAAGTTTTTCAGCATCATCATCAAATTGACCAAGATACATAGTATTGATTGCATTAACAGTTACTGATTTAAGTAGTGCTGCTGCTTCTGCTTCTGCTGTTGCTTGGATGATAAGCTTTTCGGCTTGGATCTCAGCTTGTAATTTAAGTGTTTCTTCTCTGATTAGCGCAGCTTCTTGTTCTTTGATAGCAATTTCTTTTTGTTTTGCTGCAGTGGCTTCATCTTCTACTACGCCTTCAATTTCTGGACCAGCGTCAACATCTCTAATAATGAAAGATGTTACATAGACACCGAGTTCAGCAAGTGATTCGCGAAGATCTTCCTCAGTATCTAAACGAACATCATTTAATGAACCTTTAAGAATACTGAATACGTCATAATCAGTAGATGTGTTTTGTAATGATTCACGAATTCTAGCTTCTAAAGTACTCTCAGGTATCTCATTAGATCCAAAAGTCTTGTAGAAAGTGAATGCATCTGTTACAACAACACGGTATTGAAGAGTAACATCATATGTTGCCCATTGCCCACCACCTGTAGGATTTCCATTGTTATCATAGATTTGACCAGTTTGAGCATATACTTCAAAACTGGATTCTCTAAGTTTTGTTGAGATCTTTGTAACTTTAATCCAAGGTGCTTTGACATGCAGACCTTCATCAAAACTCTCTTGCTGAAGACCGCCATTGAAAGGATCATAAACAATACCAACTTCATTAGCGTTTACTGTTGTAAACATACCAAATAGAATAAAAATGAAGGCTAGTGGTGAAAGTAATTGTAATTTTCTGGGCTTCCATACTAATTTATCATTAGTATAACCACTCTCAACCATTACCTTAACATATCCGGTACCTGATTCATTTAGTCGTCTCTCCTCTTTCATTTGAGGGACTCTTTCCATTCTGAAACCTAGACCTGCTACAGCTCCAATAAATAATATTACTGCAAAAATAATTAAAAACATAATTTTTCTCCTTCTATAATATTTTCTTTTTGTTACTAATATTATAATATATAAAAATAAAATATCAAAAAAAGAAGGCAACAAGCCTTCTCTTAAATCATAGATCTATAATCTACCCTTCCCTCTTTTTCCTGTAGAACTATATAGTTCACAGGATCAATTTTATTGAAAGGGGATTCATCTAATATAATGTCTTTATTTTTAATTGAAACATCACTATTTATTAACTCTATAGCTTGTTCAACATCCCTTAGACTCACGCAGTCCCAGTCTATTTCTTTTAGGTTACTTGAGACAAAAGGATATTTTGTCCTGATTATTTTTAGTTTGATATGTGAATTGAATCTCTCTTTTAGATTTTTTATTTCTTGTTCTTCGATTTTATCGTCTATATCATTTACTAAAATAATAACCTCTTCAACCTTGCTAGAAGATAACAATTTGTCAATATATTTAGAATATATATTGAATGGTTCTGTTTCGAAAAACTTAAAATCAAGCAATATCTTATATATAGTAACAAATACTGCGGTATTTATGTTTCTACCAAGTATTATGTTTTTTAATATATTAACGTCTTTATTTTTGGAATAATCGACTATATCTTTGATTGACGTTGGGTCAAATACTCCTAGAAAAGAAAATATAAAGGGGTTTATTATAATTTCTTTGTATATGTTATAATCTCTATTTACAATAGTGTTATACTGAAATACATATTTCATTATTATACCCCCTTATTTTCTTGGTTTTAGAGCAGGTGCTGATGTTCCTCTATTAACTCCTGGTTCTTGATTCATAATAGGTGTTGATTTGCTCACTGCATCATAAATATCTTCTTGTAATCTCATGCCGTTATCTTTTATAAAGCTATGAGTGTGCATTCTAGTAGGATTTGGTCCATTTAAATCAACACGGTTTTTCACTATTCTAAAAGTAAGAGAGTCTGGGTCACCAGGAATCTCTGATTTTCTTTTGTCTATAAATAAAGCTAAGTCAACTAACTGTATTAGTTTCAATGATTCAGCGACGTTGGATGCACCTACAGATTTTATACTCTTGAAGTATTCCTCTATATTGTCCGAACCATTTTCAATTTTTACTGTTGCATCTCTATTTAACTGCATTGCAGAAACTACTGGAATTGATCTGTCTTTAGCCATATTAGAAAAAGCTGTACCAAGTTGAGCCAAGCCCATTCTGACATCGTCTTTCTTTATATAGTCAGACTTAATATTTTCAATATAGTCTATTGCAATAAATACAACTTTGTGTTTTCCATCTGCTTCTATATCATCTATAATTTTGTCGATATCCTCCATAGACTGAGTACCTTTATTTCTATACTCTATAGCCAGTTTAGCAGAATTAGCTGGATCTTTTGAATTGACAACCTCACTATTGATTACTTTTGTTACTTCATCTATGGAGATTCTTCCCTTTTTGAAGTCCTCTGTGATTTTCTTACCGCCAGTATAACCTAAAAGTCGGACAAGTGTTTCTGTAATAGTATTTTCTAAAGTTAAATATAAAACTATCGGAACCTGTCCTGATTTTGTAACTTCCTCATAAGTATTGTATTTTACAGCCCATATAGCTGAATTTAATAAGACTACTGATTTACCACGACCAGAAGCGGCTAGAAGAAGATAGAATCTATCTCTTTCCCATCCACCAAAAGTATCGTTAAACCATTTAACACCTGATTTAATGAATCTAGATTTATTGTTAATTGATCTAAGATAATCTGATAGAAGTTCTTTTAATTTCTCTGGATCTTCCATCGTAAACGATTTCTTTTTATCATCAAATGAGTTTCTGAGTTTTATGAAGTCATTGTTTGTTCTAGCTATCAAATCGCTATATTCTTCAACCAGTTCTTCGATATCAGAAGTTGTGCTATCATCTTTGAAGTCTTGAAGGAAGTCGATTAGTTTATTTGCCTGTGTGTTGATTATATTATATTTTAATTTAATATTTATTGTTTTCTCAACATATTTTATATCATTTTCTGATGCTGATACTACTTCTTGTTTTTCAACATAGGTCTTTATTTGTTTTTCGAATTCATTGAGGTCATTAAAAAACTCACTGAATTTTTCTCTTCCTCTTAGTATTTTATCCTCTACCTGTAATTTAACTAGTCTTTTTAGAGCAGAGTATCGAACCAACAAATCTTCTCTTATGTTGTATTTTCTACCAAATTTATCTTGAGTCTCAATTCTTTCAGTTAACTCGTAGGCTTTTTTAATAACATCAAAAGGAGTATTTTCAGACATAACTACTCTATTGATTTTATCAAGGAATGATTTTGTCAAATCAAACTTCATTAGTAATCTGCCTCCTCTTCTAGAACTTCTATTAAATTATACGGTATATAAATATCTAATATTTTTTTCGTATCCAATCCTCTATCGGAGGTGTATACAAAATCTGTTTTTAGTATGATCATTTCCTCTTCCATATCAAATAAAACTTCATCTGTTTCTTTTTCATCGTTGATGATTTGAATAGGATTGTCTTTATATGAAAACGATACTACGTTTGTAACTTCAAAGTCCAAGTACTGCTTATCAGTCTTAGAGTACAGCTCTATTTTAGATGTTCTAGCAGAAGTAAATTTATTATCCACATCGATAACAATTTCAGTACCTAAAGAAGAAATGTCTTCTCTTAAGGAATCTGCTTCTTTTTTTCCGTATATATTGATAGTATCAATTATATAGTCATCTAAAATATCATCTACGGTTTTAACTATTCAGTCTTCTTCGTTAAAAACATGACCCTCTTCATTTTCATTGATCATATCAATTAATTGTTGTGTTTCTTGCTTTTTCATATTTTCACCGCCTATTTCTATAAGTATATTTTTTTATCTATTGATTATAAGTTTTATAATAATTCCTAATATTACTAAAGCAACAATCACGTTCAGAAGGATTATGAAAAATCTTTTAATCTTTGCTCTTCTTATCTCTCTTTTAAATCTTCTTAATGCTTTTTTAGCTTCTTTTCTTTCCTCTTTGGTCAATTCTACTTCTTCAATATCATCGTCTTCATATACGAGCACTTCTTGTTCTTCCAAGATGATCTCTGGTTCTGATTCTTCTAGAACACTTTCTGTTTCATCTTTAACCAATGTATCAATAACAAAGGATTTCGCTTCATCTAGCGATTTAAAGGTTCTTAGGGCTTCTTCAAGTTCTGATACAACATACTCAAAATTATCACTTTCTGTTCCTAAGTACATTTTTTCTAGGATCAAAGTTTCCTTACCAAAACAAACTTTCAGAGCTTTAGTTCTAACATATTTTACGTTATTTAGTTCTTCTACTGAATTTATAATTCTAAAATCTTTTCTTTCCATATTATATCTCCTAACTATTTATTATTTCTACTAAGTCTGACATTAGTATATCTTCGTTATTATTTTCTTTTGCAAATCTAATTATAACATCTTCACTTGTTAATCCATATTTTTCCGGATGGATTACATAATCATGTATGTTATTTTCTTCTTGTTCTTCTAAAAGAACTTCTTCAAGTTTTTTAGACTCTATGGATAAATCAATATAATCTAAAGTGCTTGCTGCCTTTTGTAGTAAAACTATCTCAGCTGACGTCAGGTCGGTGACATTAATTCTGACTTTGTTACCCGAATTCTTTTCGACTAATTCTTTTAGTTTTCTTCTAACATCCAATAGAGATTGATCTTTTAGTCCACCTGATCCTATCACGCTTTCAAAAGAAGCTGTGTCATATTTTGGAGCCAAAGTATTCTCGATGAATTCCACTTTATATTCAAATGTTTCATTATCCATTTCTGATACTAAAAATCCTTTTGGTTCTTCTTCCCCATATTTCCATCTAGAGAAGCTGCCTGTATAAAAGAATTTATCTTTATGTTTGGGACCATTATGAATATGACCAAAAACACAAAATCCATTTCTGATAGAGTTAATCCAATCTTTTACTAAATGTACGGGTGATGCAACTTTTTCAATCGAGTTGTTTCCAAGTAAGAATGACGATCTATCAACGAAATCCCATGTCCCATGACCAATTATCATATTATATGACTTGTTTCTATAAGCTTCATAGTATTCAATTTGATTCTGCACTTCCTCTTCTGGGATGTATAGTATTTTTAAACCAAGAATCTCTTCTTCTTCTACTGTATTAATAATTTTAAAATCTAATTCTGGTAGAAGGGTATTGGTACTCCCAAAGAAACCCACTAATTGATTTTGATCATGGCTCTTTGTACCTTTTATCATTCTTAATACTATACCATTTTCATTACATATTGCAGCCAATTCAGCAAAGAATTTTGTTGCATAATACTTGTGTGAACCAACCAATTCTTTATCAAAATAGTCTCCAGATATAAAGACTATTTTAATTTCTCTTTCTGTTATAGTCTTTGGTATAATTGCAATCAACTCATCATATAAATGAGGGGTCTGCCCAATACCAAAGTGAACATCTGCCAAATATAAACTATTTATTTTCATCTGAAACCTCCTTATTTTTTTGCATCTTTATTACCCAGTCATATCTAAGTAAAGAAATCTTTTTAGCCAGTTCTTTCAACTTAAGATATATATTTGAATCTTCTTTTAATTCTTGATCATTTATAATACTCTCACAGAGTATCTTGTATATTGTATGCAGAGCTATCTCTGACGGCCAGAAAACGAACTCTATTGAATCAACATAATTACTTACATATTCTATAATATACTCATATTCCCTATTCTTACCAGACATAAAATCTACAATAATTCTGTCATTTTCAGACATATGTCTATACTTAAATAACAAAACAAGTCTGTTATTTATACCGTCAGTATCATAGAAAATGGCAGCTTTACCATATTTCTCGGTAAGTTTTTCTAAATCTTCACGACTTCATAGGTCTTGATCTTTACCTAAGAATCTCTCTAAAGTCTCCAATTTCATGGAATACCATCTCCTTTTAACTATATTTTATTTCCTTCTTTATTAAACAGACCCGTATATTTCAAAATCTGTTTAAGAAAGAAGGATATAAGTCCTTCTTTTTAATTTGTTAAGTTATTCTAATTCATCGTTGATTTCATATTCATATTCAAACGATGGGATCATATCTAGTTGATTAGGTAAATAAAGCTTATTAAAATGAAATGTACATTTTGATAAATAAGCGAATTTAGTCATATCAACATCTAGTAAACCTAGCGTATCAGTCATGTTAACAGGTGCTAATTTTTCAATACTATTGTCTGAAAATACAAGCACTGTGTAGGATTTATCGTTTGTGTATGCGATTAAGATACCTATACTCGAAGTAATAACCTTAAACTTAGTTACGTCTTCAGTGTATACTTCTTTTATTAGTTCTGTAACGTTAATAATAGTATTTTTTTCTATATTGATATTATAATCTCTTATTAATGTATGAAGCTCGTTCATTACTTCTTTAATTACAGATAATCCCTTTGGCAAAACTTTTACTGAATCCATATATTATTTACCCTTTTTATTTCTTTTTTGATTCTGTTTAGCTTTCATTCTAGACTCAGCTATTTTCATTCTTCTTTTTTGACTAGGTTTAACATAATATTCATGATCTCTATATTCTTTTAATACACCACTTCTTATGACGTCAAGTTTAAACTCTTCGTACATTTTTGAAAACTTTTGTTCTGGTGTTTCTTCTTTTTTGGTTTCCCAATTTTTTGCAATTTCATTTCCCATTTTTTAATCAGTCTCTTTTCTTTTGTAATTTTTATTAAATATTTTTGATATCGCAAATAAATTGCTGTTTTGTTCTGCTAGTATTACCGATACGAAGTTTCTTAATTTCTGATGCTCTGACTTGAATAGCCTGAGGTTTAATTGTAGTCGGTGGATATAGTTTATCCTTACCGTAATCACCATATCTTAAAAACGCTGTTGTATTTACATAATACTGAACTTTTGTTTCTAAATAACCATATGAATTTACAAAATAAACTTCTTTGATAAAGTTTAGAATTTTATGCGTATGCCCTATTACATATAGGTCGGCATTGACGATAATTTTTTGTAAACCCTCTAGCCCTGTTGCTGCTGAACCAGTGGAAACACCGCTTCTTGCTCCATGAGCCACTACTACAGTAAAGTGATGAGATGCCGTTTTTACTCCAGATCTACTTCCTTTACCAAATTTAAGATCAAGTAAAACAGCTCCTGTACCTGTTGAATAAACTTCTTCTACACCTAATCTAAGTGCCATGAATGAAGTAATATCTACCCCAGCTACACGTCTAGTTCTTTGTTCGTGATTACCATCAAGAATACATAAGATTTTATCCTTGATAGGCATAAATAACTCTACAGCGAGATTCAGCTGTTCTTGCATGGTCATTGTTTGACCGATTACATCTGTTTTACTGCTAGGAATCCCGTTATCAATGAAATCTCCGTGCAGGATTGCATAGCGCCCTTCACCCTCTTGAACATATTTAACTGTTCTTTTGATTTCTTCTATATTGCAAACAGGCGAACCTATGTGGGAGTCTCCAATAGGAACTAACTCAAAATTATTGATTGGTGTATCACCATCTAAATCTCAGTGTATTTCCTTAATGCCAACTCCGTCTTGTACTTTTATTAATTTCATGTAAAATTCTCCTTCTATATCTTAGATTTAAAGCAGTATTTTCCCGCTTATAATTAATTATTCAAGCGAATATTAATAAAAAAACGAGGGGAAGATTTATATCTTCCCTTGCCTTTAAATCAAAATTTGGTTTATAATTTTTCTGTCAACTACGTTGGTCACATAGTCATCTGGTGTGCTTACACCAATGGCGTTTAAAATAAATTGACCTGGTTTCATAAGCCTGTCTACAATTAGATCTACATCTATTAAAGGTATGATCCACTCAGGTATTTTTTCTAATTGATAAGGTATACATATAATATCAAGGACATTTTGTTTATTGCTCTTCATTTTAGAATTTCCGTCATATTTAGAACCCAATAGATTTACCCTGTTGTTCAAGATATCTTGAATTCTTTCATAGACTTCAGGATACTCTTCACTTAGATAACTATAGTCATCAAGCGGTTTCATTCTAATTTGCATCACACGACCCGGTAAGTCTATTGTTTGTTCAGGATGTATATTGTTCCATATTTGAACTCCGCGCCAAGCAGGTATTCTCTCTGGAAAAGCGTATGCTCCATCACCAGATACACTTGCTGGCTGTAAATATGTTGTATTTCCTGCATGTAAATTAGTTCTGATATCATTTTCAATCTTATCGAACCTATATAATATTTCCAATGTATCTATTCTGTTTGTATTTAATACGTTGTTTTCAAGTATATCACTAAAACTCTCTCTTAATTGCTTAACGACAGTAGACTTCTTGATTGATAGACCTTTAACGTCAATTTCTGACTCATCACCAAGAGGGATAGATAGTTCTCCAATCTTCCAACCAGCATATGTTTTCTTTCCGTCTACTAATATTTTGCTATAGTCAAACTCAGATTTCATGCTGATGTCTCCTTTTCTTTCATCGGAAACGTGAATGAAATCAAGATATTCATCCAGAACATACTTAATATATCTATCACTAATGTGAATGAATATTTTAGTAATCTTAAGATCTAAATCTCTTTCTGGTATAACATCTGTATGAAAATATTTCTTAATGTCAGTTAAGTATTTATGTACGCTAATGAAAACGGAATCTGTATCGGAAATGATTGCTGCATCTCTAGTTTCAGTAAACTGTCTTGTATATCTCTGTGGATGAATGAAATCAACCGCTGTTGTATGAAATACAAAATCGTCTAGCTCTGCCATATATCTATTATAGTTCTCTAATTCTTCCGGTATGTTGTCTTTTACACTAGATTCTAGTATAAGTTTAGTCATAGTAAACCAATAATCTTGATCGATTATAGCTGGTATATTATTTCTATAATAAATAGATTTAATCTCAATATCAGATAGTCTTCGAGAAACTAATTTCAGATAATTTATATCAACTTTTTTTGGATCTTTTAACTTTGATGTCAAATAGTCTATGAAATATTCGGTAGTTACATCTTTTAGTTTGGCTAAGTGTTTCTCATTTACTTCTTTATGTTCCCAGTAATATTTCTTACACCAAACCACATAGTCTAGAAGATCACTAACATTATCGAAACTTATATTGTTTTCTAACCAATTCTCGATATTGCTTATCGCGATCGTGGTCAGAGTTTGACCAGTTTTGGTAATAGAACACTGGGAGCTTGCCATTAGAGGACCGTTATTGAAGAATACTGAGATAAATGATGCAATAACACCATATGCAGCATTAACTACAATCTTTCTGTTTTTTTGCTTAGAGTTATATCTAGTAAATTGGTTAAGCATAAAGTCTTCGCCAACTTCCTTACGTTGTTTGGCAATAAATTTTCGAATATCTTTACGCTCTTTAATTACTTTCCATATAACGTCGTTAAAAATAGATACATGTTCGGTGGGTTGTTTATACATAACACCATAAGCAGACAATATGTAATTACTGTTTAGAAATCTATCAATCATGCTCTCAACTGAGGATGTCGATACTGAGTCTTTTGTTAACATAAAGGTGTGAGCAGGTTCTTTTCTTTTATCCCAGTGTTTTTTAAGTAGATCTCTTATCAGATCATCACTGAAATCATTTCCAACAACAGCTTTTATTTTATCAAACTGTTCGCTCATTCATTTATCTTTAAAAGTTTGGACTTCCATTATTTTCCTCCTTTAATTAATTCTGTTATTAACTCTGTTGTATTAGGTAAGGACATAAAATCTTCCCCAATTTTAGAAAATGTTTTAGAAGCCAAGTAGTCACACAATCTAATCATTAGATTTTGATCCTCGATATCACCACTATCTGTTAATTCCCAGTGTGGTTGAATATCAGCTTTTTTGAAGCTAGAGCTAGATTTCCAAGTATACGCTTTTTCATAACCTCGTTGTCTTTGTTTTTTCAGAATTTCTTCATCATATATAACGTATCTAGCCACAGCACCATCATCATCAATGGATAATGCATGCTTTGTAGAAGGATATAGAGATGAATAGTCCTTGTCGAATGAAGATCCGAATATCTTATTGCTTCTTATGCCCTCATAGAGCTCTATGCCATTTTTATTTGTATTTAAAGTGCTATCGGCAACAATACCACCAAAGTTATCTTTATCTAACATGACTCTGAAAAGTTTTTCATCGGAACCAGTTATTTCTTCTAGAAGTTGTCTTCTTACATCCATACCGAAAGAATTGTCAAATTCTTTTCTAGCTGCATTAGTTCTATCTCTGTAAGAGCTGTATAAAGCATTTACGTTGTTTCTTAAAACGTATCCAATTTTTTTAGCTTCATAAGACATAAATGATTTTGTTGATTTAGTTTGTGCGAAGGCATCTTTTGCCGGACACTTATAAAGTGCCGATAGTTCGTATACTTCTGTTGCATTATGAAGTTCTTGTTCAATCTTTTTCAGCAACATAACGTCCTGAATGTTATATATAAAGAACTTTAAGTAATTCAACCAAGCTAAATTGAATATTGTTTCACCGATTTCAAATTCAATTTTACCAATATCAAACATTTCGTTTGCTACTGCATCAAGTGCATCTGAATCGTTGGCCTCGCTATTATTCAATATAGAGTGCATGATTAATTGATCTAGCCAGTTTATACCATCACATATTTCACAATAGTCTCTTCTGTTCTTGGCATCAGTATAATCCCCTTCAGAACTAATATAATAATAATAGTTTGGTAGGAAGGAGTTTCCTTCTTCGTCAGTACAATATTTGCTATCTGATATATAGGATTTTGTATACTTCTGCACATCATACTTTCCGTGTTCTTCTCCCTCTAACTTTAATATCTCTTTTTGTGTTTTTTCTGCTCTACCGAATATAGTTCTAACGTCGAAAGAAGCATTCCAAGCAAAAAGAAAATCGGGGTCTAGTTCATGAAGCTTATTGAAGAATCCTCTGATAAGTTCATTTTCTGTACTGAACAGATATAACTTGATATCATCTAATTTTATCTCTTTACCTTTGATGGTCTTACCTTTTCTTACATAAGTTGAGTTATTTCTCTCATATACTTTTTGTATTATTTTATCCTTCATTTCTGGAAAGTTTGTTATGAATTCTTTAAATGATGGATTTCTAGTCCCATAATTATAGGCAAAAACATACATGTTGTCTTGATAGTATAGTGATATGATGTTTATCGGATCTGGTGTGTTAATCAAATCAATTGCACCATTTCTTTTCTTTTTACCATCGAACATCAAATCACTTTCTATATCGAAATACGCTGTATATTCGTGCGGTTTATAATTCATATCCTCTTCAAAGTTATTATAGAACCATTCAATAGCTCTGTTTTCTAAAGGTTCATCTGCACCATATATCCCCGGTAACCTAAATATATTTTTCTTGAGTCTCTCATCTCCTTGATAATTTATATCAATGAGTTTAAGATAGGCGTCTGCTTTTTGCTTAAACACTGGATCAACCACGTCTAGATTGTCAACTATATCATTCACTAAGTTATTGTATTGTGTTTCGAATCTAACTGTGTTTTTTTGTTCTACAAATATATCTGGACTGTTACCTTCTTTTAAAAGAAAATAATCGACCAACATATTTGTTTTAACAATCTTCTTTTTCTGTAAATTCTCATCACGATATACTATTACAGCTGTTTCATCGTCGTGATTGTATACTTTGATCAAAGTTCCTTTCATTATATCATCTCCAATTCTTTTATCTTTTTATCTAAATCTAATCTCATTATTCACATCCTCCTAGTTTTTGTGCATAAAAAGACGAAGACATTAATATGCCTCAGTCTTTTAATACGAAAAAAATTCTATTCCGTTCGACTTAATAATATATAAATATATTTAAATTATCATATACACAAAAGAGTCTGGTGTTAGTCTAATTACACTAGGATTTTTCTTAAATAATATTAATCCTTGCTTTATATCTTGAACTATTCTATCCGAAGGATAATCAGATATAAAGAAAGTTATTTCTCTAGCAGGTACTACTGTTTCTGATATACTCACTATTCTTAGATTGCTATATGGTATAGAGTATTTATTATTGTAATATAAAGATATCGGTTTTAGGTACTCATTATGAAGAACAGAAAACTTAGATCTTTCTAAATTACTACTAAATGATATTTTGCCATATGTTTTCGGATCCATATTTTTTGGATCAAACTTTAACTCTAGATCAGTGTTATTGTATGATTTTAATATGGATTCATAATCTGAAATAGATAAGTCGTTCAGACTGTTTATTTTTTTGTTTCTGATTAGGTTCTCTATGCTAATAAAACCTATTGTTCTGTTATTTATTTTTTTATCAATACACTGAGAATAATAGTAGTCTTTAAAAGATAATGCTTTGTTTCTTAGGTCGACTTTGTTTGGTTGGTTGTTTAGATATGAATATAGCAAACATCCTGTTGTTACCCTAACATCTGCCGGCTCTATATCGTTTATTACAGAATTGATCGTCTGTACTAAAATTGTCAATAACATTTTAATCACCCATATTCGACTGAATTTTCTCTATTAGTGTCTTTTTAAGAAATGAAGCATCCCTTATATTATTTCTAATGAAGTCGTTGATATCAAGGACATAAGAATATGCTCCCTGATTTATTACGTTTAAAATATAAGAAATGTTTGTCTTTATCTCAGATGATCTTAATATTTGATATATATCTTTATTTTCAGATAATTTTGTTTCAATATTACTTATCATACTACTGATATCAACAGTTTGTGTATTGTTTGTTTGTGCATCATTGATCATATTACTCACCTACCTTTTTAACAAAACCATCCAAATAAGTGTTTACCATGACGTCTATTTTCTGGTTTGAGTTAATAAATCTTACTTGTTCATGAGATCCTGAAAAAAGATCCTTCTCTTTTGTATCCATTATAACAAGATTGCTTATGTTTGTGTTCGAAAAAGATCCAATAACTTTAGTCACATTATATCTCTGATCCATCAACATTGAAAATGCTTGTTCAACCGTGTCTTTATTGTTAATATCTTTTAGATTTGTTGTTTTTGTTCTTTGTAAAGCATATCCTGTTGTTGTATTTTTATCTCTGCTGTAAAGTAGGTGATTTTTGATTCAGTTAATTCTCTCTCTTTTAGATATATCTTCATCTGATGTTAATTTTTCGTACTCTTTAATCTTTTGTAATGTATTGAAGTTATCAGCGTCAACTTCCCCCAAAGGAACTGCAGCTAATCAATTTGTGAATATATTGTTTGAGCTTATTCCTCTGTCTTCTTTTTTAGTAAAGAATCCCATTCTAAAGTCTTTATCTATTGTATATAGATAATCGTTTGTAGATATGAAATTATATCTCAGGAAAGCTGTTAACATTTTATTCAAACTATCAAAATTTACCAAAGAATCTCTTAGGAAACTTGTCTTTTGTTTATCATCTAGTTCATCTAGGGTGTAGTTATAGGTATAATTTCCTATTCCGTAAAATATATTATTGAAGCCCCTCTTGAAGTCATCCGTTAGTGCTTCTATTAAGTCAGTTCCCATTATATCAGAGTTAACCAATTCACCGCGATCATCTACTGTTATGCTAGTACCTAATCTCGCAACAAATTCATTTGTGTTGTTTTCGTTTATGCCTGTGCTCAGTTTGCTGTTTATTTTGGAAAATGTGTTGTTGTAAGGATAAGGGTTCAGAGGAGAATTTTCATGACTTAATATTTCAGTAACCTCATATATTTTGCTTTGGTCATATTTGTTTATAACATAGTACTTTTTGGAATAATTTTCATCAGAGACGACTCACTCAAAATTATTCAGAGTTAGATGTTGAGATATATTATTGTATGGTTTCGTATCTTCTGTGTTATACTCTGAGAACACGGGTATTGTTATAAGATAGTCACTTGTAAAAGTTGTTGTTCAATAGCCAGATGATTCAAACTCATAATCATTGGCTGATATTACCTTTTTTGCTCTCATAGTAACCATGACGTTATCTATTTTTTCTGTACTATTAATATCTAGTTTTACAGGGAATTTAAAATATAACTTTCCATCCAGAGTGCTTTGATCCATAAATGTATAGAACATCTCATTTGAACCGTTTTCTATTTTTTTAAGTTCTGTTGAGAATTTTTCTTCGGGAGTTATCTGAATATCCAGCCCTCATTTTACAACGGTATCAATACCATTTATCTTGTCATAAGAAAGGGGATAAACGTCATTCAAACCAACATTTAAACCCATTTCCGAAAAAGAAAAATCATTAATTAAATCTTCTGATGTTGTATAAGTCGCATTTGGTGTGTTGGATGTCATTATTATATAACCAGTCAATTCATTTTCACTATCAGCTAGTTTTATGTAATATGTTTTATTATCAAAAACGACAGTTCTAAAAACAAAATGTTCATATCTTTCTGAATCATAGTGCACATCATAAATCAATCTATGATTTTTACTAGAACCAATTGATTCTACTTTAATTTTTGGATTTGGGTACACATCTAATAAACATAAAGTGGGACTATCAGAATCCAATTCGGTATTTCTAAACTCTGGAACTCTACCTCTTATTGTATCAAAAATATAGTATTTCTTATCACCATTAACATTTCAATTATATATAGCTTTAAATTTGGGTAGGGTTGATGTATTTACTAAATCAGTATATACTATCATGCTTTTTTCATTAAAAACATGTGTTTGGTTTACTGCATTCTCTATAGTATTTATTATTTTTGGCTCAATATCTTCAAATCTAATATCCTCTTCGCCACCAGGTATGCTAGATACCTCTTTAAATTGTTTAGTTATACTATACTTATCATATTTAGTAAAGTTTAATTCTACTTTATCGTTATTTTCCGTCTGTGTTCTTACAACACCAGTGATGCCACTGAAATTTCTAGAATTTTCAGGAGAGAGCATCTTTATTTGTATTGATTGATCTAGTAGATTCCTATTATTTTCGATATCCCACATCATCACATTTTTATAAGGAGACTTCGTAAGTCCTCCCAACTTATCTTTAAAATAAAATAGGCCGTCAGCCCCTATGTAGTTAAGTAGACTTTTTCGACCAAAATAAAGAACGTTTTCCTTTACCTCTTGAATTTCTTCGTTAACATCTAGCACGAACTCCATTAAATTAACAGATGATTCGTTAAAAACATCTTTATCAACGTAAAGTGTTGTTATTAAATCTTTTGTTGCGTATCTGAGATCATATATATTTACAGGAACTAATTCTAGTTCTGAAGAGTCAACATATTGTTTTAGATCGGTGTAATTGTTAAGGTCTTCATTCAACTCACCTTCAACAGATATCATATATTTATATTCACCGATGTCGTTTATCATATAAGTACTATAAATAGATGGTTGTCCCAGTGTGTCGAACAAAACAGGATTCTCTATAAAATCAGCAGTCTGAACTGTAAAAGTTATAGCATCTACATTTTGATCATAGTCTGGCGTGTCACTAATTATATCTCTAAAATAAGTTCTTATTATTTCTCTAATATTTACTGTATCAAGAATATTATAAGTATAAAAATTATAATCCACTGAATTATAAGTGAATTCTACTTTAAATACTTTAACATTTTGAGTTCTATTATTTGTTTGATAATAATCATTAGTGATTGTCTGATTGCTCAATTCTTCATTAGACATATATTCCATGAATAAATCCATAGATATATTTCCAAGATAAATACCAGGTAATCTATATTTCATGATAAGTCACCCCTCTTTCAGCAATTTCCGTTATAATTAATTATTCAATGAAAAACAGACAAAAAAAGAATGGTATATAACCATCCAATTTCTATTTCTTTGTTTTTTGTTCTAATCCGAGTAATTTGTTGTAGAAGTATTCGCTACCTACATTGACACCAGAAATACTGTATTTCTTGATAGTTCTCTTGTTTAGTTTCTTGATAATACCATCAATTAGAGCAACAAAACCATCATTACTAGTGAAAACTTTTTCAGCAGGAACTTTTACAAAAGATCCATCTTTCACTCTGTAAGAATACTCTTCTTCATCAATAGATTCAACTTCTAATTCAACAGCGTCCTGAGGGATATTAATGCCCAATTCCTTGAGCTTTTTGTACCAAATAGGACTTACAGCTTTTGGATCATCCACCATGAAAGTGGAAACAAGTTTTTGAAAGTTGATACTTCCATTATTTAGATTGAGATATCCATTTCCTTCATCATCTCTGAAAAGGTTAGGATTTGATTCATCAACTAAACTGTAGTTTTCTTTCGGATTAATAAACACTTTTTTAAGCATGATTTTTGACATTTTTTAATTCTCCTCTTCATATTTTTTGATTGCTTATCATTCATTACAGTATTATAATATATATAAATATACTTTCTTTTGGTAATTTTGCCTTTGAATAATTAATTATAAGAGATAGGTAGGTGACGGCTATGATTTTAAAACTTTCAAAAGCGAGAAATGGTCTTGTTTATAAGAATCCGACTATATTTTTCGAAACACAAAACAAAAATAAGGACAATTTGATTTTAATACCTAGCTTAAAAGAGCAAACTATGATTGATGTTATCAATTCTAAACTTTTAAGAGGAGCTAATATCAAATCTATTTATACACCATTCAGAATTACTCCTATGAAAAGAAGACGTGTTGTTATTCCTCTAAAAGAATATTATAACGACATATTCTCAAAAACAAATAAGAAAATAAATTTAGGTCGTAAAAATATATTGGCATATAGCAATAAAAACCTTATATATGATTTTAATAATGAGTGAAGACAGACTATAGAATTAGTAGAGAAATTAAGAGGAGAAAATCCAAGATCAACACAGTATATCTCTCAATATCTTTTCACTATGCTAAAAGAATCTATAGAAAACGCAGGGTATTTAAACAATATATTGGTTGTTCCTTATGATGGGTCTGTAGACAATTTCCACATTCTTGTAAGAAAAAGAAGTTTTGTTGGTGATACAGAATTCTTAGTAGATCCTGCGACAATAATAACAAAAGCTTTTTGAAATTATGACGAAGGAACAAGAGAAGCCTTCTTCAGAGGTATAAAATATGTTGTTTTTTATAACACTAAAGTTCACTCTATGATTAAATTTGATCTAGATAACATTGACATAAATGAACTAAAAAGCAAACATATGCAAAGACTTTTTAAGTTATACAAGCTTGGCGGTAAAGGACAAGAGCCTCTTTCACAAGATGAAGTGTATAGCGAAGAAGATGCAATCAATGATAAAACCCTTGATTCTAAAGATATTGTTGTAGAAACTAAATTCGAAGAGGTAGTTAAAAAATTCTATGAAGTGAATAAAATTAAAAACGTTGAAGTGGAACCGAATACTGATCCACAAGACAATATATATTTATCCATCGTAGAGAACATAAAGAGAAGAGAAGACAGTGGTCAAATTGAAGTTGATAAACTGATAGAGGATCCAACCATAAAGGCCAATCTTACAAGATATGCTGGTCTTAAGAAAAAAGAGTCACAAAACATATTAAAGGCAGAAGAAAATGTAGCTGAAGAAATGGAAATTCTATATAATGAATTCAAAAAATTACCAGAAGTAGATGTAGAAAAATACTCATCTATAGAAGAACAAATAGATCAAAGAGCTGCTAATGATATAAGACTAAAAGAATTATCACACACCCCAATCGCAATACTTTCAAAAGAATATATAGATAAACAATTTAAAGATGATATAATTAATATAACATCTAGTTTATCTAACAACTCTATTCTACCTTTAACTATGAAGAAGATTGATTTTGAGGATACCTCAAATGCAAACAATCAACTCTATAAATTAAATTTGGCTTACACAGTAAATATCAATGGTACTAATAAAGATATAAGATTCAGCGTTAATATTCCAAAAATAATCGACAATCATTTCCTTTATTTGAATGGTAACAGATGAACAGTAGACAATCAATTAGCTTTCTTGCCAGTGACCAAAACTGCACCAGATTCAGTCAAAATAACAACAAACTACTCTATTCTATTTATTGATAGAGAAAAGGGTTATTTGTCTAAAACTATAAGTCAAGTATTAAAACTAATAGATAACAAAAAGAATGATCCAAAAGTAAAGGTTAAATATGGGGATAATCTAATATCATATTCAGAAAACAACATCAAGAATATAGAATATAGTGAAGTTTGTAAAAACATATACTCTATAGAAAAAAATGGATACTCATTAAACTTTAACTATGATGATATTTCAACTGAATTAAAATTAAACGATGTTCCTACAAAATATTGGAAATATCCTGAAGATCTTATACCAATAGGATACAAACTTATTGATGGATCCAATAGACTTTTATTCATTTACAAACATAAAGTATACTCGACAGACTATAAGACGGACACACTTATCAGTGAAACTTTATCTGAATTCTTGTATAGGGATATCTATGATACAAGATTCGAGGATCTTCCTGATACTGGTAATAAGATGGGATATAGTAAAGTTAAAATAGCTGGGTCTCATTATCCGCTAATTCTTATTCTTGGTATGATATATGGTTTGAAAAATACAATGAATAGATATAAAATAGCATACACAATATCAAAAGATAGAGATCCTAGACCAGGATATGTTGAAATTAAGTTCAAAGACGTATACCTATATTACAAAGAAACTATAGAAAATCAAGTTCTTATGAATGGTTTATATTTTGCTAAGCCTCATGACTTTAACCTAAGTTCCTTCAATACATCAGAACCTTATGATGAATGAATAGGTTTAATTAAAAAAATATCTACATCTACTAAAACCCACTTTAAGAACACAATGAAGATAACACTAAACGTTTTAGTCGATCCGATAACTCAAGAAATACTACACGAACAAAAAATACCAAGTAATATTCTAGATTTACTATTATATTGTAATACTCTTTTAGCAGATAATAGCTATAGACAGCTTGGTAATGTATTAAACTACAGATTACGAAACTATGAACAAATAGCAGGTATGCTAAATCAAATACTAATAAAATCCTATATTGATTATCTGAATGGATATCTTAGAGGGAATACTAGAAACACATTTGATGTAAATGAAAATGCTGTTATATTCAATCTTCTTAAGATATCTTCTGTAAATACTTATTCTGCATTAAGTCCTGTGTTGGAACTTGAGACATATTCCAGAACCTCTCAAAAAGGGTTCATGGGTCTTGAAAAAGCTGCATCATTCTCACAAGCTACGCGTGAGTTTAATAATAATAAACTTTCTGTATATTCTGCTGGTGCTACTGCTTTTGGTGGATCATCAGGTATTACCAGATCTCTTACATATCAACCACATATTAAAGGTATCAGAGGTTATATTTCTGAGATAGAAGACATTGAAAATACACCAGATACTAGAATGTTATCTGCTTCCGAATTACTTTCTCCATTCTTATCAAGACATGCTGATGCATCAAGACAATCCATGACAATTGGACAATTTAAACATAACATGCCTCTTAATAAAGGTTCTGTTAGACTATGGAGCACAGGAGCTGAACAAGTGGTTCCAGGCCTTCTAAGTAGTGATTTCATATTTAAAGCAAAAAAAGATGGTGTTGTAAAAACCTTTAACAGGGATACAAACATAGTTGAATTAGAGTATTTAGATGGAACCAAAGATTTCATCGATCTATCAACTACATTTATAAGAAACTCCGCCAATGCGTTCTACACACCTAATAAGCTGATTATGAGACTAAGAGAAAAAGACATGTTTAAAAAAGACGATATCATCGCCTATAATGATGTATTCTTTAAGGCATTTGATGACGGAAAAGTTGAGTTGCTTGTTGGTACCTTAGCTAAAATGGCAATTGCGCCTATAGATAACTCTTTCGAAGATAGTACCATAATAACCAAAAATCTAAGTAAGAAGAGCATGAGTAGAGTTGTAATTGCAGAAATGGTAAGATTAACACCTACAACTAAGATTAAGAGTATGAGCAAAATAGGCGATCATGTTGACGAAACGACTCCTGTTATAGAATATGACGATTTCGGTGATAACAGTATTGAAGGATTCTTAACAAATAGCTTCACAGATAAATATGGTGATGTTGAAGATATTCTTCCATCATCTACAAAATATCCTAACTACCACGGGGTAATTAAAGAAATAGAAGTGTTCTATAATGTTGATAAGGAAGACTTAAACCCTTCACTTGTAAAATTAATAAATGATTTCGGTGGAAAATATGAAAAGAAATTGAAATTTGTTGGGGAAAATAATTCATACCTTCTAAAACAAAAACGACCTGAGAAACAGAGCTTAACTGCAAAAGAAGATGGCGAAGGTTATGAAGGCGTAATGATTAAATATTATATTCAATCAAACGTTCCTCTTGGTATCGGTGATAAATTAAGTTATGATACTGCTTTAAAGGGTGTAATATCTAATGTTTTAGATGATAAAGAAGCCCCATACTCTGAATATAGACCTAATGAAGAAATTGAATCTGTGTTAACACCTACCGGTGTGTTTTCCAGAATGACGCATTGACGATTAAAACAGTGCCCTATAATTGTGAGATTATAGGTTAAAACAGCTTGATATGCTGGAAACCCCTTAGAGCTCTCATACCACTGCGAGACGTGAGTCGAAGCCATGGTTTGAAAAGTTGAGAGATTGGGCAATCAGCAGGCAGGGATCTTTCTAAGTTCCAGCCCCAACGACTATCCCGTAAGGGAGTAGGGAAAGAAATCTCATTTCCCGAAGTAAGCTGCTCTCGAAAGAGATGATGATATAGTCTACGCTTATATGAAAGTATAAGAAATGGTTTATCTTTAGTATAAATCAGACGGGTGTGAGAACCTGTTCAATAATATCGGGATATATTTTATTTAATGTTCACAAACAAATTACTAATTGAATTAGGTCGAAAAATAGGAGAAATAAGAGATAACAAAGATAACAGCTAGATGAAAGGAGGTATTATATGCCAAAAAAACATGATACCTCTTTTTATATCAACAAATTTAAAGAAATACACAATGATAAGTATGACTATTCTAAATCTGAAATAACAACATATCATAAAGAAATATTGATTATTTGCCCAGAACATGGAGAGTTTTATCAAAGAGCATCAGTTCATTTAAAGGGTCATGGCTGTCCTAAATGTAGTTTAAAATCTAGATCTAAAAAAAGAACATTAAACACAAATGATTTTATAGAAAAATCTAATATTATACATAATAATAAATATGATTACTCTAAAACAATATACAAAAAAGCAGTAGAAAAAGTAATAATTACATGTAATGAGCATGGTGATTTTCTTCAATCTCCAAATTCACACTTAGGAGGACATGGTTGTCCTGAATGTTCTAATGTTAAAAAACCATCTACTGATGAATTTGTAGAAAAAGCTATTAAAATTCATGGAAATAAATATGACTATTCAAAAGTTGATTATATAAACGCTCGGACAAAAGTTAAAATAATATGTAGTAAACACGGTCCCTGAAATACAACTCCAGACAATCATTTACGTGGTGGGGGATGTCCCTCTTGTAGGAATTCTAAAGGTGAGTTAAAAGTAAAATCATATTTAGAAAGTAAACATATATCTTATATAGAAGAATATACATTTGATGAATGTAAGAATAAAGAGCTTTTAAGATTTGATTTTTATTTACCTAAAAGTAACACATGTATAGAATATGATGGAATGCAACATTATAAACCATGGGTGTTTAATGATGAAAAAAAAGCAATTAATAAACTAAAAAAACAAAAAATAAAAGACTCTATAAAAACAAAATATTGTAAAGATAATAATATAAAACTTATCAGAATACCATATACAGAATTTAAAAACATAGAAAACATTCTAAAAAAAGAAATAAAAAAAGACTAGTATTAACTAGTCTTTTTATTATATTGACCGTACTAATATTTCAGGTTACTGGTTTCCCAGCAACACCTGATCCTTTTACTGTAAGAATGAAGTAAGTAACGGTTCTATTTAACATATTTGATTTTAATAAGTTAGCCACCACTCATTCTATTTATTGTGGCGGCTATATTTAGAGGAGGTGCACGCTATGAAGGCTATTCGCCTTATTTTAACCTGATAGACCAGGATTAAAACCTTGATGATTAATAATACCATCAATAATACCAACAATCTACGTTTCTTATACTCGAAGAGCTCTAGGGTAAAACCCGATATCTTCCGTTTTGAGCGACTAACAAAGTGGCCTACTTATGCGCTCCAGCCCTACATCCTCTTATACTTGCTAACCTGTGGACGCTAGTCAGGCAACGTGTCCTCTGTAGTGTACGGCTACAGGATTATTGATATTATTCATGGTGGACCCTGAAGGGCTCGAACCTTCGACCACCCGGTTATGAGCCGGGAGCTCTGACCAACTGAGCTAAGGGTCCAACAGTAAAGAGCCAGAGAAAAAGCGGCTCTTTCAAGTAATACATCAGATTATAATTGACTATTACTACTGTTTTATAATATATAATTTTTTTAAAGCATTAGTTATTGTTTGAACGATGAAATTCAAACGAGCTTGTTTTTTCATTGAGTATTATTTTAGCAAAAGGAATGATTGTTCCAGTGATACCTGGATTTGTTGCACTAGAACTAACCAGCGACAAGTTGCCCAGATAAGAAGGATCAATTCTTCGATATTTGAATGGAATTCTCTTAGAATTCAACCCACCGTTACCAGCTAAAGTATATTTCAATGAAGTAAAATGGTTTGTTATAGAGTCATTAGTACTGTTGTCGTATAGAATCAAGTCATTTTTAAGAATATCTTTAATTAGCATGTTCTTATTACTTACAACAGGATTAAATATCTGTCTAACTCTGTCATAATCTAAATAATTTTCTTTAACTAAAGCGAATAAGACCTGAGATGTTAAAACACGAATAGGTGCGATGACATTCTCAGAAACCCTGATTCTCTTATTATAAAGATTGCTTGTATTGCTCTTTTTAATTTCATTAAAGTTCACAATTAAGAATTTAAGAAATGTCATTAAATTAGGATCTTCATCCTTGTCAATAACATATTCGTCTAGCAAGTTCTCATCATTTAATCTTTCCATAGATAAGAACATCAAGAAGGTTCTATTCAATCTTTCAACATAGTCATTCTTCTTGAAAATAATTCCACCAAACATATGGACTAATAAGGCTGGATTTCTAAAGATGTCTTCATTTAGAACGACTTTTTGCTCGTCTATTGTATGATATTTAAAACCAACCTCATCAATTCTACTGTTTTCTAATTCCTTGACAGTAATTTTTGAACCACCTAATTCTTCAAGACTTCTCTTATCCATTTTGTTTAAGTTGTCTGTTTCTCTGAAAGTTAATATCTCACAATAAGACTCAAACATTTTTTGAAGACCTGATATCAATGTTTTAGTTAATACATTGTTCTCAAATTCTTCTTTCTCTACTTTAACATAAGGTCCAAGAAATTCTTTATATTGCAGTCTGAGATTTAGATAACCCTCTACACTATAATCCTCATCTGTAACAACCACGTTTGTTCCAAGGAATGTATTTAATTCCTGTAGCATTGAGTCATATGTATCTCTTAAGTTTCTATGTCCTCTTGATATGAGTCTATTCTCATCATCGTATACGTCGGTTATAGAAATATTGCTAGTTGGTTCATTTAACCCAAACTCTTCAACTATCATATTGAATGCGTACATAGTTAATAATATTTGAATTATATTTTGATTCTTATTAAATAATAATAAGTTGAAGTATGGTGCGAAGTATGCCTCATCAGTATCCATATCCGTAAATTCATAAATTAAACTATTTGACATACTTAGTTGCATTTTTGGCAACCGAGTTGTTAAAGATAGGCTTCTTTCACCAGATCTTTCGTTTTTGTAATTTACAGCTTTAATTTTCTTATTATGATTTTGGTCAACAGGATAAACAATTTTATCCACAATCTGCATTCTTGTGAAATATCTACTTCCTTCAATCAAATAGAACAGATTATTTACAAGTTTAGGCATGAATAGTTTGCCATATACGGTATACTTTTTATACTTTGACTCATCATATTTTATTTTAATATTACTATGTCTATCAAATACTTTTCTGAAAACATATTCTTTATTTTTCTCAGATTTTTTACGTCTGCGAGATTTAGCTAAAGCTTTATTTTTTATATCTTCAGTAGTATCTTCTTTGACAATCCAAATATCAATCTCATATCTAAAAACATTAATGTTTGTTTTTTCAACACGTCTGCTTCTAGTACGATATTGCTTCATTGGCTCATCGTCTTCCCAGTAGGTTCTTACTTCTATTACTCTAGGATCATTTTCGTACTGTTTAAATATAGAGTCTAACAGCGTATAAATCTGATAGTCATCTCTAATATACAATAGTTCTTTATTGAAGGGCTCTTTTACTGCCTTCGTTTTTTGATATTTATTGTACAAAACTTCAATCACGTATGATTCCTCCTTTTTATTTTATATCTATATCGTTTAACTTTTTTAAAGATACCTTAAATTCATCATCAGACACAAGTTCTTTATTTGTTAAGAATCAAATGCCTAATTCAGAATATGTATTAAATTCAAGCGTCATTTCACTATCATCTGTCTCTACTGTTACTGTAATTGCTTTCATGATTATTTAAACCAGTCCTTATCCGAATACTTTTCTTTTATTTCTTCATACATAGCTTGATAATGTTCTTCAGAAGATTTCTTCCTCTTTTCAAGAGCTATTTTTTTATACTCTAACAACTTTTCTTCTGCGTCAATTATATCGAAGGTGCAGTAATAGATAGTATCTTCCAATTCCATTTTCCCATCTTTTATAAATATTGTTTTTGTGCTATAGGTGGAATCGCTATTAAAATATTCTATACCAGATTCTAGTCTATTAAATAAGTTAAGATAAACTTTATATTTAGAACTTGTACTATAGAAATAAGTCATTATACCGTTATTTGGTCTTGATTTCTCAATAACATATAAAATTTTTTCGTTATCAGATGGCTCATATAAATCCACTGTTAATGTTTTTACTTTTTCCATATTAGTCCTCTTTAGTTTGAGGGGTTTTATTTTTAGTCGTTATATAACTATAGATAAATGCTGCACCCACTGCTTCAAAGACACATAGTAATATAATTACTAAAATAGTTGTTGCTTTCCCAATTTCTTCTGTCATAACAGGAAATGCAAATCTTACTACATTATAAGTTACGTTTGCAGATAGAATTACTAAAACAAAAGCTAATAATTCTAAGGAAAAAGCTTTTCAATTTTTAATCATTTTTGTTACCCCTCTTGTTTCTAATCGTTGAAACTTTTTCTTTTACTCTAAATTTACTACTAATATATCTAGATATTGATTCAAGACCAATAAACACAACTAGAAATGTAATCATAGCAGAAACTACCATAATTACTTTATCCCTTTGATCCACTATTGCATCTTTTGCATATTCAAGTACCTCGAATACTGCCATCCATACAACAACGAAAATAATTAAATCTATAAGAAAAAACATCACTATATTCCAAACATCTTTTTTCATTTCATTTCTCCTTTTAAATATTTGTACTACCAATTCCACCAATTCTCTCGCTTGAAAGAGTTTGATCATCGTCTGCTGTTAGATACTTAACAAATATACCCTGGGCTACTCTATCACCTTTTTTGATGGTTACTGTTGAATCTGAGAGGTTTGTTAGTGCCACCATAATATGTCCTTCATTAGACAGATTATTATAGTAGTCTGCATCTATTATACCTACGTTGTTTGCTAAAGTCAAGCCTTTTTTTATTGCTAAAGATGATCTTATATATAATTTTAGAACTTCATCATCCATCATATATGCTTTTAATCCAGTTAAAACCACTTTAGTTGTTCCTGGTTCTATATCAACATCTTCTATAGATTCGATATCGTAACCGGCACTTTTGTTGGTCCCTCTTTTAGGAATATTAACATCCCCATATTTTTCTATCTTTTCAAAACCTCTTATTTTCCTTCCATCGGATTTCGTTAGGTTTCTTAATGCGTGATACACTTTATTGAAATCTTTGAAGACATCTATCATATCTGCACTAACTCCATGTTCACTTGCCTTATAGTACTTTGTACAAAATGAATCTACTTCTTTTAGAATATCTTCCATCGTTTTTGCTTTACTAATGTAAATTCTGTTTCTAAATTTATCTTGTCCCTCACTCGGTTCTAGATATTGAACTCTTTCGTCTCCGTTTACTTCAATACCAAATGAATACGTTCCCTTTTTATTTGATTCATCCATAATTTATAAATCCCCTTTATTTTTTTGTTGTATATCTAAAGACAGCATAAATAGTATTTTCATTTTCTTTTCTTGTTTGAGAAGTTATGTTTTCATGACTCATAATATAATCATAACATGTATCAAATCTTTTCACTACATCTTTCCAGTGATGTTGATCTGCATATCTTCCCATGGCTTTAAATGTAAAAGTTACTGAATAATTCTTTCTAACTGCATTTATTACTTCGTTCATTTTTCTGTTTAAATCATTTTCTTGGATGGTTAATGGTTTATCCACTGTATATGATTTAGATTTTATTTCTTTTTGTTTATTCTTTTTCGCGTTTTTGGCTTCTTGATATTTTCTTTTACTTTCATCCATACGCTCTTCGAGTTTAACAATACCAGGTCTAACATTAGAATTGACTAAAACACAATCATATTCGTTTTCCTCGCAAATCTCTCTGATCTTTGCTATTGGTTTGACACCTAAATTCGTTCTGTCAATGTCAATAAGCGTGTATAACCCACTAGGTATTTGTTCATTTTTTAATAAATCCAAAATTGTGTAGCTCCTCTCGTTTTTTATTTTTAAGTTTTATAGACTAGCCGTATTATAACGACTAGTCTATTTTTATTAGAATACATTTTAAATAATATATAATTTTATGAGAAAATTATTTCATAAAGTATTGGAACAGGTTTCCCATCTATCAACTTGCTCTCATAACCAAGAACCACTAACATCACATCATCTTCTCTGTCTGGATCTTCAACATATGGCTTGATATTGAGATATCCATAACCATATTTTGTTACGATCTTAAGAGCTTTCAATGGGTTTTCATCGTACATTTCAATCGAGTCTTTAAAGAAATTAACTTGTACTTTCTTAGTGACATTCATGTTTGTCTTACTGTCCCATAAAATAACATCTGTGAAACACAGTACGTTCTTATTAAAGTAATAAGTATCTGTCTCCATAGCAAACTGAAGTGCATCATAGGTTGCTCTATTTACATAGAACCTTATCAAAACCTCACTAAATTCAGCGTTTTCTATATTGATTTCAAAATCTTCATAGTTCATGACAAAATTGATATCATCTTGGGTGTATGCCACCTTATATCCTTCAAAATGAAAAAGATTTTCTAGATTAATACTATGTTCTACTGCATAAGCATGAACTCTTTTTAATTCTGGATCATCGATTAAGCTGAAGATTGAAACAATAGGTGGTTCTGTTTGTTCGGACCCGTATACGAATCTTCATTCATCAACCAAGTGGCCTATTGCTTTTTTCCCATCCGATGTAGTGTAGTTTATAATATCTTTCTTGTTCGCTAAAGGAATATCCACACCTATTGAAATCAGTCCATCAACAAGTGGTTGATTAGGTGTATCATAGATATCCAGAAAGTCTTTTTGTTCTACTCTAGCAACTAAATAATCTTTTCTTATTTTCATTAAATAGCTAACAGGAAAATATGCTCCTGTTGTAACAGTAAAACTTACAACATACTCGCCCTCGGTGTGACCACTTCTAACAACTGAAGTCGGAGCATCTAGATTGTCTATATATACTTGAATGTCTGAATTTATAGACATGAAATAGGACTCTTGACCTGATGTAGCACTTGTTTTTCTTTTAATTAAGGAAAACATCCTACCTACAGACATTAAATATCTATCAAGATTTTTAACACCTTCCTTTGTCATTAAATCATATCCCTGAAGCTCTGCTATTGTTTTAACAATACTCTGAGGTAATTCAAACTCCAAAGGAGAATCATTTAAATATCCTATGAAATTTAGTGGAAGTTTAGTTCTTATTCAGTTCATCACATCTATGGAGTTCATAAAGGTATTTGTCGTTATTCTGAAATCATAAGAAGATTTTACTCATTCATATGTAAAACCTACAGTAAAATTATCATCTGGGTCAATCAAGACTCTTGGGTAATTTTGTCTTATAAGAGGCTGTATAAATAATTCAGAACGTTCTAATAAAGGTCTTGTTGTTTTTTCTTCATATTCATGAGGAATGTTTACCCCAATATTTAAAAAAGGATAATACATTTTTACTAAACCATCTTGCATATTCTGATTTGTAAGTGAAGATGGTGCTGCAGTTTCTACTGTAACTCTCTTAAAAAACTCCTGAGGAAATTGATTTAGTATATATTCCTTCACCTGTCCTAATATGGAACTTATACCAGTATAGAAAGTTCCAACATGTTGGTTTAGGAACACAAATTCTTTATTAGCTTCTACTTGCATAATCAACACCTCCTCGGTATATTTTATAATTAATTATTCATTTGATTGGGTGTCATCTTCTAGTAATGTGATTTTTTCTGCAACTATATTAGATATGGTTCCATATCTACCTTTTAATTCTGTTTCTACTCTTCCCTTAACACCAATCATCACGCCATCTTTATCTTTTATTTTTTCAAATAAACTTCTACCCATTGCCTCTGGTAAGGCAACCTTCGGTCTATCTATTGTTTTATCATCATTTCTTCTGGTCACATTTACTCTCATAGAAATAATACAACCATTTTTTTTGATTATATCGGATATTCTACCGACTAAAATTACTTGATTTAACACATAGCCCTCCTATATCTTTAATGCTATAATTTCTTTTCCAAATTTTTTCTCCAAATCTAAAAATACTTGACTCACTTTATTTCAGTCACCACCCGCTAGGCCACAACCATATTTATAAGGTATGTATATATTTAGATTCTCTTGATCTGCTATTTTAAAAATGTCTTCAAAAGCCATTCATATTAGAGACAGATCAGTTCTTCTTGATAAGTCTGTTTCAAAGGATAATTGACTAAATACATTTGCAACTATAAGTTTATTAGTGGCATATACATATAATACACTTCCATGTAAAGTTCGTTCATCACATTTGTTTATACGACAATGTTCGTTATATTGTTTATACACATTTGGAAATTTATTTTTTAAACTGAGTGCCAATCCGGCTCCCATTATTCCATATGTATTCACTTGATGACAAATTATTCCTTCTTTTACGTTTAATAAATCTCCGTTTATAATTTTCATAATACCGCCTTATCTATTTAATTAGTAACAAGAATTTTTTTGCTCTTGTTATGGCCGTATATAGCCATCTATTTTTGTTCTCGGTCTCGTCCCTATCAAACACATAACTTTCATCTATAACACAAACATTGTCTGCCTCACTTCCTTGAAACTTATGTACAGATATTGCATATCCGAAATCTAATTGATTAATTTTTATCCCTTGATTCATGAAATCAAAAGTGGAATTATACATTATATCAATATATTCCATTTTTTCTTCACGACTCATTTTTTTATATTCACTGATCTCTTTTTTAATTAAATATTTACCATTTTCATCTACTAAAGCCAATACATCATTTTCAAAATAAGGTCTCCTTATAGAATTATCTAGTGCCTCTCTGAAAATACCGGTATCATATATAAATCAATCAGTTATATACTCTTTTTTGCCGAAATTAATTTTTATTTTTATTCTATCAATTTCTTCCATATTTGTCGACTCGGCATCCTCGACTATACCTACAAGTCCATTAAATAGATTGTATTCCCCTGCCTCATCAATTTCAAAATCTCAATTATTTTGGGTTATAATTACTTTTTCTCCTACACACGGAAGTGGGTTATTATCGTAATGTTCACCTAGTAAATGTTGTCTATATAGAGTATTGTAATATAGCCTACTCCTGTTTGTTCCAACTAGGAGTTGATCATAGTTATTCATTATTTCTATATAATCTCCGGCATAAAGTCCTCTTTTTGAGATTACTTGAACGTTATCGCCATAATCACCATATGGTATTTCTCCACCATCTCTAACTAACATTGATAATCTAATAATTGAATTATCTAATGCTTGTCTAGTGATCTCTGTTAAGGTATAATCGGGATTATCTAGAAGATTGGTTCCAACATCTATTGATGGTAGTTGAAATCCATCACCAACAACTAATATAGGAAGTTTCAATAGTTTTAAATCTTCGAATAGTTTTGAAGGCATCATAGAAGATTCATCAACTACGATTAGTTTAACTCTATCATCTAAATTACCACGTCTTTTCCAAATAACCTTTTTGATACCGTTAGTCTCTTTTACCATTGGTATGTATAATAAATGGTGTAGTGTCGTAGAATTCATATTCTTTTCAGCCAAGACTGTGCTTGCCTTACCTGTATATGCACATGCTTGAACAGCCATGTCGTTTCTGTAATATTCTCTTAAAAACTTGTCTATTATGCCCATGAGGTAAGATTTACCTGTTCCAGCATATCCTGATAACACAAAGACTTGTTTATCTCTTCTTTTTTCTATATCTAGAGAATAAAAGTTAAAAAGTCACTCTGTTATCATATGAAATGCAACATTTTGACCGTCTGTTAAACCTTCGAGGTATTTTCCGTATTCTGATTTTGAAAACATATAATCCCTCCTTCCTTGGTATAATGATTGAGGGAGGAAGTTTATCCTCCCTACTTATTCTGGCCTATTTTTGGACTTATCCATATCTTCCTTAGGAAGTAGGCATTTTTTAGGTTCTTCTGTTCTTGTTACCTTTTGTGTCCACTTATCAAATGTAATGGGAACTTGTCTATCACAAGATACTGCTCCTTGTAATAAAACTTGTAAGCGATATCTTTCATCCAACATATTGATCAAATCACCATATTTCCCGAGTATCCATCCAATCCACTCTTCTGAATTCTTTTTCCACTCTGGATAATCATCAAAAATAGTTTGGTGAACTGTGTAGTAACCATGTACTACTGATCCGTATGCTAATTGAATTAGCTCATCTTTCTTCCCTAGAGAATCTAGATCATCTAATACAATATTTCTTCCTTTAAAGAATTCTGGAACACAAGTTCTACTATATTCTCCACCATTATATCTAGTGATGGTGTTGGTTGATTTTTGATCCCAGTAATAAACAGGATATTCAACATGTGCGAATTCTAATTGAGGTTTAGTTCTTGCCCATAATGCTTGAAAGAACACTTGTTCCTCGTTTGATCTGATTTCTGGGTGATATTTGACTTTCTTTCTTCTTAGCCAGTCTGTATTAATAAAATGACCAAAAGACCAAACTAATTCTGATCTATGATCTTGAATAACTGCTCTTTGGTTCTCTAATCCAACAACTTTTCCGCTGAAATTAATCCATTTCAAGTTTGGGTTTTGATCTAAGGAAAATTGGAAGCTAGCAAATGCATCTGGTGCAAATATATCATCTGCATCGATACAAACCACCCATTCGCCTTCTGCTAAATCTATCCCATGCTGACGTGAGACTCCGGGGCCTGAGTTAACAGGCGTTTTTTCAAACTTAACATCGAATGATAATCGCATATGAGCGAGATTCTCTGGTGTTAATTCAGAAGGACCACAATCATTTACGATAATTAACTCGATCTTATTTAAGTCATATCCAACTTGATGTTTGATGCTCATTAGTGTAGACTCAATCATATCAGGTGTTTCTGAGTATTGAGGTATTACTACTGTCAACTGTTTTCTCATTCTAATTCTCCTCATTTCTATGTTCCCATGCCATTTTATATGCTAATTTATAATTTTCACTATAAATTTCGCTCTTTGTGGGATGTGAATCATCATATTCTAATTTTTCATCACTATCAGATAATGCCTTTATAAAACCATCTCTGAATCCTTCTGTGCTTTGTTTTTCGTTGTATATTTTTTTTAATCCCTCTTCTGTTATATCATTTGAAATTTCAACCTCTATACCATTTTTATATGGAATATATAATGCTTGAATTTCATGTTTTTGTAAAAATTCTTTAGTTTCATTTATTACAGACATCATACCTGAATATAAGTCATTATCCTTAAACATATCTATATCTACTTTAAAGATAATTATATCATCTTTAGTGACTTTTTCTGCTTCAATAAATTCTGATATTTTCATTATTCCATCTCCTTATTTTATCTTCTATTCTACTACTTCTTCCTCTTCGGTATTATTATAAATATAGTTTAAATTCCATAAATCAAATGGTCTCAAAATAGGAAGTAATTCATCTTGTCCTTCTGCTGATCCAAACATTAAAGTATATCCAGCAAATTCAATGTCATAAATATCATCTAGACCAAAACTATGCCCCATTTCATGTAGAGCAACAAAGTTCTTTTCTGTTTGAGTTAACTCTTCCATCGCCTCAAATATAAAATATATACCAGTACTTCCGTAATGATAATAGTCTTCGTTTTCATAATCTAATCCCAAACTATTAAATGCAATAGCTCCCATTGAAAAGTCCATAGCCATTTGATGAGCTAAATCCTCATCATAACCTTCATAAATATATGAATCATACAACTCATCATATAAGTCTTCTACTGTTATTCAAGTAAATGTAAATTTATAAGAAGAGCAATTGTTTTCAAAATCATCTTCAATAATATAAGATGCGTTAACCCATTCAATACCATTAAAATAAGAAATGGCATAAATCGCAGCATCAATATATTCTTGATCCATGCTTCCGTCAATACACCATTGCATATCAGATAAATCTTCCGAATTTAAAACTACATTATGATCATATCCACCAAACATCTCATCCACTAGTTCATAACCAGACAGTATTTCTTCTTCAGATATTTCTCCATCTAAATTATCATCGCTTATAATCCAATCGCTTATATGATTGAAGCTAGATTCGCCTAAATAGTATTGTATTTCTTCTGGAATATCGTTGATATCATAAGAATAATCAATCTCTTCTCATAAAGCTGTAAGGGTAATGCTGTTTGTTATTATTGTTGTAAAATCATATTCTGTTTCTGGATTTGTTGAATATCAATAAACAAACATATATCCTTTTTTCATTGGAATTTGTGGCCTGCTTATCATATCTCCTTCCTCCACGGTTAACGGTTCTACAACGCTACCACCGTCTGAGTCAAAAGCTACGGTATATATTGGTGTGTTGATTATAGGATCTGTGTTGTCTGGGTCAGTTTCATCAAGAACACAACCAGTTAATGCAATAGCTAGTAGTAAAACTAGCATCAATGTGAATAATTTTTTCATTCTGTTTTACCTATTCTCTTTCTAAATTTTTATTTTTTTTATCTAGATGGGATGGTCTATACACATAATCAAAAGAAGATATACTTAGAGTTGTTATTACTTGTTCTTTGTTATCATTTCACTCAACATCCCCATATCCTCTTAATGCCATTCCAAAATCTATACTTCCATCCCGTAAAGAGCTTAGTAAAGCCATTCCCTCGGGTGTTTCTAAAATGTCTACGTCACCAATTAAATCATTTCCTTCGAAATATACATTGGTTAAAACGTGAGAAGCTTTACTGATGTCTCTCTCCATCTCATTTGATGACTGACCAATGTATCCCAATAACTCTCTGTTTCTTAATCTTTTTTGAAAATTTTCATCATTTATTACTTCAGTAACTAAATCTTTTGGATAAACTCTACCGTTTAGATTTACTTGATCTGTTCTCAATAGTAAAAATTTCATTTATTTGGTTTCCTTCATTTAATCCAAATATGCTCTACGAGTTTTAAATAGTAACATATTGCCGGTATGAACAACATCACCACTATATTTTTTCTCGACATATTCCTTACATTCTCTATCAAAAGAATAACTTTGTTCATACCAAGCTCTCTCTTTATGGAATTCTCTTTTGATCTCTTCTTTATCGTCGCCTTCTTCAAGGAGAACTAAACATTCTCCATAACTATCAGCATATCTTCTAGACTGAGTGCAATAATTAAATAATATTTTCATGTTTTTCTCCTTTATTTAATAACAATTTCCGAAACTCTTTTTTCCGCCAACTTGACGATATATTTGTTCAGGTGATAATTTAGTCATTATCATATAATTTGCATAATGATTTTCTGTCGTTGTTTTGTAACTTAGACCATTTCTTTTTAAATCTTCTATAAATTTAGGATGATTTGGATTTTCAATGTATCCAACTCTACCATCCGATAATTCGATATATTCCATATTATATTCTCCTAAATTCTTTTTAAATCTGATTCTTTTAATTCGTATTTAAAATCTAACCACTCTTCGTAAAATTCCACTCATTTTTCAAATTGATAACCTGTATTCTTTTCTTCTAGTTGAAAAAAAGTATACCACAGCGGTTTTTCACTAATTCTGGTCAAAATCCTGTTCGCATTGACTTTCATATCTTCCTTACTAGGTTTCCAGCTATTAAATAGCTCTTTAGGAAACATACTAAGATCTAAAGATGGATTGGCTTCAAAACCCCTGCTTCTCATCTCTGTTTGAATTTGTTTATATCTATTCTCGACATACTTTAATTTATTGTAAAAAAATTTGGCGTGTCCCGTGTTTAATTTATAGACGATACTTTCGTCAATATCAATATAACCTTTTGCTTTTAGTGTTCTCTTCATGAAAGCTGGGAGCATGAGCATTTCCACCCATTCCGCTCTTAAATGTTGATCTGTTAAATATTCTACAGGAATACAATTTATTCTCACTGTATGATCTCCTTATTTTTTATATTTTACAATTAAATAACCAAGAAGCCAGGCTTCGTAAATGATCCAATCGGATTCTTCTTCATCGCCATCGATCACTTCTCTAAAACCAATTTTTCTTATTGAAGATACTACGCTTTTCTGTCTTTCTGTTCAGTCATAAATATTAACATACATGTTTCTATCTTCTTTTTTAAATCTTTTAAACTTTCCATAATTTAATTTAATAAAATTAGAAAAAACTCTAAATATTCTATGACCCTCAAGTAAATCCTCTTCCGTTTTATCTTCTTTATTGTTCAATATCTCTATCTTTTCTAAATCTTCTTTTATACGATTTATATTTAATCTTTTAAATTTAAACACTATGTTTGTCTCCTTTTTAAATAAACCAGAAATGCTTCCACCATCATTAAGGTGGAAGCTATCTGATATAATTAATTATTCATTGGAATAATTTTTGTGAAAAAGATTACTGTTAATACTGATTTACGGTCTCGTAATTTTCACTCTCATAATTTGAGTAGAAATCATCTAACATTTCCCAACGACTATTCATTTTTTCAAGTCTTTCAAAATGTTTTCCAACATAGTCAGAAAGATGGCCCATCGGTGTATTGTTCGAATCTTTTAGGTACATCTCCATTGCCACTGATTTTGCCTTTAAGGCATCTTCATGAGTTAGCTCGTTAAAGCTTCTCATTTGGGTGTAGAAAAATGCTTCTACTGCGCTATTTGTAGTGAATACAGCCTCACCGTCAAACATTACATGAACACTTATTTTTTCCATACTGTCATACCTCCGTTGTTTTAATTTCGAATATTTTCTTACTTAATTAATATTTTAATAATGGGTAATGTTTGATCACTACCCATTATTTATTAAATTTAATCTTCTATTTTTAGATTTAATACATCTAAATAAGCATCTAATACTTTTCTATTATTAGAACTATCTTTTAGGAATTCATCAATTTCAAGAGTGGTGCTAAATACTTCCCCTCTTTCAAGGATTTCCTTCACTAACTCTACTCTGGATTCTGGAGATAAGCTATTTATAGCATAGAATTTTCTGATAATATCAGGATCATTCAATATCTCTAAGTTTAGTTTTTCCATTACACCGAATTTAGCTGATTTGTCTGATAACAATGCTTGTTTAATTTTTCTTTCTTTCTTACCATCGGTAGGCAAGTTTCCAGCGATATCATTTTTACCAGTAGATCTAACACTAGATTTATTTTGAGAGTCATGTTTTAATCTAACAATATAGCGATCTCCAGCAACGATCTCTCTTCCGTCTTCCATCTTATATAATTCTGAAAGCTCAGGGAATTCTTTCTGAACTTCTACAATATCATCCCATTTAATACTTGATTCAAACGGATCCATGACAAATGGAAATTTATAGTCATATACATCTTTCCAAAATAACTCTCTATCTTTTTGAGATAGAGTTTTGTATTCTTCGAACATAAATTTGCCATAATCGCGATCTAAAGTTTGTAGAACACTGAAGAAATAACTTTGTCTTTCTGTAATGTCTTGCATAGTTCTACATTTATCAGCTAGGTTATTTAATATGAAGCTCAGGTGTTGCTCAAATAACTGACTTGGATTTTCACGGTTGAATATACCAAACACGTTTAAGAATACGTCTATATTTCTTTTCTCACCTAAATGATTATAGAAGTAAGGCATTTCTTCATCTTCTTTTATAATCATCGACGTAACACCCTTGTCACCATATCTACCAACAAGTTTACCACCGGTTTCCAAAGAAGCCTCTTTAAGAATAGTATATCTTAATGCTATAGTATTAATTGGTTCACTCTTCGCAGTCAACCATACGCTATCTTCATTTAGCCACTCCTTTGCTTCTTTATATAAGAAATCCAATTCAACATGTGTATAGAATTTAAGTTTATCCTTATCGATAAATCTACCATTTGGGTTACCTTTTTCATCCAATTCTCTTGGGTATAGGTCTAACTCTTCAATTGTGTTTATAATAGATAAGTAGTATTTTTTATTCATTTCGTAAATATCCAATATTTCTTTATAGAATCCGCCTTTGGATTTGAATCCTTCGATTTGGTCTCTTTTTGCGAAAATTTCTATATCTACGACTTTCCCACCATTTGTATAAGTTTTTCTATCTGAATATCTGGTCTCATTGATGGCATTATTATTGGATAGTGACACTAATAGATTGTCGTTTAAAGGTCTTGATATTAAAATCAAGTTATCGTCAATTTGTTCCCCTATTTTCCATAATGCTCTTTGTGTTGATTCGTGATTAATCAAAATAGCATTTGCTGGAACTAGAGCTACCGTCTTTTCAACTTTATAAGAAGTCATTTTTTCTGAAAACGATTTACTTACAACAATAGCATCCTCAAATGTTCCATTATTAAAAGGACTATAAGCAACCATGGCGTTTCTTCCAAATTTCATGTTTAATTGCTCGTCATATTCTGCAGAAGAGACTATTAATTCGTCTTTTTTGATCACGTCACCGACATCTTTACTGTTGATTGTGTTCATTTTATAACCATAGTTTTCTGTTAATTTATTCACTGGCCTTACAGAAATAACTGTATAAGCCTTTTTGTTCATTGGTGTTGTCTTACCATCCTTCGTGAATGGTTTTTTAACTGTTTCATCAAGCTCAATGATTAAATCATAGTATCCTGAATTAGGATATTTATCTATTCTCTTAATTACTTTACCAGATTGTGGCGCTGTAATATAAGCTATACCTTTTGATCTCTCACCAATTTGATTTTCAAAACCTGTAAATATACGGGGTATATCAGTTTCTTTTAGTGGAACTATTTGACTTGTATTAGCAGCCCACATTATTAGTCGATAAGGATCGACTCTGGTTGCTCCACTCGGTACTAATAATTCTTCTCCCAGTATTCTGTTTTTACTTTTCTTCAATTAGATCTTCCTCCTATTTATCTTCTGGTAATTCTATTTCTCGTGGTTCGACTTTATTATATGTAGGCGGATAAGACACCCATTCAGTATTGCCACACTTGGAACATCTATATTCATTAGATCCTCCTGCTGAGCCATTCTCTATATATACTGTAAGTTGTATGCCTCGTCCAGTCGGAGTGAATTTATTTCCACCACACTTTGTACAAATTAATACTTTTTTCTGTTTAATATCTTCTTTGACTATAGTTTCGTGATGTACAGTTGTTAATGTACCACTTACGATGATATCACCACCAACTTTTAAATCGCCTACAACTTCAAGATTACCTTTCACTTCCATGTCTTCGTTAACAATAACGGTGTTAGTTTTTATATCTTTTATTTGCATAATCTTATCACCTCTTAGTCCCACTCAAGCAATATTTCTCTTTTAAATATGGACTCAGGTACTAGTTTTTTTTGTAAATTAAACCACTTTTCATCGAATAGTTCGTCCCATTTATATCTTATAATATTAAGGTTCATTACATTTAAATCCATTAGCCTGGTTTTGAAAAATAAACTGTTAAAGGATTTTGTCATAGATGTTGCGGTGGTCTCTACAATTAAACAATCCCATCCATCGACCAATTTATCCAGTCTATATCTCTCTGTGATATGTGCAGCTTCCATGATCACTAATCGTTTATTAGATCTAACTACTTTGTCTAATTTAGCGACATAGTTCGCTGATTTTACCTTAACTTTTTTTCTAAATGATTTAACTAATTTATCAGTCATGAACGAATTAAGTCCGATTAAGTAACTAAATACTCTATCGAGTATCGAATTCGTTTGCCAAATTGTATCGGATACAATTATAGTATCAATGCAGTCATCAACAAATACATCATACAAGATATTCAATACTATAGACAAAGTTCTTCCTGATTGTCTTGGAGAGAGTACCAAAATACTCTCCCTTTTATCAAAGCTATTTGCGACTGATTTTTGTAATACATTAAAATCTAAAGGAGTTCCATCTTTGTCTCCAGGGACCCCAAGCTTAATATTTTTAATAAATTCTTCTCGTGTTTGATTCATTCTATTCACCTACCCTATAAGTTTCCACAGACCATATAAAATGTCTTTGCTAATATTTAGTTTTTTAGACAATTTACCATTATTGGGATCTGTTAACATTTGTTCTACACCTAAAGAATTTTTCATTTTTTCGATCAACTCTTTATCATGAAGTAAAACGATAGTAACAACGTCTCCATCAACATCACCGTTATATAATGAGAATGTCAATGGATGTACAGCTAAGGTTTGATCTTCATAAATGTCTTTTATATCAGCAAATTTTAAATAAACTACTGAACCGTAGTTCAATGTTGGAGCACGGTTTAATAATACACCAACCTCATTATCAGATATAATCTTCTTCATAATCAAATATATTTCTTGATTGAAATCATATTGATGTAAAGTATAATAATCTAATGCTTTTTGGTAGTTGATGTTCTTAATTGAAGATAATATACTGATGATCTCATATTTTAAAAAGTTTACAGCAACAAAATAAGGCAGTATACAGTCCCCGACATTATATTTGGATACATCTGAGGGTGACAAGATTAAACGAGCTGTATAGTTAAGTTTAGTACCATTAATCTTATCTCTGATGTAACCTTCTTTTCCAGCCAATTTGTCTTTAACAATATAGTTTGCTAATTCAAAATATTTTAATTGGATAGTCAGTAAAGCTTCTTCAATATAAGAATCTAAAACATGGTCGTGTCCGTCAAGAATTACTTTTTCAGCAACGATCTTTGTATATAGGTTTCCCATCTCATCCTGTTGTATACCATCTTTTGTTCTATGTATAGGTCTTAATGATATTGGTGCTACGATTATTTTATCAATGAATACGTCTTCTTTTGTTGCCACTGATTTAAACATATTCATGTCTTTTCCTTCATTTTTAGGATCGGATAGGAAATCATACAAACACCATTCATCAGGTAGCTCAACGTTAAATTGTTTCGATATATATTTTCTAGCATAAAAGTTAATGATATCTTCATAGTAAATATAGAAATTCTTCAACCCTAGATTTTTATAATTATGATTTTTTAACTTTGTTTGAAGGTATGCGTCATTTAACCTCTTAAAAGTTCCATCGTCATCTTGTTCAACTGCCTGTCCATCTAAGTTAATTAAATCACTTTTTCTAATTATACTTTTTAGAACATTTATTCCAATTATCTTTTCTAATATAAAGTATTTGGGATAAGATATAATATGAAAAGGATCTAAATCTATAAACCCCCATTGTTCTAAATTCGTACCCACTGGTAATACTGTTGTGTTGCAGTGGTTGCAGCTTAATCCTTCATTGACCCATCCAGTTGTCATACCGCATTTACAACTATAGTTGGAGGTCATCATGAAGTTTCCAAAAATGTTAGGATCTAATATCGAACCCTTTTGAAAAGATTTTCTTTTAATATCAGTAAACTCTAGCGAGGCTAAATCATTATCAACTCTACCGAATACTTTTTCTTTTGTTATTTCGTTTCCTTGGAACTCACCGTTCTTTTTGTGAAATTCACTTTTGTCTTTATTGTAATAAACTAATTTCAAAATTAGACCTCCTTTTATTTTTAATCAATTTCTTCTGATTCATCATCTTCATCGAGATCAATCTCATCTGCAGGTATTACCACACTGTAATTTTCTTCATAAGATCTCAGTGCATCTGTGGTTTTAATTTCAACAGGACCGTTTCTGAGTGCGTCTTTATAACTATTTCCATAATAATATTTCATAGTTAAATATCCATAATCTCTTCATATTCATCAGATTTAATTCCAATGGATTCTTTTAGTTGTTCTATATCATATCCGTTTTCTTCTAAACACACCAGAGCATTGTATAACAATACCTTCAATCTTTCTTCATTCATAATATCTTCTCCCATTTATTCTTTATTAATGATATCTATAAGAATTGCAGCAACAGTAGGGGTTATAGTATAAGTCTCAAACTGTCCTGGAAAATCAAATACCACATCAACGGTTTCGTCTTCATCAAGATCTATTTCCTCTGAACTGCTAATATTTTTAAAATTCTTAATGTATAATTCAATTTCTTTTTGTCTCAGTTGACCCAAAGTCAAATTTGAATTTTCTTCAATAAATCTATCGAAGTTTTTAAGCTCTTTTGCCGACAATAGACAATTATCTGCATATTCGATTAGCTCTTTTGCTTTATCTGTTAGATAGATACCAGATTGATCGCCTTGCATCAATTGATCTTTTAACTCTTTTAGAAACTTTTCTTTATTCATGGTCGTTCTCCTTTTTATTTTACTAGATCGTTATATGTTTCACTTCTAATAAACTGAACTTTAACGTTGTCTGGTACATTCAACGGATTTCCGCTTTTTTCTACTCTTTCAACCAACTCTATGATGGTTTTCAATTTTTCAATCTTAATAGAGAACTCATTGTCTTCATCACCTCTTGATTTAAGATATCCGTCTGATATTTTTATATTCTCATCATCAAATTTCCAAGACCAATATGGTTTATCGACATATGTACCCGATCCAATTTTTTTATTTCGAATCATTCTTCCCACAGATAAATTACCAATGACATTAAAGACATGACCATCTCTAAGACCTGTATCTTTTAAAACATAGTAGTAATTAAATCTAAACCAATCAGATCCCTCTGTATATAACTCCATTGTAATATAGTTTGGATACTCCATATCTGCTACTCTAAAAGAGTCGTATTCATATCTTAATTCTTGGGTTGGTCTGTCAAATATGACCTTACCTTTGTTCTCAAACTCCTTTTTAAAACTGTAATTGGAGCATGAAAAAGAATGGATGTTCGGAATATCAATGTCTCATTTTTTACAATGTGCTCCGTCTAGGTGGGCACAACTTTTACAATTCTTATCTTTATTTATCATAAATTCTCCTTAGTTTAAAAACTTCCAGTTTATTAAAATCATGTTGTATTCTTCTCTTGATATATCAGAGACTTCAGATAATAACTCGTAAGTTATAGGGAACACAGGTTGACTTCTACTGGTAGTATTATAATATATATATTCTCCTTTGTCAACGATCTTTGACAATATTTTTGAAATTGTTTTTTCTTTAATCCCAGGGATTCCAGGAATTGAATATTCTGGGTAACCTGCTATGGATAAAACAATCTTATAGTAATCAGGAATGCTCTTTGGTTTTAATTCTCCTATTGTTAAATCATATGGATCAATTGTCACAATATCTGAATAAGCATTGAATATTTTATCTCTGGTAATAACCACAGCAGTTCTATCACCATGATTTCCCTTTATAAAGCCAAATTCGTCTTTTAAGCTTATAGAAGTATCAGAACTATCTATGAATTTTTCATCTCCAGATGTTATCGAGGAATTCTTTAGAGTCTCAAAAACATCTTTTATATTTTCTAAAATCTCAGCTCTTTCATCATCATCAAAATATTTACTGTAATAAACTTCTTTATATGACGGCATGCCCTCGATATTTATTTTTTTCGTTGAATATACAAAATAAACTGGCTTCTTAAAAAAGTTAGACATTATACTATGTAGGTCAATAAAATATTTATGTAGATCAATCTTTTCCATATATCTTAGAGGAGATGTATGGTACGGATTACATATATCTTTTAAAAAGAATTTCATATCTACATAGACAATAAAATCATCTAATTTTAGCTTCTCTATTACTTTATTTACATTTTCTTTTGTAATAAACATATTTTTATTTCTCCTTCTGATAAGTATAAAGACGGGCTTTATTTAAAGCCTGTCTTTATAATACCTTTTTATTCTAGCAATTTCTTGTAATCAAAAATCACTTTTTTGTTTTCTAAAAATGCTTTTGTTTGTTCAATATGACTTTCATCGGCATCTTCGTCTTTTAATAAAATTACATCAGCCTCAGTATCTTTAAATGAATCATTATGAGAAATAATAATACACTGTTCAATACCAAGAAGAACTAATTGATTTTCAAGAATATTAATGAAAGATCTTCTGTTCTTGCTGTCTAATACACCATCTGCTTCATCAAGATAAAGTATCTTGTCTCGATTTCCTGTTTGTTCAATTAAAGCAAGACTTAAGCTTAAACCAACAACTGATTTTTCACCATCCGATAGAGATCTTGCATCATCACGAACATTTCCTTCACTATCAACAACTCTAATGAAAAAATCATTATCAGTTAATTCAAAACTAATTTCAAATTTTTCACCGTAAGCAACTCTAAGAAGTTTGTTTACAAGAAACGCCGTTTGTTTTAAATAAACTCTTTGAAATACAACAGGAATACCTTTCTTTGGATCCAAAGCGTTATTTATTGGTGAATATGTATTCAAGTTATTTCTAATTGTCTCTAGGTTTCCGTCTAAAATTTCTTTATTAATTTTAAGTCTTTCTAGTTGTTTAACATTGTTTGAATATGTCGATAAATCAGACTCTTCTTTAGATTTTCTAGTTCTCATTTCTGAAATTTCGTCACCCATTCTTTTGATTTCCTCTGAAATATCGTTCCATTTCTTTTGATCTTCTTCCATTTTAGTTTTTTCTTCAATGGCTAACTTTAAACCTTCTTTAGCTGCAATAAAATCATTATACATCTGAACAGCTTTTTCTGTTTCTGTTTCTTTTGTTTTATCTTGTTCAATATCAAATTTTAATGTTATAACATCGCCTTTTAAAGTCTCTAATTCTTCCTTTTGATTTGCTATCTTTGTATTTATATTATCTACCAAGGATATTCTATCTTTGGATTCGTCTAAGCTTTTTTTAGCATCAGCTAAGCTCTTGGTTGATGTTATTAGAAGGGATGAATCTTCAATAGCATTTGTTATATCTGAGTAAAATTTCTTATAATCGGAAATTAAGTCATCACTCTCGTAAAAATCATAGTGTTTTGTAAATATTTCAAAAGTATTTGTTGAATATTTTCTTTTTAGTGTTAGCCACTCTTCAGCTTTTGATTTAGTTAAAGAGACATCAGATATCTCATCTTTTAAATCCTCTAATTGTTTGTTGAGATCTCTTAATTTTAAATTATTTTGTTCAATAACAGACCCTAACTTTTCATATTCTTGGACTTCTTTTTCATAAGGACAGTTTGGATCATCACAATGTTTTTTGTTTCCGTGTTGTGATTTCATAAACTCATTATAATGTAGGGAGTCTTCGTTTATGCTTTTCTCAAGTGCTTTTATCTCTGTTCCAAGAGGAATAAGTTTGTTTTTAAGCTCTGTCTCTTTGTTTTGAATATTGATAATACCAATTGAAGATATCTCCTTATACAGTTTACCTAATATACTCTTAGTATTTACAGTGTATTGTATAAAGTTTTCCAACCCCATTAACTCTGTTGTTGTAACTTCTTTATTTAATACATATTTATAATACGTATCCTCTACATCTATAGAATTTATAATGTTTTCATATTTACTAATACTGTCTTCTATAGATTTTATATCAACTGAACTTAACTTAGATAAGAATGTTTCATCTTCAGCAATAGAGTTATTAATGGACCCTATTTTTTCGTTTGTTGATTTTAATTTGGATTCTAGGTTTGTGATATTTACTCTTGTTTTAATTAGAGTTTCTTTAACTAAATCAAGTTCTTCTTTTGCTAATGCTATGGATTTCTTGCCATAAACATCAATAAATTTAACTAGACTTTCACCGAAAGAATTTATTTTTTCACTTTGTTTATTTATATCCAAGTCGGATACAAATACTAATTCTTTTAGGTTTTTTTGCATTTCGTCTAGCTTCGCATTAGCCACTGCTATTTTATTAGACAGTTCCTCTATTGATTTGTTTGTTTTAGTAACATTTTCTTTTTGTAACGTTAAGTCTTCTTCACTAAATGAATCTAATTTTGCAATCTCTGCCTCAATAGATCTTAGTTTTTTATTTTCTTCAAGAATTCTTGCTTTTACTTTATCGAAAGCATTTATATAGAAATCAATAGAAGGCATTAAAGATGTAATAAATTTTTTTCTCTCTGTTGATTTTTTGTCTAGAAATCCTGACATACTTGATGATATTCTTGATAGTTCTAAGAATTCTGGCGTATATCCTAATTCGTTATTTATAAGATCCTCTGCTGCTCTAGTATTACCATTAGAATTTAAAAGATCTCCATTTTTATAAACAAATGTTTTAGATACTTTACCATATTGATGTCTGATTAAATATTCACCATTTTCGTGATGAATTGTTACTTCTTTTACGGCTTCATCATAAGTTTGTGATCCGTTCCCATCATAAGAGTCTCTCCAAGGATGCATTTGATTTAAAAGAGTTGACTTACCCGAGCCATTTCCTCCTTTAAGGAATAGAAATAAGCTTTGAGCCGATGTCAAATCTATAGTCACTTCATCAACACCCAAAGCTGATTTAACTCTACTGAAATTCTTTAAATAAAGTTTTGTTATTTTCATATAAGTTCACTATTCTCCTTTTCTTTTTTCGATTAGATCAAAAATATATCTTGACTCTTCTCTTAGTTTATCGACATTGTTTGAATGCATTATCTCTGTATCAGAGTCTCCAGCTGATCCAAACATCCATATTTTTTCATTCTGTATCGCGCTGTAAACTTCATCTGATTCTTTTCTGAGTTCATCTAAGCTCATTTCATTAAGTCTTTTCATTCTTTCATTTGTCATATTACTGATCCTCCTCATTTTCTTTTTCATTTAGTTCATCTTCCTTTTGTTCTTCAGGAATGTCTTCATCTACTTTTACTTCTACGTCAATCTTATCAATGTAAGTATATGTATAAGGACTACCACACTCGACACAAAAAGTATCAAACTTATATCCCTGTCTCTCATATACTTTAACTGGCCAATTATATGTGGTATGATTAGTGAAATTACATCTAGAACATTTATGTTCAAATGAAATTTCTTTGGTTATTGGTTCAAATTTAGTTTGTGCCATAATTTACTCTCCTTATTATTTATATAGATTTGTTTGCATTTACACTAATATAATATATAAAATAAGATAGAAAGATGAAGCTTTAAAACTTCATCGTGTTTAATCCTATTCAGACTTCATCTTATAAAATAGCTTATCAAATTCTTTAAAATTATTTTCTACTATTTTTAAATACTTTCTATTTTTTCCTTTACCTTTTAATAAGGTGTTTACTATAGCTTTATCTTGTGCGAACTCTCTTTCAATTAGGTCTCTTCTTGGCTTAGAGTCGTTTTTTATATTTATTATACATTCCATAGGTATGATGTAAAAGTCAGGTAAATGTTGTCTTTTAACACCTTTATCGTCATAGTTGACGACCATTTGTAATGGGTCTGCTAACACATCGTTACTACTTATATGTAAGTCTAAATCAAGATGTTCCAAAAATCTTCTTTCATATGATCCTATATAAGGAACTTCACCACCATCTGTAAACATATACTTTCCTGCGATTGACCTATTGTGTAACATTTCTCTTTGTTTCTCAATATCGTCTGTTAATCTTTTCTTGCCATAAACTTTCATCATTCTTGCTTCAAATATCTTTGTATTTAGGTCTTTATCTGCTTGATCAGCAAATCTTTGATATGTTTCTGTAACCTCATCAAATAAAGTGGGTTTATTGGAAACAACAGATTTACCAAACATATTATACAATGAATATCTTGCTCTATTTCTATAATTGAAATATAGGTGTGCTGGAGATAAACCTTGTAATTCGTCACCATGTTCAAAATTTATATGGTCATAAAGCTTAGTCTTTTCTTTGAATGAATAACTACAAAGAGGGCATTTGTGTATAGTTGGCATGGCTGTTACCTCCTCACATTAATATAATTAATTATTCAAAGGACATGAAGGAAAAAAAGAACATAGTAAATATATGTTCTTAATATAATAAAATTTATAAAACAAGTTTACATAATTTTAAAAAGAAACTGAAATTCTCTTCCATTCCAAGAAGAGTTATATCATCATCTTTATTTCAAGCAGGTAAAAGAAGCTCCTTGCCCTTCATGAATACTGAAAATCTATCACTGAATATACCTCTATAATACGTATATTTTAATTTATGATCAAGAAAATCCTCTCTGAATTTTTTCATTTTTCTCAGTAGTCTTCTTTTATCATTATCATGTTTTATTTTTATCCACTTCATGATATCATTAAATATAACGTGGTCAATTTTTACACCATCTCTATATGCTTCAAATATTTGTGTCTCGGTGTCCAATAATATAGTAATGTTGTCTATTTGACAGAATGAATCAAACACCCTTTCGTTATCCAATACCCCTAAATAATCCCATATAAATAGTGTTTTATCATTTAGTTCTATATAATTGTTTTTTGTCTTTAGTGATTCGATAAAGATTTTCTTTTTTAAGGGTGTCTTGAATTCTGTTAATCGAACTTGTGTATCCATTACTAATTTCATACTACACCTCTTTTTTGTTTAAGTAGTTAAAAACAAACAAAATTGTTTGGGCGTGATATATTTCTTTGTATTTACTTATTGTAATTACTTGTATAAAAGCTCCATCATTTAAGGTTCTCATATAGTATTTACTCTCAGGGTTTTCAATCTTTAATTTGAAATTGATATCGTCTGAAAATGTTATTTTATATGGATATACTTTATTGTCGATGGTAGATACCAGGATTTGTTCCTTTTCTCTATAATTAGCTTCTATAAAATTCTCTAATAATTTTTCTTGAGATGTACTGTATATAATATTTTTCAACAAATTATCAGAATCTTTCTTTTTTTTAATAAGTAAAAGATCAACGACTTCATCTATATTTGTTTGGACTGAATAAGTGTCACTATCATAGAAAATTTCAGTTACTTCTGCTTTTTTTAGATCCGCTGTTTGTTTTAACAAACTGTATTTTACATCAACGTATTCATCATTATCAAGAAAGTCTTCAATCTTTAGAAAATTTGAAGTTTTTATGATTTTAGTAAATCCGTTTTGATCAAATATATAGAATATTAAGCCGCTGTTTTTGTAGATGATAAAACTATCTTCTTCGACCAGCGACTTAAAATCTATAAGAACTCTCTTTAGTTCATTTAGTTCTGTACTTCTTTCTTTTTTAGTTAAGGTTACCATTAAGATTCCCTCTTAACTAATTTTATTGTATATCCGATTAGTGTCAACCACAATGCGAAAGTATCTGTTGTCATTGTATTGTTTTTCTTAAAACGCTCAATAATATTGTAAGCATTTGATGGCTTCTCACTATAAAAGAATTTGATATTCGAAATCTTTAGGTTAGACGAATTGATTAGTTCTACTAGTAGTTGTTTTATCGGAACAAAACTTTCATTATTTTCGAAAGAAACTATTTTATCATCACCGTCTGTCTGTCTTAATTCACCGAGTTCATATCTATTTCTGTCTTTAATTACTTTAATATCATAATCAAGAAAGTTTATCCACATGATGAACTCTTCCATCTTGAAGTCTTTTTTCTTCGGATATGTGTTGATCATTTTTCTAGCTTGCTCACTGTCACCATCTAAATAATCAATAAATGTCTTTCTTTCATATTTTCCCTTATTGACCAGCTCTTTGACTTTTCTCTTTAAAGGAGATTCATCTTCGTCTGCTGGAGATCTAAGCTCAATATAATTAACCGTGTCTTCTTCCGAAGTCTCATTATATACTATTGATTCTCTAATTTTTATTGATTCCTCTAGCATTTTTTCTGATAACATGTTTGCTTCTTCAGCACTCAGATCCTCATACTCCATACCATAGTCATCATCATTCCAATCATCTTCAGTATCAGAAAGATCATTTGATATTACTTTATCTTTGTCTTCTAACATAATAGTCACCTTCTTTCTGTTTTATTGTTCTCCAAATATGCTTAGTAGAACAGCAAATACAAATGCCGATACAGGGAAATATGCAATTAAAAGAATCAATTGCATAAATCCAAGTATGGTCATTATTGTATTGTTTTCTATCCCGTATACATCATCTATATACATCAGGATAAATATAGATACAATTAAAAATATAAACAAACCGAAATATATTTGTGCAAATAATGAGAGACTTAAATAAAATTCAATCATATTTTAGTTCTCATTATTCATCTTCTAGTAAGTTACTATAATCATATCCACTTTGATTTGTATTACTTGTCTCTTCTTTTTGTATACTATCTTCTTGAACTGTTTCATTATTTATCGGCTCCAGTGTTTTTTCTTCACTAGGAGTATCAACTACATAAGATACAGTCTCTTTGCTCATACTAGTTCTATCAACTTTATTAACTGTTCTGGGAGCTGTTTTCTTAGATGTATATTTACCGCTACCTGATTTACTTGTGGTTTGTTGAGGTTGTGAGCCACCCATTACAAAGTTTTCTAAATAAAACAATTCGGCAGCAGATTGTTTATATCTGACAATTTCAGCTGGTCTTGGTATTACATCAATCAAATCGACTACATTTGAATCATACATAGCGTATACAGTGTTACCTGAATCCGAAGCCATTTCGATAGCGATGTTTATTGATTTATCACCGTTATAGTCATTTTCTACAAAGTATAAATCGATATATTTTTTATTATTTAATGCCAATCTATAATACAGATTAGACGGTTTCCCGGCTTCAGTTAGCTCGCCGTCTCTGACATATCTTTCATCTTCCTTAAGTTCATTTAAAGCGGATAATATCATTCTAAATTCTTCAATTTTATACTCTGGTATATAAAACTTATCGGGAGTCTTTTTTCCTGCTCCCCAAAGACTTAAAACAAATAATGCTCCTGCATTAAATGTCACAAAATCCCCGTTAACTTTAACTAAATCAAATGAATTTCCGTCTCCTGTGTTTTGTGAAAAACTATGTGATAAGGATAACCAAACTCGTCCTGAAGTGTAAAGATCTCTAGTTATTTGTCTCATATTTATCATCGTCTCCTTATATATTATATTTTCTTTTTTTTTAAAAAAACAAATGGGCTGTTAGAATTGTCTTCACATTAATGATGCTGGGTTTTCATTTTGTTAGCTATCTTAACAACTAACTTTATGAAATATAGCGACAGCTGTTTTTGACAGCTGCTCTATATCACCCGTAATCATCACCCAATTATTTCATGTTTATCTTTGTGCTAGTTCTTCGTCTGTCATAAATCTTTCAGGTCCGTCACCATCAGTGTCACCCTCAGTTGCAGATTTAAGAACAATAAAATGAACTTTATTTGCTACGACTTTAGTAAACGTACGTCTACCTTCTTCAGTGTCATAGCTATCAACTTTAATTGAACCTTCTACGCCAATTAGGGATCCCTTGGTTACGTAATCTCTCACTGACTCTGCTGTTTTGTTCCATGCTTCACAAGGAATGAAATCAACATCATCTTTTGTTCTCTGAACTGCTAGTGTGAAAGAAGCCACGACTTTTCCACTTTGTTGCAATACTCTAATATCTGGGTCTTTTGTCAGTCTACCGACTAGTGATACATTGTTTAACATAACTGTCCTCTTTTCTAATTTTATTTTTTAATTTTTTGATCTATAAACAATTCTTCCCTTAGATAAATCATAAGGGTCTAATTCAACAGAAACCTTGTCGCCAACGATAACTCTTATTTTATTCATTCTCATTTTTCCGGAGAGAGTGCCCCTGATAGGCTTTCCTTCAAGGGCTGGAACATCCTGAATTTCTATTAGATAGAACGTTTTCTGGATTCCGGTAACTACTCCTTCAAATGTTAGACTAGTATCCTTAGGCATTAAATGATAAAGCCTCTCTAAGAACCTTCGTTAACAACTTGTGTCTCAGTTTTTTCTCTAGAGAATGATTGTATTCGATATCATGCTTAATTGCATTAATTGTATCTCTTACATTTACATCTCTATATTTACTAATATCAATTAGTATATGTTTTCTGAACTTAGGTAGCTTGATAGCTCCATATCTTGCAACTTCAGATACCAAACTATTAACTCTACCTTTAGAACAATTCCATCTGTTTGCGATTTCTTGTACTGTCATATTAGTAAAGATTCTGTCGTGAATAATATGTTTAGCTGCTTCTACATATCCTTCATCTTTACGCTTGATGTAAGTATTGGTTACATTTCTTCTAGTAACTCTTCTTTGTACTGTAGGTTTGTTTGGAACAATCTCTGCATTAGATAGTTCTCCTAGACTGAGGTTTACAAAACCAAATTCAGATAAGTTTTCATAAGCTCTCTTGATTCTGGAAACACTGATACCCATTTCTCGAGATACTTCTTTGAAATCTTCTTTATCGTATTCAGTTTTGTCTCTGTTGAACATAGTTTCGACAGCATGTAGATTAACTAAAATTCTGTCATAAGTTTTTTGTTGAATTTTCATAATATTAATATTCTTCCTTTCGTTTAATTTATTATAATATCTTCTTTTAACATCGTTATAATATATAATATTATTTGAACCAATTGTCGATATTGCTCTTTCTGTTTTTAGTAAAAGTATATGGATCTGAAAACTGATCCTTAAGTCTTTCGTAACTCAAGCTTACGGCTAAACTTCTGTGTTCTCTCAATGCTTTAGGCACTGGGTAGATTTCCATAGCTTTAGTTGTATCGCTGAAATCAAAATTCTCTTTGTTTATGTCAAAGAATAGGTTTGATAATATCATTTCTACATTCCAGCTTCTAATGAAATCTAGTTTATAATAAATTAGCAAACTGTTAAATTTTTCAAGTAAGGCTGAAGCTTTTTCAATCTCTGTCATATCCATGTTATCGTTCAACTGCTTTATAAAAGTATTATTGTCTATAACAGCTAGAATTTTCTTCATACCTGTAGCTAACTCATTGTTTTGTATAATAAAATAAGCAGCCACAACTTCATAATTAGACAAGTCTAAAAACTTATTGTTTTCTAAACTATAGTCTATATCGATATCTCTATCGAGTACTAAATAAATATCATTATCAAGTATATATTCTTTGGTTTCGCCCTTTGTTTTATAAGTTATAACCGAGAACTTGTCTTCAGATGAAGATAATCCTGTTAAGTGAATTGACTCAGTTACTACAGAGTCTCCATCTTCATCATCTTCGTTTTCATACTCGGGTGAATAATCGATCTCATAGTTAGTAACAGATACAATCTCAACATCTTCGTTAAGTGAAAAGTTATTAGCCCCTTCTTCAGTAAATATGCTATAGAACTCTTTACTAAAGTCAACTTTTTCAGCACTTGTAGAACTGAAGTGTTTAGCATTTAACATATTCTGTGTTAGTTGTTCTGTAAAGTTTAACACAGCCAACATACCACTATTGAAATCTTGTAATTTACTAGCCAGATCTTTACCAAAGCATGTTCTACAAACACCAGTCGTATGAGAATGTTTACATGTTATAGGTGACCTAACTGTTAAAGTTTCACCGATGAGATGTATGTCTTTTTCAGCATCAATTGTTTCGATTCCTTTTTCAGTTATGTAGTGTCTACCATCAATCATGGATAACTCTTTACTCGAGTTGACATGAACTATAACTCCCTTATCTGTACCACAATCCTCTTCTTTATTATTATGTGTTGTATCAATTGTTAATAGCGATAAACGTCTCATAAAATAACCTGAAGGCTGAATTAACATGCGGTTAACAGTTTGTGCTTTTCTTGCAGACATACAGTTGATATAATATTCTTGTTCTGTCTCAGTCCCTCTTATAAAGTTGCTTTTTATAAAATCAGAGTTAACTCCGTTATTTCTAAAATCAAAGTTAACAACAGGTTTTGATCCAACAAACCCTATTGTTTGAAATAACTGCTTAAAGTTTAATCCTTCTCCATTTTTAACGAAGTCGTAGAACCATAAATCCGGTTTGTTTGACAAAACTTTTCTCATATTGACGATACCTTCTGCGAACTTGCGTTCAACTTCATATATATCTTCATCACCATTTAATATAGGATTACCATCTGAATCTATATTGTCAATAATATTCCTAAAATCTTCATATTTAAGATACCCATCAATAATATTCTTCAGAGAAAGACCTGTGTCTAGTTTATTATTACCGATTACCGATAATTTTGAAAACTCAGTCAATATTTTTGCGACTTGATGTTTGTTGTCTACATCAAGAAACTTATTTACAAATTTTTCAAATATCTTGCTATTGAAAGTGTCAGTGATCAAATCCCTTGTGTTTACCTTCTCAAAATCCTTTACCATGGTTAGGAGCAAAGTATTATATATCCAAAATATTTTCTGTAATGTGATATCCTCTCCGTTAAAATTGAAAGTTATCAATTCTTTTCTAGAAGATATGTCTTTTACTATTTCATTTTTAAGTCTATTAAATATTAATTCGTTATTATCTATAGTTAATTTTTCCATCTACTCATCTCCTTTTAACTAGTTTATACACTTATATCTTTTATTCCTAATTTTCTTGCAAGCATGACACCATATCGGGTGCCTCCTGTTAATTTTCCATCTATCGTATGCCAAAATACAATATCAACAGGATCATTTCCTTCAGTGCCCAATATGATCTGAAAGTTTCTTCTAATAAGAGACCATATTCCAGGTTTCATATTATTCATATGAGGAAACATGTCAAGTATGTCCTTGTCAAACTTATGTGTCGACTTGCATATATAGTATACATTATCTTTTTTTATTTGTAAATCCTTATTGTAACTTTCCCATGGTAGATAATGAATAACATTTATTCTATCGATTTTTGCAAAACTATTCGACACCTGATCCGTGCCCAAAGCATTACCAGATCGAACCACATGGACATTTAGTCCATTTTCTTTGAGATACTCTACAATATTAGTAAGTACATCTTTTTGATTTCTCAAACTTCTTGTTCCTATAACTGCTATTTTCATACTTAGCACCACCTTCTCATTTAATAATATATAATATTCTTATTATGAAATGTTTACGATGACTCAATTCCTTCTTTAGATAAAATATATTTTACAACATCCGCCCAAGTTTCGAACCCAGAAGTACCAAATTGTATCAATTCTCCTGTGAACTCTTTAGCTCCATTGACCTCTCTATCATCAATCAAGTAGTCTCCGATAAGAAGGTCCTTTCTGTGTGTTAATATAACCTTTTTATAAAAAGGGGAATCTTGTTCACTACCGTATAGTTTCTTGATCCATTCCACTTTTTCCGTTAAACTACTAGAGCTTCCCCACGATGCTGTGGATAATATAAATAAATCAAAATGTTTATTTAATTCTAGAACAGCTTCTACTGATCCCTCTATAATCGGCAAATTGAGATATAAGCCAGGAACTTCGTCATGTCTATAAGCATATTCATCATATATGTCCTTTGGTAGATCTTGGACTCCTTTATACCAGTCAGCTAAGACTCCGTCCATGTCAATAAATATTCTTTTTTTGCTCATAATTATCTCCTTATTTTTGAAATCTATCAGATAAATATTCATTTCCATCCAATATTATTTTAAATTGTGTTTGCTTGTCCAAATCATCAATTCACTCTTCAAAATGACCTTCTATTAATTCAATAAATTTTTCATTATTACCTCTATTTTTCATCCTCTGCACAAATATTTCTTTAGATGATTTTTTAGGATAGGCTAATATGAAATCTATCCCTCTGTCTTGTAAAATTTGTCTAACTTGAGGGTCCATAGATATTAATACCATTTTTCCTTCTTTATTTAATCTTACCATTTCAGAAATATAGTTTTCTGGTCATTCTGGATTCTGTTCTTTTGTCAAGCCTTTTCTTTCTTCAGCAGAAAGATTTGATTGTTCTTCTGTTATCAGTCATTTAAAATTACCTGACTCTAAATCAACAACACCCTCTTCTTTAGATGCCAAAGTTGTTTTTCCTATTCCAGCAAATCCTGATATAATCATTATATTTTTAACCATCCTAATTCTTGCAATTTCAGAAATATTAGTTTTGATATATCCATATCAAAAACACTACCCGTATTACAATGATAATTTACATAATGCTCAATACTGTCTTCATCCAATCTCATTCACTCCATAGTGTGTTTATCTATTGTATTCCCAAACCATGTTTTTTTATCAAAATCAAAACAAACTCAAGTTGAGAAGTAATCTCCGTTTTCATCATGACCTGTTCAATAAAATGTTAAATCAACTTCTTGTTTTATCAAACACTCATTCTTGCTCTCATAGCCAAGTCTATTCCATTCATCACAAGATCATTCGTTTGGTTGAATGCTGCGGTTGCATTTAATTCCTTTTATTTTATGAGCTAGAAACATTTCATCCACAGATGTAATTGTTTCTAGATCAACATTATATTTATTCGGTGTCATATTTTTAATTCTCTCTTTTCAGAAACCCGAACCCAGAGAATTCTGATACGACTTTATTGTTTATATAGGCAAATATATAAACTGAGTTTTTTGTTTTCACTATAATACCCGCTTCCATCATTGCGGAAGTGTCTATTACTTTACTTGTTGAAAAACCCTTTCCCTCTTTATTTACCGCCAGTAGACTTGAATTTATATAAACATCAAATTCTTCTTGAAGATGGTGTTCCATTTTAGGGTTGGAAGTGTATACTAATTTATACATGCTAATCCTCCTCTGGTAAATATGTTTCGTCAAATATACTTCTTGAAACAACCCATCTATCTTCGGCACTAGCAGATACAATAGCATCTCCTTTTTTTGCCGTTAACAAAGCGCCCCAAGCTGTTGTTACTTTTGTATCTTCGGAAGCAAACTTAACATCCACAAGCACTTTTCTCTTTTTAGCAATTCCTTCTTCTTCGTCTATTACTTCGTAGTTTTTGTTAAAGACTTCTGGCTTCATAGGCCAGATTTCACCCTCGACGCCAGTCATTTTATAGTCTCCTGCTTCGTAAGGTGCTTCTCCTTCTCTAGTGTTCTCTACACCAGATTTATCATAAATTTCAAATCTTACTTCAATAGGTTTTTTAAATCATTTCATAGTCTTTTCTCCTTTTTTATTTATATAATGTTAAATATTTAAAAAATGTGGGCCATTCTTCATCTGGTCTTGGTTTAAAAACCAATATTGTTTCTTTTTTATTTAAAGTTAATTCTGTAACTGCGAACCAGTCTTTAAATTCTTTTGCTTTCTCAAACATTTGTTCTGATACTTTACAAGTTACTTTTCTAAAGCTATCATTCCATCATTCTTCCATGATGGGGTCATTATCTCTTGGGAAATGAACATTTATCAAGGCTCCTGCATGAACACAGGAATTTATAGCTTTTCCTAGTGGTATGGTATCTTTTACTAATACATATGCTTTCATTAATTAACCTCCAATTGTTTTCTTTTTTTGATATTTTTGTTTTTCAGATAAATAAAGAAATGGAACACCATTTCTTTATAAATTTAATTCTGTTATTCTGATAGAATTACTGGTAAATATTTTCTAACTAAACATTCTACGAGAGTATTGACTTTCATTAATTTTTCACAATATTTTTTATTTTCTCTATTACCCATAGCTTCTTCATATAATAATGTTCTTGTCAATAATGTTTTTTTGTAGTTAATATCTTTTAAAACGGAACTACTTTCTAACATAATTCGATCTTTAGTCCCTTTAATAATATATAATTGTTTTAGCTCTTCGGTTAGTTTCTCTTGTCTTTCGATCTGCTCTTCAGCACTCAACATTTCTGAATCTAATTTTTCATCTTCATCTGCAATCTCAGAAAATTCTTGATCTTCATCTGTATCTAGATCGTCGTCATCTTCTTCATCTTCGTCGTCGCTGCCTCTTTTTATTGCATCTTTTACATAAGCTAATTGAACTTTATCTTTGATTACAGCTGGTACCTCATCGATCATATCAATAGGATCTTTTTCTAATGAATCTAAAGAAATAGTTTCATATGCTTTTTCGATCTTTTCTTTAAGTTTTACATCACCAAGCGTGTCAATTTGTTTTTTGATTAAATAATAATAGTTATTTTCATCGTCATCATTAGCTAATTCTTCAAGTTCTTCTCTGATTGATTTTCCTGCATATTTAATAAAGCTTTCAACTAAAGGTTCAACCGTATTATCCTCTATTGCTTTGTCTGTGAAGTCTTCTTCGTTGTCTTTTAGTTCTTCAGATTCTTCACCTTTCAGTAAAGAACACAACATTTTCTTAAACTCACTGTCATTAAGCTCAAAGATTTTTCTCTTATCGAAAACACCTTCTAGTTTTTTAACTAAAAGCCATTTTAGAGATTCTACGTTTTCTCCATCTAATTTCTTAATAGCTAAGGTAGTTATCGGTAGTTTGTCCAAAACCGCAGATTTTAGGTTTTCTTCTGTTTTGGCTTTATCGATAAAAGAGTCAACATCAACAGACTGAGATAACTCGGCTTCATCTTCGATAACTTCTTCGACAAGGATCTCTAATTGTTTAAATATCTCGTCTTTATCATTTTTAGCCATGTTTAGTATTTTTTCAAGTAAAAGACCTTTGCTACTAATTTTTTCATAACTATTTACATTAAAATAGCCTTCGTTAATAGCTTTTTGTAATTCTTCTCTATTTTTATAGTCTGTCATATTAACCACCTACCTGTTTTATTCTTTTTATTTTATAATTAATTATTCAAAGTTAAGTTGCTTGTATCATAGGAATTTCTTTTAAATAAATATATCTCTTGTTGTCTATAACTTCTGTTATTGACAGAACAACATATTCGTTATCAAAATAATTTAGCCCATTAAGCTCTGCTAAATCTAATACCGTGCTTTCATCGTATTCAACAACAATAACATTGCCTAAGGGAACTCCTATATCCAGAGCTGTCGCATCTGTTGTATACAGGACCTTATTAAGGTCTACCGAATTAATAATGTCTTTTATGTTCATTTCGTCTTTAATAAATTTTTTCATATTACCACACCTTTAAAATCTTTCCTTTAAGATTTTCGTGTTTAAATGCATCTTCTATATATATAGTTTGACACGCCGATTGAACCAATGGATCGATCATTTCACCATTTACATCGTATAGAAACTTAGGATTAAGATACATCTGATATGCTAATCCACCTATTTCTGTTGTGTTTAGATATACTAAACCTGTATCTCCAAAATAATTAGTGGTATCCGTAATCAACATTCCCTCGTATCTAACAACATAAATCAATTTTTTTGATTTTATAACCATGTCTTTTCTTATCCCATTACTTAATAGACCTGCAGTTTTTGCATCTGGATCATATATAGTATCAGGCACGGCCCAAGCTGAATTATATAAATTACTTGTATTTTGATAAGGGACATAGTCATTCATACTGTTTATATAATAAATATTACTCACATAGGCAACTATTTGGTCTTGTATTCCTCATTGGTTATCATTTATATATATTATGCTAAATTCTTTAGGATATATCGTGTTATTTATTAAACTTGAAGCCATTCCATCTAAAACTGAGGGATCATTCAATAAATCATTTATCATTTTAGATTGATAGCTCTCAGGTATTGATTCCAAAAAGTCTTTAATATATACCTTTTTGAAACCAACTGATCCTTCTAGACCACTATTATGCAGATATAGGCCATCTTTTGTCCATGTCTCTGTTGTATCTGAATGTGCTATGACACCACTATATGGTTGATTTGCTGGTAAAGTTACCAATAGTTCATATTGTTCATCTAATTGTAAATTGTAGTTATTGTTATTTATCAAATAACCAGTCACTTGACCACCAACAGAAACAACTCTATTTATAGAGTTTATAGATGATATATCTGCATTAGATACTTCTAAATAATGTCTCTTTTCCATTATATCACCACCTGAATAAACCAATCTTCTGAATTAAAAACATTGGTATTTAAATTGAATGTATACCTTTGTTCTATATCTATTCATATAAACAATAAGTATAATCCTTCATCTATTTGGACCAAACCTCAATTCTTAAACTCTTCAGAAGGTATAGCCTCCCCAGAAACAATATTTGTGACAGTAAAACTTACATTACTGCTCTGTATATTGCTTCCACTTTTGTATATTAGGTAACAACTTCTATAGAATATATTATCTATTGTAGATCCTATTGAACCAGAACTTATGCCGCTAGTAGTGAGACCTATTTGTTTTCTTCACATCTTATTTTCTAATATAGTTGGTTCACTTTTTATTATTCTATCGAATATACTGATATCCGGTAATAGTTGTTTAGCGTTATCTGTAAATACCACGTCGCCTGCTACAAATCTCATAGTAGTCACCTCATTTCAATTATAATTAATTATTCAATGGTTACACTCAAAACAAAAAAAGAAGTCTTATTCAGACTTCGATTTTAGTTCTTTGTATGTTTTTTCTTCCATGATATGTGTGCAGTTTGGATATGCTGAACAAGCATACATAGTTTTTTTCTTTTTTGTTGTTTTGTCTGTATATGTTTTTGGGACTATGTATCCATTATCACACTCCGGACATTTAACTGATTTGTCCACATTGTTTATCCACTCAACATGTTTACATTTAGGATATCCCGAACAACCAATAAATCTAGTACCTTTTGCACTAACTTTATATATTAGCTCTTCTCCACAATCAGGACATTTTCTTCCAACTGGTTCATCAGCTGGTTTATTGTCTTTATTTTCTTTATTAAAAGATGAAATGTTATTAGTTATGTTTTCGTAGAATGGTTTCAATACATCTAGTTTTTTAACTTCACCCTTGGCTATAGCATCGAGGTCAGATTCCATATTGGAAGTATATTCTACGTTTATGATTTCACTGAAGTTTTTATTAAGGAAATCATATAACTTCATCCCTAGAACAGTAGGTCTTATTGTTCTTTGATTGATCTCTGTATAGTTTCTATCCTTTAATGTTTTCATTGTTGATGAATAGGTGGAAGGTCTACCAATACCTGATGACTCAAGTTTCTTAATTAGACCGGCTTCTGTAAATCTTTTTGGTGGTTTAGTCTCTTTCAATACAGAATATATGTCTTTAACATCGACTTTATCACCTTCATTTAAATCTAGTCTGTCAATAACTTCTTCTTCATCGTCGTCATCATCTTTAGCAGATTCATACATTTTAGAGAAGCCTTCAAAAACTAACTCTGAGTAATTGTATTTAAACACATGAGATAAATTATTGATCAGCATTGTGGTAGAAGCCAGTTCTTTCTCTTTCATATATGAAGCAATAGATCGATCATAAATCATTTTATAAAGTCTATATAAATCATTAGGGACTTTACCTTTCAAGAAATCAGGTGTTATCGATAGATCAGTCGGATGTATCCCCTCATGAGCTTCTTGAGCACCCTCTACCTTTTTAGCCTTTATATCTTTTGAGTTACCGAGGAATTCTCGACCGAAGCTATGAATGATAAAAGATTCTGCTTCTTTACCAAATTCTTCACTATATTCAGCTTTATCAGTTCTAATATAAGTAATTAAACCGTGTGTGATACCAGTCACGTTAGGCCCCTCAAATAGTTGTTGAGCTAATGACATAGTTTCACTTGGATTCAATCCTAGTTTAGAACTTGCTTCTGTTTGCATTGATGTAGTGATTAAAGGTTTAGGTGGAGCAATTTTCTTAGGTTTTGTTGATTTTTCCATTACAACATATTCGTTACTAAGTCTACAAGCTTCAATAATAGATTTTACTAAATCTTCGTCATTTAGTTCTTTATTTTTCTTGTCAATAGTACCGACATATTTTGCTAAGAATGGTTTCCCATCTTTAATTATTTGTATAAATATTTCATAATACTTCTTGGGTATGAAGTTATTTATTTCATTTTCTCTTTCGCATACAATGATTAAACTTGCTGATTGAACTCTACCTACAGAAGGAGCACCGACATTTCTTCTTGCTATACCAGAGAGAAGATAACCAATAACTTTGTCTTCAATACCTCTTGACTCAGCCGCATCAACCAATTGGTAGTCGATGCCTCTTGGATTTTCTATGGCTTCTAATATTGCTTTTTCTGTGATTTCGTTAAAGGTTATACGTCTGTATTTTCCTTCTTTTAGTTTTAATGTATCTTTTAATGTCTTAGCTATTAACTCTCCCTCGCGGTCTAAGTCACTTGCAAGATATACAACATTTGCATCCTGAACTGATAGCTTAAGATTTCTGATGATATCTGACTTTCCAGTGATTTTATCATAAGAAATATCAAAAGTTCCATCTTGAACATTAATACCTAAGTTTTTATAACCTTTGTCTGCAATTCTCATAACATGTCCGGCAGATGCCATAACATTAAATTTATTACCTAATATTTTTGAAATAGTTTTAACCTTGTTAGGGAGACTCAACTATGATTAGGTCTTTGCCTGTTTTCATAGCTGAGGATCTTAAACCTCCATTCTTATTTCCAGTTTGTGTCTTTGTTTTTTTTGACGATGAGACTGAACCTTTTGTTTTGGGAGTGATACTTTTTTTAACACTAGAAGGTTTTACTTGTGTTTTTTTTGTTACTGTCTTAGTATTACTAGAGGTTTTCTTAACAGTTCTAGCCTCTGATGTTTTTTTCTCTGGCATAAATTATCTCCTTTTTTATATTTTTAAGAATACTGTCACTATCCTTCAACCAATCATCTTCTCATACATGTATTAATTTTATGTCTCTTTTTTTGCATTCTAAATACTTGTATTGTTCTCTACATTGGTCATATTCGCAATTTTCTTTAGATTTATATTCTTCTCAAACATCCTTATTGTGTCAATAGGTTCCGTTGAACTCTAAAGCAATTTTTAAATTAGGTAAATAAATATCTAACTCATATGGATATAAAACACTTCTGTCATTGATCAATATAATCTCTTCACCAACAAATAAAGAAACATAATTATATATATCATCTTCATACGAAGACCTTTTATATTCCAATCCCTCATATTGTGTCCTCGATGCCAGTAAGTGTTTGAATTCACCATTTGTTTTCAAATTTTTCTTTCATAATCCCGTTCTTTTTTGAAATTCAGATCTTCTTTTGTTTGCACACTTAGGGCATCCAAATCTATCTATATCATATGAATAAACGTCATATTTATAACCACACTTATTACACTGAACTATGGCTCCCCATTTATTTTTTTTAGATAGTTCAATAAATTTAAGGTTATTAATCTCACATGAATCTTTAACTCTATCAATGTAAACATTTTTTTCAATGATCTTATCTTTATTTCAGCTCTTCCTTCTTTTTTTTTCACACACAGGACATCCCTGTCCCTGAAGATGATTTCTGGGTGTTTGTATAAAGTCACCATGTTTTTTGCATGTAATAATACACTTAGTAGATGTATTTATATATGTTGTTTTGGTGTATGTATAAAGATCATTGTGTACATCTTTTGCTCTTAACACAAATTCATCAGTAGTCAGTTTTCTCATAGTAATCACCTATTTTACTTAATAGTTTATAATTAATTATTCAAAACTATTGTTTTTATTTTATTAGGTGATTCGTAAAAATTATAATATTTATATTAAAATGATAATTATTGTAAATAATTATTTAATGTTATAATAATGATCGCGACCGGCGCGGCACATTATTATAACATCGGAGCTGGGCGTCCTCGATTCAAGGACGCCGCATATCTTCGCCCTATTTTAAATGTTATATTTCATAACATTTCTTGAATTAATCAAGAGATTTTTAATATAATCTTTTAAAATCTTTTAAATAAATTTTTCGATATAGTCTCTTTCGTCCTTAAACACTGGAATATTATCATCTATACCCCAATTAGATCTTGTAAATCTTATTTCTTTTTCTATACCGTTTTTCATTCTTATAACTTTGGTCTGTTCCATCGGTTTTAATCTATGAGTAATACTGCCTCTTCTTTCGATGACGGTATATTTTTTATCATAGTCGATACCTTTTTCATCTTTCATTCTTTTAATCATTTGTGGACCATTTAAGCCCTGAAGTGATTTGTGACTAAATAGTGATTGAGCCACCATAGAGATTGAATTTTTGATCGCGTCCTGTTGTCTCCAAATGAAGTAATTAACCACTTCGTCTTTTGGTAAAATAAACACTCTTGAGTCAAATAGAGCTCCATTCTCGATCGCATCCATTTTTGCTACAAAACTGTCTTCGGCATATATTCTTGCTTCGTTGTAATCAACAATACCGATTCTTTCCTTAATCTTCTTTAGAAAAGATCTATTGAAGGCTAAAGTTGCCATGGATGAAGTTATGGAAACAATTTTATTAATATTGTTATCAAACCAAGGTTCTCTATTGCTAAGTTGATAGTTTGTTACTAATATTGATATTTCATCTGATTGATGATAAGCACATTGAGATCCTGGGATGTTTTCTAATAGAAACTTTGCTGTTTCTTCCATTGCTTCTCTCAGTATTTTATCAAATGGTTTCTCAAATCCTCTTGTAAAGGTATGGAATGCGTTACCGTCAAGACGTATGATCATCGGATATTCTTTGGATAGTTTAAATCGAGTAAGTGATTCGTATTCTTTCATTCTATCACCCAAAGGTTTTTCCTCGACATATGTGTTTATTTTTTTTAATTCATCGTCTAATCTCAGTAAGTTTTGTGAATCAATTAGTATATTAAAATTTGGGGTGATTGGAATCTTTTTACCCACTGAATAACATCTCCTTTTATAAAATAAATTTTGAATAATTAATTATAGTAGGTTTACTCCTTTCCTACTATATCAACATTTGCTGTCATGGTTACTCCTTTCCATGATCCTCCTAGTATAAGAGATAGCTCAATTGCTATCTCTTATTACTGCAAAAATAGGAGATTATTTTTCTTCGTATTGTTTTTTTAGACTCTCTAATTCAAATAATTGTTTTGTGAATTTATCGATTGTGCTTTGAGTCAAAGTAATATTTTGCTCAAGTTCCTCAATATTTTTCAATCTTTTTTCTTCCAAAAGAGTGTATTTAGCAGCATTATGCTTAGACACAAATTCTAAATCATCATCTGTATTTGATAAATGTTTAATATATGAATTATTTTCCTCATCTTGTTTATCAACTAAACCTTTAAGGTTTATGATTCCCAAAACAACAATATCAATGATTTGAAGTCCGATGAACCAAATCACAAATAATATCGGTATTGATAAGTATAATAAAACTTTGATATACCATTCATCAACATCAACATACATTCCCAACATTAATGATAATAAAATCATTAAAACTATTCCACCAATGATCAATAGTCTATTTAATACTCTTGTTCTCATTTCTAGTATCCTCCTAAGTTTCTTTTACGATACGTGCTCTATCATCCATAACAGGATATTCGTGTTTAATCTTCTCAAATTCAACTTTTTCTGCATCGTTTAGTCAATGATAGATGATCATCCCACCTTTAACATTTACTTTTGTAAATATTTTTATGCGTCCGTTATTTTTGTTTTCAAAATAACCTATTGTTCTAACATTTTCTTTGACATTTTGCCATTCTCTTCCTTGAAGTCTTTTCATATGAGCCATACTTTTTTCCTCGTTTCTTTAGCCTATACAATATTATAATATATAATTGTTTTAAACTTTAGATAATGGCATCTCTGTCTATAATTTTTTGATACTTTTGTTGATAATATCGAGACAAATAATCTCTTAATTCTTTCATTTGTTCTTCATTCAAATAGGTTTTATCACTATTAGCTTCTTTTGTTTTATAATTGCTATACTTTCCAGCACCTTTATAGTAAATTTTTTTATCCTTATCTCTATAAAGAGTTTTCAGAACCACTTTGTCATTATCGCTGCTGTAGTGTACGTGATCAAAATTATCTTCGATTAATTTATATTCGACTTTAATGGCCACAACGACAACCATATGGTCATCATCAGATACTTCAATTCTTCTATTTCTAGTTGTATCAGATTTATATGCACTTACTAGTGCGAATTTTTCATACATTTTACACCTCTTTTTAAAATATAGTTACAAGGGTTATGTCGGTAACTTTTCCATTCTCTTTGTCTTTAAATTCTATAACAACAGAATGTTTTTTCCATTCGAATCTCACTCTACTATGAAAATCAAAAACCGGATTGCCATCAAATATAATTCTTCTGACATCCCTGTGTGTAAACTCTCTTTCATCGAATCTTTTTTTGAAATGTTCGTGAATAGTATACTGTTCTTTTCTTACAAACTCTTTAATTTCTTCTATTTTTTTATTACCGTTATTTTTGCGTTTAAAATTATTACGCATTAATAAATCATCGCCTTTCTGTTAATTATTCTTCGTATAGATTTACTACATTTTTTTCCTTTAATAATTCTAAATCTGTTGTTATTGTCTTATAATATCTTTTTCTAGTTTTTTGTTGCTTGATAAAGGCATCTCCAAAAGACACATCAACACAATCAATATAAACACCATTTTCTTTATCAGATTCTTTTCCTCTTAATCTACCGACAACTTGTTCAAGTGATATCAAGCTGCTGACAGAAGTAAAATTAACTAACCATTTAAGATTTGGAATGTCTATACCCTTAGAAAACATAGAGCTGTTTGTTAAAACTATTTGATTATTAAAAATATCTTTGGTTGTGTATTTCTTTGACTCTGATGATGTATATACACCGACAGAATATCCTTTTTCTACAAAGTGATCTTTAAGTCTCTCAATCATCTCATTCATGGGAACTATAATACACATAGTCTTGTTATTTCTTGGTTTAATTTTATAATAATCTATTATATTATCTATAACCGGAGATAATAAAGGTCTTCTAAGTTTATCTTCTTTAGATATCACATATTTTCCCCATAGAATTGATGAAGGTCCTCTAAGACCCACAACATGATTAAATTCATATTCAGATGCACTTGATCCGGTTTTAAATCTAACTAAATGAACCTCTCTATAGCGTTCTTCAGTTTTTTCAATCATTTTCTTTACACCACTGAATATTTCTTTCCATTGTTTGACTTCCGTATATGTTCTATCGAATGTCGCTGTTAGGTATATTGTCCTAGCGGTATTGAATATATTATTGATTCTTGTTAAATCATGGAAGCGCGTATGGCTTTCATCAAATATCTTAATTCCTATTTGTTTTTCTCGTATGAATTCTTCTAATTTATGATAGTCTCTTAGCATGAGAGATCCTATACTTTGCTCAGTAATAATGAATGCATTTCCATCCTCGACCAAATCGTTCTCGATATCTGTAGCGTCTATTAATTGCACATTACTTATATTGGTGTGTTTTTTAAATTCTTCCTGCCATTGTTCTCCTAAAGCTATTGTATCGACTAGAATAATAACATTAGATTTTAATCTTGATATTGCGTTTATAGATATATATGTTTTGCCCGCATTTGTGTTTAAAGATAGAACTTTATGATTTCCGCTTTCACATAGGTATGCTATTGCTCTCTCTTGAAGGCCGTCTCTAGGAAAGTTTTTCATCGTATAAAAATCTTCTTGCACTGGCATTTCTATCTCTTTATTTATAGGAGATAACTGAAATGTTTCTTTCATAAATTCTTCAGACACACTACTTGGAATACGGACTGTAGAACCTATATTTAGATATAGTCTACCATATCTTTCCTTTGTCTTGAAGTTAAAACAACTAAACGTCCAGTCTATTTTGTTAAATAAAGGGGAGTTTTGCTGTATATCTGTTATCTCATAGTAAGAATTGTATTTGTATAGTCTCATTCAAAACCTCCCGTTATTTGTTATTTATAGATTTTCTTAAATAAATCGATAATTACCTTGTCTTTATTTTTATTTGATAGTCCTTCATAAGAGTATTGAGTACCTTTTTCACTATCATAGAAATTATTTTCTTTTAATGTTTTGCTAAGCATAAGTATCAGTTTCTTTTTAGAAGCGTAATTGTAAAGTCCGCCTAGTGCATCAATGATATCTTTAAACATATCAAAATTGTCGGCTTCTCTTTTTTCAATTATCTCAGATAATTCGGCTATTTTCATGATAGCTTCAATATGTTTTGATTTTAGCTCTTCTATGGTAACAATAGCATTTTCATTTTCGAGATTACTTTTCCCGATTATTTGTTTTTGTTGATCATCGAAAGCAATTCTATATATTTTCTTAACAGTTGGTTTATTATCTGTAATTCTGAACTCATACTTATAACTAATATCATCAGATAATTTCTTTTGAATATTATCAAGTATCTCCTGCCCAGTAAACACTAAGTCATTAGACTTATACTTTTTAGATAATTTTATATCTAACTCTGTTTCATTTTTGCTTTTGGTTAGTTGATTTATAAAATCTATGTATGTATCTGAAAGTTTATCTAATTCAGCTAGCCATGCTTTTTTATTTAAAATATTATATGGCATTTTTAATTCTCCTTTTCTTTAAATTTTTGAGAAATTGTTATTTTAACCTATTTCTCCATCTTTATCTAAATCTTTATTTATTATTGTCTCTATAGCCTCATCGTTATATTTACCATTTAGATATCTATATATACTTCTAAGTGTCGCAACAATAGGTGTAGCCACTATTAAACCGACTAGTCCAAATAGAGCTCCGAAAAACAGCAGCCCAGAGAATATTGCTAATGGATGTATTTCAATCTCCTTGCTCATGACCATAGGCTCTATTAACATTTTCTGCAAGTTTTGACCGATTATATCAATAGCGATGAAAACTAGCCCAAATATTAGAAACTGTGTGAAATTTGCTGATGAAATTAAAATAAATAATAATGGAAGGATTATACCTATACCCGGGCCAATATATGGCACTAGATCGAGTATAGCTATAATAGATCCAAATAGTAATCCATAAAGAATCGCAGATATTATACTTATTGGTGTAAAAAATAATAGTGCAATAGTAAACGATACTGAGAAGAAACCGGCCAAAAAGCCTATTGAAATTATTTTTCCTCTCATATATTTTTCAGTAGATACATGCGCAAGCTGAAACATTACATCAAAGTCTTCCCTGTGAAATTTCTTTGGTATGAAAGATATTATAGATTTTGCAATAGTATCTCCTTCTTTTAAAAAGAAGAATAGAAATACTGGCATCATAATAATAACAATTAACCAATAAATAATACCCACCACACTATTGACTGTGGTTGTAAATATATTTGTTGATAGATTAATTTTTCCAGTTTCGACAAGATAATTAAATGTCTTCATTAAATCCAGTTGGCCTGATGTATTTGTTATTGCCACAACTACTTCTTCTGGCATCAATCCAAATACCCAGCTCAAATCTACATTTACTATTGATAATCCACTCTGTGTTAGCTCTTTTATTTGTATAGTTACCATCACAACAACAAGTGTCATGAAGCCACCAAATATCAGAATGAACACTAACATTGATAATAGTGCGGATAAAGATTTATTTAATCCCCTATCCACCATTTTTCGATACATAGGTCGTATTAGATAAGATATAAATACCGCTAAAGCAGCCGGAATGGCTACTGATTTAAAGGCATCTCATATTTGTGCCAAATAGTCACCGAAGTTTAGCTGTATCATATATATAGCTGCCAGTATTGCTAATGCCGCAATTGCTGGCAACCCATATTTATTTCACTTATATTTATTCATTTTTAATCACTACCTTTCAAGCCCTTTAACTCTCATTATTTCCTTTAAAATAAGTTGTTTTTTGGCTATTCTTACTTTATTTATTCCAACTGTATAACAGTTTTCAATGTTTATTTTATTTTTTATGTCTTTATCCTGACATATTACCCCAAATCCTATGTTAGAGAAAAAATTATCCATAAATGAATCTTTATATGTTGGCTTCCCGGCTGAGTTAAACACTCTGAGGGGAATATAGAAGTCGCACTTCCCTATTCATTTCGTACCAATGCCTTTTTGAACAAATTTTTTATCTTTTGTATCTCTGCCTGTATTGAAAATTTCATTATCATTTATTGTATATACCTGAACAAAATTATTATTTTTAAGATTTACATCTACTATTATATCGTTGTTAGTCTTTTCTACTAGATCTTTTCTCATATATATTTGAAAATTTGACTCTGCAGATACATCGGATATTTCTTCTCCGTTGTAGAAATAAAAACTATTTGGTTTTAAAGCATCAATATGAACAATTTCATATCCTTTTTCTCTTATGGTGGTTAATCTCAACTTTGTATTTATATTTGGAGGAAGTATAAAAGCAATAATTGCTGCATCCAGATCAATACATTTTAAAATAAAATCAAAAGCCTTTTTACCTCGTTTACCAAACGGCGGATTCCCTATGTATATCCCGTTTTCTATCAGAGGTCCAACGCCAAGAAAATCAGTTTCTACATAACTTGTATATAAATCATCAACATGTGTTGGCTTCTCTATGTCGAAGGCTATTGTTCTCTCAGATGGTAGGTTTCTATAGAAATCTCCGTTACCCGCAGATGGTTCCACATAGAAAGTGAATCCCAATGAAGGCTTTATTAAATTAACATATCTATTGGTTATTTCTATACAGTTCAAACTGACTTCTTCTTTGGTAAAGAATTGATCTCTATCTCTTATTTCTTTAATTGTTTTAGCCATCAGTGTTCTCCTTTTCTAAAATAATAAACTAGATGGTGTTCCTATCTAGTATATTCATTATATTCCCTCGTATATATTTAGGAACGATTCACTTATTATTTCTTCTCCACTTTCTTGTAATAAAAGTGTTTTTTGTAAAACGTTTGCAAAATGATTTCTATTGTTGATTATGTTTTTGACAATACCAATAACCTTCATGAATGCTTTAACATCTTCCAAATATTCTTCTTTTTCTACTTTATCACTTATTGTTTTTGCATGTCTTTTTAGATCTTTCACAAACTTAGTGACCAATAGAACTTTATTTTTTAATTTACTTTGATTTATTTTCTCTAGAGATCTCATGATTCCATTAGCAAAGTTGCTTGAAATTTTAGATTTTGTTCCGTATTGACCACCTAGCTCAATTTTATCTAAATTCATTGATTTAACTATGCTATCACTGCCTGTTACCGTGTAACTCTTGTTTATAATTGAATCTAAAAGATTTAAAACATAATTAGTAACTGCTGGAGAGAAGAGAAAAGATATAGCTTGAAGAGATCCTACTCCTGGAAGTGTAACCACCGGTTCATATCCTCTTTGCTTTAAGGTCCCCATAACATCAGAGAACTTATCTTTTTCCTGAGAAAATATATTTATAGCATTTTCAAAATCACTAAAATTATAAGATTCTTCTAAACTGTTTTTTTTAGAGCTGTTATACTCATCCCATGCTTTATTTAACATTTCCCATATTCTATCATTGAAGTATCTTTCTTCATGTTCTACTTTTGCAGTTTCTTTTCGACCACCTGGCCATAATTTTTCTAGAGTTTTCCAGATAAGATCTTGTTGTTCTTCTGTGAATTTCCACTTATCCTTCAATCCTATCTCAAACCAAGATTGCGGGGAATTTCCACGTTCAGCTCCCACTGATGCCCAGTCACAGCACATTTCTATAATTGATTTTTCATCCATTTTTGAAGCATCAATAATACTATTTCTGGCTCCGTCACGGTTTTTATAGGATATAGCACTGTTAATTCTTGCTGATTCCAAATCTCAATGTTCAGGATGATGTGAATTATTTGTAACATGACTATAAGTGGCCCATCTCATGAAGCTATCCATTTCTTCATCTATTGTTAAATCTTTATTAAAATCTCTATTATAACCGATAGATATCAAAACATAAGGAACATATAGTGATTCAAATTTATCAGCGTCATGATCTTCAAAAGCATAACCTATTTTTTTGGCAAAAGTCTGCACGCCTATTATATGTTGTCTGTTTCTTCTGTCTGCTGCTTTTATCCACTCTGGATTCTGTTCTATTAATTCTTTATATTTTTCATTTAATTCTGATAGTTTTCCCTCATTAATTATCATAATAGGTCACCTCTTTCCTTCTTTTTAAGAATCAACATTCTATAATTAATTATTCAATGGACATCAAACAAAAAAACGAATATTTGTTTTGATTCCCACTTTTAAGTTATAATATATAATAATTATCAAGTTTAGATGGTTAAAAAAGTAGGATAAACCTACTTTATTCTTCAATATTTTCAATAGCTGTCAATCTCTGCTCAATAAGATCGAGTCTTTCTAGTAATTGTGAAGCTATAATCTTATCTCCTGTTGGAAATTCTATGGACTTATCATCGCTATTTAATTTCCATTCAGTCAAAACCCCTTGGGAGTCATACAGAGAAAACCTTAGTGAACCATCGACTTCATTGTCTATAGTTAATCTATTTTTACCTATTTTAAAAGTTTTAGATATAGTTCCACTGCTATTGGTATACTTTTTCTTCATTAAAGACATGGTGATCACCTCCGGTTTATAATTAATTATTCAAATTATAGACTATTTTAAAAAAAGACATGCATTATAGCACGTCTATTTTAATACAATGGATCTTCTATCCATTTTTTAATTTCTTCTTTTGTTCTCATTCCAACAATTCTTCTCAATTCTATACCATCTTCATAGAAAATCATCATAGGAATGCCTCTGTTTCTTAATTCTTTTGTTATGTCTTTATGTTTATCAGAGTCCATTTTGTAAAAGCTTATATGTTTTACATCCTCTTCTTGACTTACTTCCTCTAAAATAGGCATAGTAAATCTGCATGGTCCACACCAAGTGGCATAGACAATAACAATCACTTTCCCTTTAGAGACTATCTCATTATACTCTTGTATATCTTTAACATCAATAACATTTAACATACTTAACACCTCTTTATTTTTATTTATTAAATCCAAACCGTTACCATATTTTTACATTGTCTACATATCTTTGATGGCACGGGTTTGTATTCAGTTCCATTTCCGGTTTCCTTTTTCTCCACAGTAAATGAAGTCATAAAGATTCTCATATCAAACCACTCAGGAAAAAGGGTTAGATCTTTTGTCTTAATCAAATATATAGGTTTTATTTTTCCATATTTATCAATTTCATTAACCGGTTTGTTCAATTTTTCTGAAATTTCATTTATGTTTTTATCATAAACACCTTGTCTATCCACTCTTGTCTCAATTACATTCGTTATTTCTAATATACCACATAAACTATTGTTTAAAACAACTATATCATTTACTCCGTCAAATCTGGGTATGCGCGTATTTTTTCTTGTGGTCAATACTGTTTGTCCATCTGATCCGTATTTGAAATATGTAGGTCCTTCCCAGCGAACATATGCTAGGGCTTCAACCTTTTTACCTTCCTTTAAATCATCCATTACCCAACTAGGTAAATTTTTTCTTAACAAAGACTCTTGTATACCGTTTGATATCTTATGTATCTCATCTCCTGATACGCTTATCATTAGATATCTTTTGTAAGTATCTATGTCTTCTCTTTCTTCATTTATATATTCTAGGAATTTATTTCTTATTCTTGTCAGATCTCTGGACTGGTAAGTGCCTAGATCTGGAAAGTCAATGTAGTCTTCATCATTATTTCTGTATCTTGTATCAGAAGAAGTTGTTTGTGACCATGTTGTGAATTGCATTATTACCCTCCTTTTATTTTTGTTTGAAAAAGAAACAATCTTAAGACTGCTTCAATTCTTTTTCTCTTTCTTCCATCGATAGAAGAAGTTCATTCAGTTGAACTATATGGTTGACTCTATCTTTTATTACTTCTATTTTCCCGATGAGATTATCAGGCTTTTTGACATTCTCGAAATTATCAGCTGATAAAATATCATCTGCTATCTCTTCCATGCCTTCTAAATCAAACACGCTCTTGTCTTCTGTATTTAAAAATGTATCTAGACTCTCATAGAGTGTTTTGTTTTCTTCAAGCTCTTTTTTTCTTTTTGATATTCTTTCATCAATAGGCATTTGCATTTCTTCAAAAGCTCTCATCATTGAATCAGACATAGTAGTCTTCATAATTGCTTCCCATACACCAAATATTTTACTCATGATAAATTTCTCCTTTATCTACCTTTATGGGTGTCCCAAATTAATGGATTTCCATCTTCATCCAACATAACAGTTAGACCACTGCTACCAGAAGGAGAATCCCCTCTGACAAAAATATAAGCAATACCAGTTTCTTTATCAACAAAAATTGTTGTGTATAAAGCATAGCTTCCGGAATTGCTTAAATCAAACGTATCATATACGATCTCAAATCTTCTTTCGTCTTCTGGTATCATATGTGGATTGTCTTCACATCCTGATATTGAAAAAACCAAAACTAAAAGTAATAATACTAAAAATAATCTTTTCATATTTTTCTCCTCTTTTAAAATATTCTTATATCATCAGTATTATAATATATAATAAAAAGATTAGAAATTATTCTAATCTTTATTTTTTTCATTCTCTTTTCTTTTGAGTTCTTGTCTTAACTTCTTGACAGAAATCTTTTGTTCGTAAGCATGTTTGAGCTCTTCTTCGTTTCCACTAAAGAATTCTCTAATGGCTTTGTTGATCTTAAACATAGAAATATCATTCTTTTTCTTTTTGAATTTTTTTACTTCAAAAATATCTATTATTGTATCAAACGGAACAACAACAGGATCAACCATCTCTTTATCAATAGACAGTATGGTAATACCTTTGTCTATAACACTAACAACTTTACCATTTATGACTTTTTGATTGCTAAAATCCCCGTATATCGCCGTTACGAGATGACCTATCTGAATATTTTCAATTTTCTTTTTGACTAGATTTGAGTTAGCTTCTTTAAAACTATCTGCCATTTTTTGAACTACCGATGTATCTTCTTGGTTAATATCTCTCTGTACATCTTCCCCGATCTTAATTGGTTTATGTGTCGGAACTGTGGGATTCTGTTTTGGTGGGTTTTCTTTTTCCATAGATTTGTTCTCAACTCTTTGAACAGACTCCACTGTTTCACCGAAAGATATTCCATTTCTAATAATATCCATTGGATCGTCCTCTGGTCTTTCATCTGCAGAAAATATATCTTGTTCAACATTTTCTATCATTTTTTTCTCATCCATGTTCATCACCTACCTATATTTATAATTAATTATTCAAAAAGTTATCGATGTCAAACGAAAAAAAGATGGATAATTTTAACTTTTTATATATAAAAGTGAGCAGTAAATCGCTAGATAAACGGGTCCTTGAATTCAAAAAAATTCTATTCAGAAGATTTTTTAAATTAAAAATGTATAAAAATTATAATTTATTATTAAAGAAATGGCTTAATATAGCCATTGTTACATTTTCATAATGCTTACATTTGAATAATTAATTATAAATGGGCGATTTACCGGAACTAAATGAATAACCGACTACCCACAAATTTTCATTTAGCAAAAGGGGTCACCTAATTTATGAAAAAATTCAAATTTACGAGAGGTGAATATATTATGAAAGATATCCAAAAAATCTTAAACGCAAACCCTTCTCTAGCTAAAGAATTAGCAAAACTACTTAAAGAAGAATTAGAAGTAGCTGCTGAAGCTGTTGAAACTACAGATTTAACATTGCCAGAAGTTCCTGCTGGAACTAATGATGGTGAAGTTGTTCCTGAAGCACCTGCAGTTGATCCTATTGATAATGAAGTAGTAGCTGGCGAAGGTCACTCGATTGTTGATGATTTAACTGCTGAAGATCCAATTACACCTGAACAAGTTGATCAAATGGTAGAAGAATTACCAGCTGAAGAACTTGAAGGCGAAGTTGAAGCATTAGAAGAAGTAAAAGAAGAAGATGCTAAAGAAGTAGAAGAACTTGATAAAGTCATCGAAGAAGCAACTGCTCTAAAAGCTAAGCTTCAAGCAAGAATGGTGTTTACTGAAAGCGTCATCAATAAAGTTAATGCACGTATTCTTACAGAAGCTGCAAAAATCATTGCAAGTAAAAAAACTTTAACTGAGGGAAAAAAGTAAAATTAATTTCCAATAATGTTGGTCTGGGGGTAGTAGATCATGAATAGTACTATGAAGGAAGTCTTCCGCTTATTAAAGGAAGATAAAGAGCTTAAAGATAAAGTATATTTAAGCGAAGAACTTCAACCTGTGTCAAGCGATAACTATGCTCAAGAAACTGACTTGATCAATGAACCGGCAATGCCATCTGAAGACGAAGAACTGATCGACGGTGGTGAAATGGTCGTAGATGACCCAAATTTAATGTTAGATCCGGCTCTTAATTTTGAATCGAATAGCATTGAACAGAAGAAAATAATGTTAGTAGATTATTTTGATAAGTTACTCAATAAAGTAACAATCGTTATAGATCATATTGATTCACTTTCTTTCGATTCGGTTGTATCTAGTAATATGGTTATTGGCGCGTCACAATTACAATTTAACCTTGAAGAGTTAAAGAGTAAAATATCTAAGTACATTGAAGACCAATATGAGTCTGATAAGTACGAAAGAGCGTTGTACGTTTATTTAAGTTTTATGGAAGAGCTTAAATTAATCGTAAAACTTCTTCAAAAACAAGCAAAAAAATTATAAAAAATAAAAAATTTACGAGAGGTGATTTTAATATGAAAAATTTAACAAAAGTTTTGACAGAATCTGCTTCTTACGTATCTGGCGTTACTGGTGATAAAAACATCCTTACTAAACAAGGGTTCAAAAATATTATCGCAGACCCTCTATTAACTAGAGAGTACATTCAAAAGTTAACTGAAGGCTTCAACGCAGACCACAGAGAAACATTATCTGCACTTATGGAACAAACTGTAAAACAAGCAGTTATCCAAGAATCTTATGATACTTTAAGTCCATTCCAAGCTCTATCTCTTCCATTACTAAGAGTATTATGGCCTTATAACTCATTAAAAGACGGTATCCAAACTATCGTTGCTACTGCTCCTACTTTCCTTATCACTAGCAAACATTACTATTTAGTAAAAACTGTTGGTGGTGAAAAAGTAAGACTTGAATTACCAAAGAACTCTGCAGTTATTGCTGACCAACCTAATGGTGAATTAGCTTCTGCAAGTTTAAGCGCTGCAATCACTAATAATGCTGGTGTTTTATCTGCATTCGCTGTTCCAACATCATTTATGATTGGTGGACAACCTGTTAAAGGTTTAACTACTGATATCCAAGTTACTTCACTTACTTTAGGAGACTTTGCTCTTGCAATTCCTAAACATGGTTGGAACACAGGTAAGAATATCGTTATGACATTTGCTGATCAACAAATCGCTGGAGACGTAACTGCTGGTACAGGTACTGCTGACTTATTCTTGACTGGTAACATTATTTTAATTCCTGATCTAGAAGCTGGTACTGTTCAAGCTATCTTAACAGGTTCTGTTAGAGAAGTTCTTCATGGAACTGCTACTGCAGGTCAAGGTATCGCTTTAGTGGCTGACAATCTTGTTGCTACAGTCGCTGGTTCAGTTACTGAAAAATGGAATGAAAATCAATGGTCATTTGAATATCAAACTGAAAACTTCTCAATTACTATCCCAGATGGTAAAAGAGTTAGTGCTCCACTTCCTGTGGAATTAGTTCAAGATATTAAAGCTTTATACCAATTAGACGCTGCTAGCGAATTCGGTAATGGTATGAGAATGCTATTTGCTGATGCTTTCGATATTCAAGGTGTCAATTTCTTCAAATCTACTTTAGATGCTGCTTATCCTGGTGCATTAGATGCTGCTCTTGCAGGGGACGCATTCCAAGATGACACTGATACTGTAACTCCAATCAAAGTCTTTAATACTATGCCACAAGTTGGTTACATGGGTGACTTAGTACAATGGAGAGCAAACATGCTTAAAGACATGATCCGTTTAGTTACTACTACTCTTGAAAAAGAATGGTATATTAAATACGGTAAAGTTACATTATTTGCTAATCCATTATCTGCTGATTTACTACATGGTGTTGATTGGGTGTTTGAACAAGGTGAAGCTGGCGAAGGCGACATCGTTGCTGACTACGGTATGGGTACATTCCGTTCTGCTGGTAAATCTTACAAACTAATCTCTTCACAACGTATTCAAGAACAAATTATTTGGGTTTTATTAACTCCAAGTGAAGCAGATGTTATGACTTTAAGATACTATCCTTACTACTTCGGTCTTGAAACTGGTAACGGATATCGTGATGCTGAACACTCAAACGTTCCAAGTGTTACGTTCATCAGACGTCATACATTTGAAAGAAACATCCCTGCTATCGGTGCAGTAATCGTTAGAAATAACGCTGGTTCACCAGTATATCAAGGATTTAACTACTAAGATTTGATAAACTAACAATTAAAAGAGAACTAACATAGTTCTCTTTTTTATCTTATAATTATATATTATTAAAATATAATGATATACAAGGAGGAAGCATATGTATTTTAGATTTATAGTTAATTGGACTGAACAGGATGTCAACGGGAATTTAAAAACATTCTCAAAAAGTTTTGTGAAATATATGAAAGCGGTTGATTTCTACAACAACTTAGTTCTATATAAAAGAGCAGAATTATACAGAAGAACTTTATATGGTGGAGAAGATATCCTCTTTCTCTCAAAAGAAAATAATAAGGAATCATTCTTACTAGATAATTCTGTCAATGACGTCGATAGAGCTGTTAAAAAGTGGGATCAAAAGACATTAAAAGAAGTCTTCCGTAGAATGCATGACAGAGAGATGAACAAAAAAGAATTAGTATCTGTTTTGGAAGAAATGAATAGTGAGTATATACCAGGTATTGACGCTCTAGTTAAAAATAAAGAAGTCTTTAAATAGCTTCTTTTTTTGAAATTGAATAATTAATTATATATGCGGGAGGTGTTTATAATGGAAGATACAAACATTAACACTAATATAGTTGATAAAGAAACACTAAAGAAACAAAGAAAAGAAAAAAGAGCTGAAGATAGAGCAATAATAAGATTAAGATTTTTATTAATACGCGTGTGGTTTATGAAAAATGCTTTCACTATTGTTGTAATGTCTATTGTAATATTGATGGCATTTACCGTGACAGGTCTTATACCTCCTACTTTACCGATTCTCGGGACCTTCTCTTATGCTGTTAAAGATAGCCTGCAAGAGTTTTTAGAAATAGGAGACAGTGATTTCTATACCATGTTTGGTTCTATAACAGGTATATTCACTTTATTATGGAGTATTGGTTATGCCTCTAGTAAAATGAAGAGGGTTTCTTACTATATGATAGATAAGAATGTAATACTGAAGACAATTTTACAAAAATCAAATTTATCTATGAATAGTAAAGGTAGAATAGTTAGTATAGAAAAGAGAATAGGTATCGATCTGGATGGAGATAGTCTCATTGGGGAAACTCCTATGGAAAAAAGTGGTGATCCTGATAATCTAATATACGAAATATATGAAACGTTCAATGAACTTTCTACAATTATTAATGTTGATAGAGAGACCTTAAAGAAAGCTATAGATGAGAACGCTTGAAAACCGCCCGTTGAAGATGACGATACAGTTGAAACTTTGAGTGAATCAGAAATAGCTCCAGTGATCACTAATAATGTCCCAGAGCAAGATGTTGCTGAAGCCGTGGTTAAAAAACCCGCTAGAGCCTTCAGACCCAACAAATTTTAACAATAAAAAGAAGCATTGTGCTTCTTTTTTTATCTTTGAATTCAATCTATATATTCTTTTAATATGAATATAACCAATGGTATCAAATAGTAAGATTCTGTTGAGTCTCTTCTTATATTCAATACGTTTAGCTGATCCAATAGCGTCTCCGTTACTGTTTTGTTGCCGCTATGATAATTTCTAATCAAATCAACAACGTCACTTGTTATTTGAACATTGGTATCCATAAACATCAATCCATCTTTTCTACCAAAGAATCTATTTGTGCCATCAGATATTATTGATCATGATGAGTGTAGGTTCATTTCACTATCAAAGAAGCAGAAAGTTTTTCCTATAGGTGTTGTTTGTGCGAATGTATCTAAAAGATTAAAATATCTGTTAGATTCGAATATATCTTCATCGTCTCCAATTTGTACTTCTCCTGGTGTTCCAACCACTTGGTAAACATTATCTATGTTTCCTGAGTTTAGGTTATATACGTAGTACATATCGCCAGTTTTGCTTGAATCCCAGATGGCTTTTGCGTTTGTGCTAAAGTATTCCAATTCCATTAGATATTTTGAATCTAGATATGACATCATCGTTTGTTGACCAGGTAAATATACTTCTTTATCAAATATAGTTTTTAGGTTCATATAATATTGTTTCTGAGAATCAGGCAAAATAGATATTGCACTAGCAGGTAAAGACAGATAATTTTTAGTATATTCGTTAGCAAATGAGTCTAAAAATATTGTCTCTGCTGTTTGATAAAAAGGTAGTTTAATTCATCTATCTAGACTATTCGTAACATCTACTGTAGTGAAAAGATCAATAGGTGTTATTGGTTGCTTAGTTATAATTTTATTGTATAAAGAATCCATTCATATATCATCTTTAAATCATATACTGTAACCACCCTCAAAATACTGAGGTACATATATCTCTGTCATTAAATCGTAATCATATTTAGTTATGATATCTTTGTCATGGAGAAATCTAATCAGATAAGGGTTTCATACTTTTGCTCCATCAACCACGGCCGAATATTTAGTTCTTAGAGTGAATGTGTCATACGCATAATCATAAAATGAAAAAACATATTTATCAATTAGTGTGTCGACAACATCTTTAGCTTTTTGCATTAAATAGTCATCCGCGGTTTTGATAATAGTATTTTGATTTGATCCCATATTCTCTATTAAGAATTTATATTCACTAGAAACATTTCCTGTTATTTCTGATGCTGAATTTTGATAAAGTTCAAAACTAACTTGGTAGTATTTGTTAGGATTTGCTGTATTGAAATCAATGTTAGTTACCTTAAATAAATGATTTGAGAGACCCTGTCTATCTATAACAAAGAAGTCATCAGCGTTAGGTTTGATTGTACCTGGAGCCAAATAACCTTGTCCTGAAGACATGTTTCTAAATGATGTATCTGTCATCTCTAATTCATAGTTGATACCATTAGAAACACCATACATAGGTACTCCTACTATCTTTTTATATTTCTTAGATGTTGATGAACCGATGATATTTTGAGCAGCGTCTAAAGATCCATCAACTCTGGATCTACCGCTATCTATTTGATAATATATTACTGGTATATAACTGCCTTCTTGGTATTGACTATAGCTTCTCTCAAGTTGCTCTTGAAAGTTTTCTATATGAGTATTCAATACTTTTCTTTCGTATGTACCTTTTGCCATGTCCACACCTCCGTTTTTTTACTTATTCTTTTATAATTAATTATTCAAAGTAAAAAGAACCCCGAAAGGTTCTTTTTTAATGAGGATTATATTTATCTCCGGTACAGTAGAGTAAATATTATTTTTTATTTAATATGAAATCTTCTACTAACATGACGTTTTTTGCAATCTTAATCTTAATTTCACCAATGTCATTTCCCAGTATCATAGAAGTTTTTTCCTTGTTAATATCTAATATTTTAAGATTTCCCTCAACCAAGCTGTAAAACTCTTTTAGTACAATATCGCCTTTTTTAGAGGGATCGAACATTCTTTTTGCTGATCTATCGCTCATACCAAAACTAATTGTTTTTATTTTTTCTTTTCTAAGTTTATCCATAAGATCATAATGTGCTGATGAGAATACAAAATAAGTCTCATCTAGAACTACAGGCTTATTTGCAGAAGTGGTCATGTATATATACTCTTCAAAACTCAACATTTTTGGATTCACTCTAGATATAACTCTATCCGAATCCTCAATTCATTGATTTGTAGTGAGTACTTTTTTTTGTGGTATCACACTGTAATTTTCGTTGAGTGACGGTCTTCCTTCATATTTATAATACGTCATTGGTCTGTTGAAACCATCTGAATCAGGAACGTTTGTTCTCATGTGATATTTGTAATTATTTTTTGCAGCTATTTTTTCAGACGCAAAATTCCCATCCCTAAACCCTAAAACAAGGTCAAATCATAGTTTATCACTATGTAAATACTCTGAAACAAACTTTAACATTATCGTTCCATACCCTTTGCCTTGATGTGATGGTGAAACTATATAACCAAGACTTAATGTGTTAGGATCAAACATTCTTGACCTAAACGCCTGTGTAGTCCCTATTACATCATTTCCCTTAAAAAGAAAGAACATGTACGGTGACGTCTCTGCACCTAACCATGTCTTAATTCTTGATATTACATCCTCGAGAGTGTTCATACCTTTAATTCCGGCTTTTATGTTGTTTTCTTCATCACTAAATACATTATTGTATAAATCAGTGAAGAAACCTTTATGTAGAAGTGAATCACCAACATCTTTAACAATATATATAGAGAGTTCATCGTTTATTTTAAATGGCTTACTCATCTTATCACCTGTTACTGATTTTGTGATTCGAATACTTTTGAGGCCAATATAACTAAAAGTTCATTAGCATTCTCAAGTTCAACCAAACACTCAAAGTAATTTCTAAATGATTCGGTATCATCAAATTCAATACCACCAAATCCACCGAAATTATAAAACATTTCTCTGATTCTATCAGAAACCAACTCACCGTCGTCATGATTTACAATAAAGTTAAGGAAGGATGACATTCCGATCACATTCATTATTTCTGAGTTTACGATTTTAAATCTATTATTAAAGAAATCACTTAAGATCTCCATAGTGATTTCATTATTTGATATATCTTCTTCGGCTATGCTTAGTTTTTCATTGATACTGATCAAATATTCTTTTAATTCTTTCACTGCTTCTATTCTTTGTTTTTCTTCTGTTATGACTTTATCAAAGAACGACATATTTATAATAGAATAGTAGTATTTAAATATGTTGTTTAATTTTCTTAAAACAAAAAACTCATATAGGTCAGCAATTGGCTCTAAATCTATGAACTCCTCTGCTTCGTTTATGTTGTATGTTATTTGATAGTTTTGTTCTAGATGAGCTAATACGATTTGTCTTATTTCCTCTTTAAAAGTATCTAGGTAAAACTTATCTTCAGAATTTTCTAGTTGTAGATTATTTATATTATCAGAAAATATTCTGACGATATTTCTTGAGTTCATTTCCAAAAATAGGGGTTTTCCATCTATATCCAAAGTATCGATTAATTCTTGTTTTAATATATCGTAAGACAAAAGGTCTTTTAATTCAAAAATATGCTTAGTAACAGAGTTTTCATTATTATCCTCTAGACCATCATATTCTTGAGTCACTTCTAGTTCATCTAAATATTCTGCACCAATTAGGTGTGTTCTGCTTAATTTGGCCATTTTGCCACCTTCTTTCTATTTTATATGTTTAATGACTGAAAAAAGAAGTAGAGACATTTATCTACTTCTTATTTTTTTACTTATTCGCTAATTTCAGTTTTATGGTTATCGTATACCCTATTTACTAATTTTAAGAAATTCATTGGTAATCTATATTTTGAACCTAAAACTTTAACTAGTTCCTCATCAATGTCCAAGAAGTAATCGAAATCAATTCTATCTATCAACGTTTCAATTTCAGCCGGTGATACTGTTACACCATTTACCATCCCAAAAGCAAAATCATGAGGTAGTTGTTCTCTTAAATATTTAATCAAATCTAAATAATTTTCTAAATAATATTTTAGTACATATTGGAAATCTGGTACGTGATTTGTTACACCGCCGTCTAGTTTTTCCATAAATGACTTAGTAATTGTGTCTAAATTATCTAATTGCCAAGATAATGCACCAATAAATAGATCAGGTGTGATTACATCCGTGTTTCCGATTCTATCTATGTTAACAAGGATAGTATATTCAACAGTTTGGATAGCATCTGACTTCGGATTTATTTCAACAAAAACAATAGGTAAATGAAGAACAGGCTCTGTATATCTTGTATCAGAGGTATCGACAATTTTAAAAATTCTATTAGGGAAATATGCGATTAGTTCTTCTCTGACTGTAGAGATGAATAATTGTTTGGAGATATTCTTATTAGCTAGATCTGTGATCATGCTTCTAATTCTTGAATAAAGTCTTGTCATCATAATTATCTACCTCCATTTTTCTTTCTTTTTAGTTCTACTGGTCTGCTTTGCTCTTTTTTCTTAAGTTCTGCTTGTTTTCTAGCTAATTTATTTGCACTCTCTACTTTTTTCCACTTAGCTAATCTTTCTTTATAAGAGACTCCTCTGTTGCTTGGACATGTACATTTGTGAAGAGAGTTTTTACAAACATGACAGGTTCTTTTATTTTCTCTGTGATGTTTATTTTTCCCATATAAAACGATAAAAGGTCTATAGACTATTTTAACTCCACTATATCCATATCTCATGAATGCTTTAAGTAAAACTTTAACAAAATAATATGTTCCTACCATAAAAGCAGCCATTAAAAGGATATCAATTGGTTTTAAATACATCAACGGTGTATCTAAAAGCTCCAAGATGTATAATATAAATTTATCTAATATGCTTACAGGGTTTTCCATCATTACACTCACCTCACTATGTTATTCATAATATAATTAATTATTCAAAATACTATCTTTTTACTGAAGTATTCTGTTTGTTAAAGAAAAAAAAGAAGTAGAGCAAATTACACTACTTCTTTTTATTTGTCTTATTCTTCGTCTTCTACGACTTCATCCTTAAACTCAGCCAAGATTCTAGCTTCTTCGGCTGCGGCTTCTTCGGCACTCATAGGTCTAGTTGATGCTTCTGGAATTAGTTCTGATAAAACTTCAGTACCATATGCTCTCAGTGCCTCTACAAACTCAGGGTCTGTATCACATAATTCCATAGCCATTTTACGAGAAACCTTTTGTTTATCATAACCTGGAATCGTGAACTTGGTTCCGCCTTCTAGTTTTCCGTTAGATGACAGGTAATCAAATAAACTCAGATCCCATAAGAATCCTCTTTCAGGAATAAAGATTAGTGTTCTCATCTTACCTGTAGCAGCACCTCTGGATTTAGCTAGTACCATTGTAACTTCCATACCGTCAATTCCATAAGGTGATTTCTCTGCCATATGTTTTGATCCTCTACGTAAAACTACTGTTGTACCAATTAAATAATTCAATGCTTTACCACCTGGCATCGTTTCACCTTGTTTCATATCTCTCAACATTGCTGCTTGAGGAGTTCCTGTTGAAACTGCATCATGAATGTGATTAATCAAGAACATAGTGATATTAGCGGGTGCCAATTTTGGATTTAAAATATTAAACGTTTCACCTAAATCTTTTGCTCGAGTTGCTCCTGTCATGTTGTTAGAACCGCTTTCTTCTTGTTGTTTGTCAGTAATTGTTGCAGCGATACTATCAATAATAATAACAGTTGGTTCGAAAGTAGGGATACCGTCGATGATTGTCATAAGTTCATCTTTGTGAGCCATTTTGAACTCATAAATTTGATCTACTAGTTTACCAATAGATGTTACTGTAATTGGTTCACGTTTTTCATCGAATAAGCCTTTAGCACCAACATCTTCTGTTAGTGTGAACTTATCTTCGATCTCATCAATATATAACCCTGTTAATTGTTGAACACGAACAGGCTCAAATGCATGTTCGTAGTCCATTAGATAAATATGCCCGTTTTCATATGGTTTTACAATTCTATAAGCTAAATCAATAGCCATAGATGTTTTACCTGTTGAAGTAGGACCAGCAAAGTTGTAAATTCTTGAAGCTGTAACACCTAATAGTGTTTTCATTTCACCTGTTGAGTATTTTTCTTTTTTACCATTAAGTGTGTCGAAAATAACAGCACCTGTACTCAACTGTGGTAATTTTTCTTTTTCTTTTTTAAATAGATTTGCCATTATGAAATTCCTCCTTTTTATTTTTCTTCATTATAGGTCGATTTGATTTCATCAGACCTTAGACGTTCATTTTTCATTTCTTCTACTATTTTATCAATAGCCAATAGAATTTTAGCGGCTTCTTGACCGCCTATGTTTAGCACCGCTCATGTTAATATTTTAGATTGAACAGCGTCTAAAGTTTTTTTATCTCATCTCTTTATATTAGTGTACTCACTAACCTCATGGATTTCTTTTAATTTTTCGAATAAATCTTTTTCCATTTGATTTTCTCCTTAATATGGCCATACCATAGCATTTTTATTAACATCATCAACCCCTACACCCATGTATAAGTGGTTATCATCTTCTAGTTCAGGCATCTCTGCTCTTAACCTAGTTGCTTCAACAGGAGGTTCTTCACATAAATATATATGGACATCCTTTTCTAATCCAAGATACTTTAATTTAGAAACTTCAACCAATTCCGACAACGGATTAGTTGGGTCTTTAACTTCCCACAGTCCATTATCATATATTTTAAAGTTTTCCATAACTACCCATTGATCTTGCATTGTTTCGTTTGACATGTTATTCACCTTTCGATGCCTTTCTTATGTTATAATTAATTATTCGGTGCGTTTTAAGTAAAAAAACGAAAATTATACCATTTGATTATAACCTGATTGTTATTCTTATAATATATAAACTAATATAGCTCGATAACCTCACATTGTTTTAGAAAAGCAATGTTATATGGGATGTCCTTGTATAGTATATCAGTGAAGAAATCTTCTTTAGATATTCTTAGTGTTCTAATAGAACCATTATCAAAAAGATACTTTAATTCAGCTTCTTTTTTGTCTTTTAGGTTTATATCTAGCGATGTGAGGTTGATAGTTTTAACTAGCATATTTGACATTATAAAGGTTCCATTATAATTAGTTATCTTCTCTTTGGATACTACTCTCTTCTTTCAACCTTTATTTATTTTTTTTACTTTAAATACAATTCCACTGGAGCTGTAACCATTATAATATAGAGTTAATTTACGACCTTTTTTCTCTAATGTATTGATCTTGCTTGTTGGTATAAAAAGGAAATGTTTTTTATCTCATTCTGTCGGTATTATCGGTATATCTCTTGATATATCATAAGACCCGCTTAATGAATCAACGTTGTGAAAATGTGGGGAGTTGAAATCTTCTTCATTTTCATTTACAAAACCATGTGACTGTAGTATTTTTGTCATGAGTCTTGTTTTATACGTCCACGTATAATTAAATATAATAAGCAAAAACACAAGAGCAATTACTATCGTGAAAGGAAGTATTAGGTTGTTATCGATAGAAATGAATTCGTTTATAATTTCTTTAATTTTTTCCATTATTCTAATATCCTTTCTTCAACATATGTACTCGTTCCCTGAGGAAATCTGCTCATAATATCTTTTGCTATACTCTTATAGGAGTCTTCAGAATTTGAATCAGTATTACTATTCTCAATATAGGTTAACATAGCATCTGAAAATCCAGGGATACCTCACTGCATCATGTGAGCGTAAAGAGATGTTCCCTTTATAGTTGATATCATTTCCTTTTTACTTTTATATTTAATATAGTATCCTGATTGATATCTGTCATTTGTTATTATTATTAAAGTTCTTATAGATCCATTAAAAATCATACAGACTATGTCATCAGTTTTTATCTTTACATCTAACGTATACCCTAATTCTTTTAAATTTAAAGTATTATAGCGACTTGTGTCATTTTCATACAACTTAGGGAAATTATTAGTCATTATATTTTGGGTTATGGTTTGCCCACCAGAAACATTATAGTTGTCTGTTACAAAATAATAAGAGATATGATCTTTTGATGTTAAGTTTAAGTCAAAAGCCAACCTCTGATCAGCTGTTAATGTAATGGAATTTACGTTGTTCATAAATAAAACCATTCTTATTTTTTCATCATCTGTATCTAAAATAGGTCTTAAATGAAACGTTTTATCATCCGATGGATCTGACACTAAATTATAAGCTTCATTAAACTTTCCATTGTTAGAGTACTTTTCCATGTGAGCCATTTTATGCGATAGGTATACTTTTTTAATTAAGTTCAAGTTATGTGCCAGATACAGTAGGTCTAAGAACATTATAAAAAATATAATATATAGTATCAACATTATTTATCTCCTCCTTTTGAAAAGTTTATCAATGAGCCGTTTGCTATTTTTTGTATTAGTCTTATATCAGATTTATCACTATTAAATAGATAGTCAAAAGATTCTTTAAAGTCATTAAATCGTAACGTCTCTGTTGTTAGACCAAAATTAAAAACCAAATCCGAATAAGTTCTGTTATTTATAACATTCTCATAACTGGATATTGATGTTAAATTACTCAAAAAGTAGCTTTTTTTGTTTATATTGATAACTCCTTCAATATTAAATTCTTCAATCTTTCTGTATTTTAGATCCATTATTCTATCAATAATTTCTATTTTCTCTGAGTCTCTGGTTGTAAAAGGTATGAAATCTTTTTTAACTATAAGCTCATACAATTCGCTCTCAGAGTCACGAATGTAACCATCAACTTTGTTTACAAAAACAATGTGGAATGAGGAAGGTTGTTTATAATCCAGCATCTCCAAAGCTTTGCAAAATTTAGTAAATTTAAGGAATATATCCTCATTTATTCTTGTTGTCATGTTCATCAAATAAGGCTCAAATTCTCTCTTAAATAGCTTTTTATAATCTCTGACTAATAATGGCTTGTCCAAAGATAAATCGATCCTATCCTCAAATAATATCATTTTAAACACCTTTCTATAGTAACCGAATTGTGTTGAAACAATTATCATAAAAGCTAAGACGAACAGGATTATTAATTGATCATTCATGATGACCCTCCTTCCTTGTTAAACTAAAAAGATGTGAAAGATTATCCACATCTTTTAGTAACTTTTCTATTTATATTTGTTAAATTTGTCGAATATTTTTTCTTTAGGCAATTTTCCAACGGAAAAATCTACTTTTTTACCATCTCGTCAGAATTGAATATTAGGTATTGCTATAACACCAAAATTAGACTTTAATTGATCTTTGTCATATTCATCTATATTGATGTATAGCGTTTCAACACCTGATTCTTGCGCTGCTTCTTCTACTCACGGTTTTATAATCACACATGAAGAACATCAATCTGCGTAAAAATCAAGGGCTATTGTCTTTTCTTTACTCAATTCTATAATCTTTTGTTTATCCATGTTTACACCTTAATTAAATAGCACATTTTTCATAGTAACATTCTGGACTACTACATTTAGTACAACCACCTTGTTTAACAAGATGTTCACCACAAACAGGACACATTTCGCGTTCAATTTTCTCAGCTACATAATCTGTATCATCAACAGTAATGTAGGTGATATAACGCTTCATTTCTTTTGTTTTCTTATTGAACCACTCTTCTTGAATTTCAAAACCTGGTTTTGGTGCGGGATTTTTATCAAATGATTCTCCACCGCCTGTTAAGATACCAATCTTTTTACAGTTATCTCTAAAGACAGTTGCTCCTTTAAACCCAAGACCCCAACCTGTTGTATAGATGTTTTCTACATCTTTAGTTGTAGCTGAATTGTGAAGGTTGAATGTTGAACTAATTGCTGTGTCTACATATTTTTGAATTGTTGATTGAACAATAGCTCTGTCTTGGAAGTCAATATTTTGAGATGTTACTTTAGCCCATTCTGGTAATTCAGATGTATGTTCGACGCCCATTTCCTTCATAAGTTTAGCCGGAGTTTTTTCAACAACTTCAATTGTTCTTTCTGTTTCGAACATAGATTTAATTGTTCTATTATACGACAACATGAAAAACGGTTCAACACCCCCACTAACTCCTAAAATGTTACTAATAGAACCAGTTGGTGCAACACTTAACAATCTTGAGTTTCTTAATCCGAAATTCTCAATCATATCTTTTGTTTCTTCTGTGTATACCTCTTGATAGAATCTAGATTTAGATACCTTATCAAAGCTATATCGTGGGAATACACCAAGTTCTTTTGCTCTTAAAGCACTCGCTTGAGCAGCTTTGTTTGCCATGAAAGACATAATTTTATGTGTTTCTGCAATAAACTCTGGTGTTCCATACCCAAGCTTCATGCTTAAAGCAAGGTCGGCCAAGCCCATAATTCCGAGCCCTATTTCTCTCCAATCATGCACATGTTGTACTTGTGCTTGAAGAGCATGTCTGTCTCCTAACATAGTTAATAGTTCGTCTAATCCCCATGTCATTTCCATGACTACTTTTTCAAATCGATCGTAGTCAAAATATGCCCTGTCAGTGAATGGTTCTCTGACAAAAGCATTAAAATTAATACTTCCTAAATTACAACTTCCATTCTTTATTGTTGCGATAAGTTCGTTATTCTTATCTCTATATGTTTCCATATAGAACAGACTATATCATAATCCTTAATAGGATTCCCTCCGCTTCGAGTCACTTGACCCTACTCTCTTTCGAGATAGTCGTTGAACCTTCCTCTTATTGAGGCTTGGCTGCTGATTGTCTTCAACATTACTTGGTAAGATTTTCCAGCAATTCAAAGGGTTTTCTTCATATATTACTACATGAAGGGCCTACACTTTTTAAGTGTTTGGTTAAGCCATTAATGGTTGTTCGCCCTGTGTTTATTATAACACAATCGGATTATATCTTCACCTTCGTCTATCTTAATTAGATTCCGTTAAGGGGTTAGCGCTTCGTAACATAACTTGGTAATACTCTTCTGTCATTCAGTATGGTTTATTTTCATAAGCCAAGTTTAATTTATGTTTAAAAGATTCTGTAACATAAGGTTCTATCATTGTTAAAAAATGTTGAGCTGATAATAGTGAAATTCTAATTCTGTATTGATTTCCTCTTTTTCTATCAATTATACTAGTATCTCATCCATAATTAGTTTTAAAATAATTTTGTATTTTTAATAGATCTTCTTTTTTATATCGATCTGTACTAATTTCAACTCTTCTATCTTTTATAATACCTTTTGTTTTTCCAACTAGAGTAATATATCCATCTGACATAAACCAATTAGCTAACCCTTCTGGATTTAACCAATTTAATGCCTTTTCAGATATCACTCTTCTTTTATAATCATCATAAAAGAAATGATATATTTTTGCAAAATAAGGATTTGCTTTAATAACAAGTTCCTTGTATGCTTTTCTATTTACCCCATCTTTATTTGTGGCTTGAAATTCTTTTACAAATATATCTCAATTTGTTGTATCTTTTAAATCCTTTTCTATTTTATCTATAAAATCAAAATTTATAGATTTTATTCTGAATGCTCTTTTTGTTGTACCTTTATCGATAGTACCATCACCAAGTATTAGTCCTGTTAAATATCCTTTTAACTCTGAACTTTTCATATTATTAGATCCTTTCTAATTTCATATTTTTATTTTTATTACGTTTTAATCTCTGAACCTTCTCTTATTTGAAGAGCTTGGCTGCTGATTGTTCTTATTTAATATAAGAGTTTTCCAGCAATTCACTAACGATTATTTCATAAAATTTCTTTTATGCCATGCAGCGGGTTTGTTTACATGGATTTGTTGCACTGAATACGACATCTTCATATTCTGATAATAGATGATAATCGTTCATTCTATCTATAAATATCACACCAGGGTCTCCCATTGTATGAGCGGCATATGAAACAAGTGACATTAAGTCCCTAGCTTTCATAGTTTTCTTAATAGTTTCGTATTTTGTTTCAAATGTCATTGTCCATAATTCATCAGCATTATATGCCTTCATAAAATCATCTGTGATCGCTAAACTAATATTAGCACCATTAATCTTATTAAGATCCAACTTAGATGTAATAAAGTCAATAACATCAGGGTGATCAATGTTCATAACCAACATCAATGCACCACGTCTACTTTCTTGTTGAGTATTAAGTGTTGTGTGTGAGTATTTCTCAGCAAACACCATAACACCCGGTGTTGTGTTTGAACTATTATTTACTTTAGCTCCTTTAGGTCGAATATTAGACAAGTTCATACCTTGTCCACCACCATAGGAGTAGGTACGAGCAATTTCAAAATCTGCTCTATAAATATCTTCTAGAGAATCTTGTGGATCTGTTGCAACATAACAATTAGATCCTGTGATGTTGCCTTCTCTGCCAATCGCATAAAGGTTACGACCTCCCCAAATACCTTCTCTATGTCTGAATATCTTTTCTAATTTTGAATTACCAAAAGAAATTCTTTTTAAGAAATCTCTCTTTGTTTCTCCCTTGATTAAATACTTACCTAAGATTAAATCCTGTCTTTCATCGTTGTCAGACCATGGATTTTCTCTATCGGCTTTTTGTTTTTCACGGTATTTAATATATGCTCTAGCCGCAGTAAATTCTTTATTTTCCATCAAGTAATTTTCTACATCGTCTTGAATAGATTCTATATCAATATCTACATTATTCTCTAAATATTTTACAGATATTTCTTTTGCTTGTTCTTTACATACTTTTTTTGTTTTGGTTCTATCCCCTGTTTCACGATACACTCTGTATAGTGCATCAGCAATCTTTCTGATGTCAAATGCTTCTACTTTTCCGTTTCTTTTGATTACCTTCATCTATTATTTTCTCTCTTTCTTAGTTTTTTGCATCAAGTTGTGATAAATTATCAATGCTTATATTTGTATTTAGATCTAATCCACCACCAAAAATATCCATTTGCACCATGCCTTGTGTCGTTACCGTTCCGGTTAAATCACTTGAGTCTGATTTATCTGAACACCAAGTCCAATAAGGATAGTTAGGATCTGGATATGTAGGTGTCGATGGGTATGCTGGATAAATAGGATTTGGCTGTGGTTGTAGTGGAAGTGGATTCGAAGGCCAAATTATCGTTGGTTCGATTGATCTCATCAAGTGTCTAAATCTAGGTTTTCCATTTTCTAATTGTGGTAACAAACCGTCTTTACCGATAACATTAATCATAAAAATAATTTTATCTTCCATATCTTCAAAAACATATTGTCTTATTTCAACTTCAGTTGTTTTTGATGAGATATCTAACATCCCTGATATCTTTAATTCTTTTACTTTTTGTCTAACAACGCTACCTATATAAGCAACTCTAACCATAACATCATTTAATGCATCATACATTAAATCTCCAACCTGTAAATCAGTGTGCTTAAAGCTCTGTTTTATGTTGTAATTCATCTCAAAACCTCCGTGTTTTTATTTTTAGATTTATAATAAACATATTATGTCAAAATAATATGTTCCATATAATTAATTATTCAAAGGGTTTAACCAAAAAAAAGGAACTGTTAAATATGTTCCTTTTTGTAAAACTGATCAACTTGTGACTTATCAAGTCTTAGTTCCATCTCCTTTAGATGGTGTTACAGGAGCTTCGTTCATGGAATCACCTCTACTTTCACTACACTATTATAATATATATTTTATTTAAATAAAAATGGATTTTATTTTATTATATTATTGAAGTCTTCACTGTCTATATTAGTGATCCATCCTAAACCTACCATTATATACGATAAACATAATATAAGTCTTGGATCCATGTCTCCATTATAAAGATCAAATTTGACTTTTTTATAATATGTATCAAAAGTAATCCTATATCTTCTGTGATGAACTTGTGTTAATCCACTGCCGGTGATATGTGCAGGCATCTCTATAACTACATCACCATATACCCATTCGTCTGTTAATTTTATCAGTGGATGGATCCTTTTTAACATCTCTTCTGCTCTTTCTCTTATATGTGTTCCCATGTTATCTAAATGAGGAACATAGAACTCGCTTTCTTTTCTCTTTCTTTCGGGATAGGTTGGAGTTTCATACATTAATGTCGACAAAAGAAGAATAAGTATAAAAATAAAACCGAAAGGTATTATGTAAAACAGTGAAGTCTCTCTGGTAATTAACCATGGCAAGAGCCCCACCACTAACGCAAATATCACTGACCATAAAATTATAAATTTTAGTCTTTTTTTATTATGTTCTTTCATCGGAACACCTACTTTCTTTGTTCATAAAATGGGCACCCCTCACATTCATATTCATTATGATGTTTTGGGTTATTTGGATCCAGATGACAAACCTCATCTATTAATTCAGGCTCGATAGTGAAAGTATCGTCACCTGTTTGGCGACGATACCCTTCAACTACTTCTTGATAGTGTTTACAGTCTGTTTTCTTCATGTTATGCGGATATGACAAAGTATTTTCCTTCTCTGCCATTGGCCATTTTTTTTGCGGATCTCTCAGCAATCTCTTTAGAAAAGTATTTTTTTGCATAACTTTTGAATTGAAGAAATAGTCTAGCCCTACCACCAAATGGATGTTGGGCATAACTTCCTGTCCAATAATTATTGTCTTTATCAACTATGACCCACTGAGGTTTATTGAGATAATTTTCTTTATCATCGAAATAGATTACATCGATATTATTTAGTTTTATTAGTTCAATAAACTCTTCGACCTCATGCCATGGCATAATAGCTTCTTTCCATACATAGATGCTTATATTTTTCTCATTTTTAATCAGATTCACTGATTCCTCACTAAATCTTTTTATCACAATATCCTTATTCGCCATCTGTATTCTCCTTAATTGTTAGAGTTGTGTTTTTCTTATTTATGACTCTATACTCATCTTCATGTAGCCAGTTTAATTCGACTATTGCTCCAGCTAGTTTTTTCTCAGAACAAGCATAGATGAAGTCATCATCGTCACATATGAAAGCATAGTTTGTCTCCGGCTCACATCCATCGACTTCAATTTCAATCAAAACATAGGTTTTTTCTTTTCCTCTTTTTCTGATCGATAGAATGTTCTCTCTCATGTTAACATTTTTAACTATCTCTACAATATGCTTAGGTTTTCCTCCTACATTGATATCAACTTTTAGTTTCATACTTATTCTTCCCCAACAATAGAATTATATTCCTCTTCCGATAGTTCTAGACTATCCATAATATATTTTTTCGTGTATGGAAGTGTTTCGATATCTAGCATCAACCGAATAGCTTTTTTTAATTTGTTCTTTGTTTGAGCGAGGTCAACTTCTAAGTCTTTTTCACCAATATAGAAAATCATAATTTTTCCATTTGGTTCCCCATCCTCGTCATTATCGTAAAGATACATGTCGTAGAAACCTGGGCCAAATGTTCCTGCTTCAAAAGGATAATCACTGTTTAGTCTTTCAATATCTAATTCTTGATCTTCCTCTAGTTTTAAATTAAATCTTTTTAGTATACTCAATATAGTATCACCAATCTTATTTGTTTTATACAAATGATATGGGAAATCGTTATTAAGCATCTCGATATCTTCTTTTGTTATTTCTACACCTTGACCTAGATTGAGTTCGTAGTCATTCATTATACTTAGTATCGTATCACCGATTTTATTAGTATTAAATGAAAATTTATTCCCCCAAAGATCTTCGTAAACAACTAGAAAGTTTTCCATAATTTATTCTCTCTCCTTAATCCAATTAATAATAGCAATGCAACTAAATGCACAATGATCCAAAACCATTCTCTCATTATTTATTTTCCTCCTCTTTTATTTTTTTAGCATCTCCACCTAGAAACTCCATGACTGATTCAGCTACTTTTTCATTGAATAGTGTCGCATTCTCTTCAGAACAACTTATCAAATACTCGTAGTCTTCTTCTTTAACAAAGTTTCCCTCATGAAATATTTTATATTTTTTAGACATTTATTTTACTAAAGGTTTAAAGAACTTAGAAGGATTTAGCGATATGATTCTTGTGTAATCACCGTTTTTCATATAATTCTTTAATGCTTTCATAGCTTCAGTTCTATCAGAACCTGCTACACACAATTCTTCCATACTATTATAAGATGTGGTTATCCTTGCTTTAAAGAAAATAACCTTTTTCAAAACAACTGAGTTATCATCGTTTGATGTCTCTAGTACTTCGTATGCTTCTTTGTCTTCTTCTGTTGCACCAAGCTCTAGTATATCACCTTTTTTAGCTCTAAATTCAGTGCCTTCATAGTGAAATTCTTTATCTTCAAGCATTAATTTAGTGTCTCTTTTCACTAATATTCCCATATTTTCTTCGTACATCTTACCAATCATCATTGCTGCGACTAGTCTTTTTTTGATGTCGCTCATATTTTCCCAATCCATCATTTTTCTCCTATTCTTTAAAAAATCTTCTGTAACTTAACCGATTATCTTTGTTTAATATAATATATTGACCAATAAACCCAATATGAAAAATAATTACAACAACTATAAATAAAATTGTTACTGGCAGAAATACTAGATAAAACATAGCATTTCCAAAGACACTTAGTTTTTCTAAAATTCTCTTTTCATAGATATACAGAGACAATATCATCGACATCAATGTCCAAAACAATAATATAAATATTTGAACATCTGTCATTGTTATTCTCCGAATGTCTGATTTAAGAAATCTTTGAAATCTTTTGAAATCGTAATACAGTTAACATCGTTTTTAAGATATCCCTTTTCTTCCAGATCGCGAAGAATCTTATCTTCTTCCTCGCCTATATCTGTTAAATCACAAATACCATTTCTACCATTCATGGCATTATAAAGGAACTTACAAACTCTTTTTTCTTCTTTGGTTAAAATAAACTCCATGTTATTTTTCCTCTTTTTCTGCAATTTGTTTTTTTAACGTCTTTAACTCAGATAATGCTTTTTGAACTACCTTATATGCTTTTTGAATTTTTAGTATATCCTCTTTTGACATTGATAAATGTGGATGACTTGGTATTTCTAAAGGAATGTTGCCTATAGTTAATAATGCCATCTCTGGTATCATATCAAGTTGATCTTCCATGTTTAGTTCGCTTGTAATGTCCAATTCTATTAAGCCTTCCGTAACAATTTCTTCGACATGAGAAGGATATTGTTCTTTTAAACTCTCTAGTGTAAATCTAAGGTTTTCCAATAAAGCTGTAATTGCGTGATTCTCTTTTTTAACATTAATTCTAAAATAACCAGACGCTCTTTCTACATCAACATTTCCTTCAAGCGCTAAGAAAACAATGGCGTTTGCTGTAATTGTTGTGGCTATTGATATTGATGCACACAATTCTCTAGATGCTCCTTCATTATTCATAGCATGACCAGTAACAAGAAATTCTTGTATGGTTTGTAGTCCGTTTAAGCCTTCTGATCCATATTTTATTTTTATTTCAATCATGATTTAGACCATTCTCTCAACTTTAAAGCTTTCATAAAATCCATCAGGGTTTCTTTTTAGTAGCTCTAAAGGAGTGTGATATTCTTCAAGTTCAGAAGCAAATATAGGTTTTTGAACATTAAAGAAGCCATCATGAAATTCCACAATCATGATATCTGATGGTTCAACCACTGTTAGAATTTCACCTGATTCTGTTTTTATTACATCTTGTTTTACAACAATATATTTTTCTGCGTCCATCTTATTTCTCCTTTGTTTTTTTTTCTTAAGTCCCAGCCTTCTTTTCTAAGGCGTCTCTTTGTTCCATAGCCAATTACATGATGTATTTGTAATTCTTCTTTTTTATTATATTTTGTTTCAGGGATGAGCAAATTACCATTACCTGTACTTAATATTACAAATCTTCTAGCCATAAAACTCCTCTCTGTTCCAATCTTATTCAGGAAGTTTATACATTTCGATAAAATCTTCGAAATTAGGTAAATCTATCCATTCATTCGTCGGAACCCAATAAAATTTTGCGACATCTTTTAATGCATAACATAACTCATAAGAGTTTGCTGCTATAGCAATAAAATCAACATCTTTTGATACGTATTCGATAACAACATCAGCCATTTCTTTTATCCTATCATAGGAAAGACCACTATCCAGTCTATCAAACAGAACCACTGTGGGTTTGTTGTTTCGAACTGATTCACCTACTCTTCTAAGAGTGTTCCCCAGAGTGTAGCTCATACGCTCTCCTTCAGATGTCCATCTATGACTAACATGTTTCGGATCAAACATTGCGTCGTGACTTACATTTCCATCGATTTCTTGAGGATTGTCATATATTATATTATAATTTTCTTCCATTTGTTGCTTGAAACTATCTAACATAGTCGTCTTTCCTGCACCGTTTGGTCCAATAAGAACAACTATTTTTTCATCAGTCTCAAAAGTAAAATAATCACCAGCTTCTGGATGTTTATACGTTTTTTTTAGTTTCATAATTTTCTCCTTATGATGATAATATATATAAATTTATTATTTTTTGTTTGGTATATTCCACAACTTCTTCCATTATATCTTCAGGCTCATATTTATATTCTCTTGGAATATACTCTTCTGTCTGTTCCTCTATCCATGGTTTTATTGTTTCAAACGAAGAAATATCAATAAAATCCAGAGAATCTATAATCATATCTTTATTATTTTTAATGTCTAAAAGATATTGTTTTGTTTTTTTGTCTTCACTATAATTAATAAATGATATACTATCATCTCTACTTTGGATCAGATATAGCATTCTAAAAAGATGATAAAGTTCTTTGGATTCATATCCGTTTTTCATCTCTTTCGTAGAATAAGGAGATCTAAATACTCTAGCTTTTGTGTACATATCTCCTTTTAGACTTCTCAGGTTTACTTTGATTTTACCAAATAAATTCCTAATATACTCATCTCCGATAAACCATTTTGTTTGTATCGACTCTATATAAGCAAAATTTCCTTTATTTATCACTTCATAGAAATCAATTATGTCTTTAACATCTATCAAACCAAGATCATTCTCGATTTGTTTGCTAATTCTTTCTTTTTTGATCAACTGTTCCAATGTGGGTAATACAATGGCACGTAGATCAATATCGCTATCTTCACTATCTAGTCCATAGTTTTGGGATCCAAATAGACCCATATATAAAACATTATAACCTAAATTTTCTAGATATTTTTTTTGTTTGATTATTTTTTCTAATACGTCCATTGTATTCCCTCTTTTCACTATTTATTTTTTTAACATATGTTGTATGTTGAGTTTAGTCATTTCTTTGACAGCATCCTCAATCTCAGTAATTCCTCTTACAGCAAAATAATCTCTTAAATAATCTTGAGTATAATAGAAATTGCGATTTTCCCATGTTAAAAGTTTTTCTTTTAAATATTGAAAATACTTCAACATATGGGGATTTTTTTCTCTAATAACCGTATCATCAGAAATTCTACCACCTATTTTATTGTCATAGGATACAATGTATCCATCTTCAAATGTTTCTTTCCTGTATCCTTTTCTTAAATAAAAGTATCTCATGGTGGGTTTTTTATTTTTTGATAAAGAGATGAGTACTTCTCTACTGAAATAACTACCGCTATCTGGAACTGTTGCTTTTATATGTGAAGGGAATTCACCTATAAACATATATTCCTCTCTCTTATTAATGATTATATTACCTACTTTATAATTTTTAGTAAGTGGTTGTTTTTTGGTCTCTATGACTTCAAGATATTCGTTATAATATGTGGACCCTTTTCTAGCTATAGACTGTTGTCCATTTGTTCGGCCGAGATAGTATTCTCCTTCTATATCACCGTTTGCCACTGTTGTTTGAATCATTGTTTCTATTAAACTCTCGCTGTTAATTCCGACTTCAAATACTCTGCCGTCAGGAGCTGTCACCTCTAGTGTCCAGAATGATAGTTTACTACCTTGGTTTGAATCACTTGCTGCTTTTGATAATTTCAGTGTAAATTTACCATTATCATATTCTATTATTTCATAAGGTTTTTCACCTTTTCCATAATAATATCCAGCCCAAGAAATCCCGGATTCTATAGATTTTTTATCAAGAGCTATAAAACCTTGGTTTGTTTTTGTTTTTAATACGATGGTTACTTTATCTGGGAAATTATGCGTTCTTTTTAACATATTATTTACCAAACAATCTTTTAGCCCATTGTTCAGGTGTTTCGAATCTTGGGCATACATCGTGTACGTCATGTCTATTATAATGAACATGGCATTTGCCGTTATCAATTTGACTTACTCTTGTAAAGTGTGCGCACTTCAGACAAGATTTTTCATTTGTTTCAGCGATCTTGACAACCTCTAGCTTTTGATCATCTGTTCTCCCTGATTCACTTCTGTTATAATATTGATAATTTATTACTTCAATTTTGTTTTCCATTATTGATCTCCTTATTTATCGTCAATAAATTTACCTAATTTTTTATTTAGTTTACGACCTTCTATTAAATCAAGCTTCTCGCTTATTGTTGCAAATTTAAACAAAATTTCTCTTGCTTCATGTACTTCTTCTTTTGTTATATTTTGTTTATTAGTCTTGACACTGATAGAATTCACATGCCAATCATAACTGTTTATAGCATGCTCAATCTCCGTTCTAACGTAGTCTTCTTCAATGAAATCCTCTACATCTACTTCTAATGATATATTGATTGTTTTGTTTTTTGTAGTATCTGTGTTTTCAATATCTGCTTCCTTAGAATCTTTCTCTAGATAAATGAAGTGCTCCATATAGTTATCTAAAGAAGGTATGGCACATTGATTTCTATGGAATTTTAGTCCGCTCTTTTTAAGTAAATCGTCCCATTCGTTTAGTATAGAAGATATGTTGTCATAGTCTGTGTTTTTATCAAAAACAAATCCTATACAGTCACCTTTTCTTATTAATCTAAATTTAACACCAGAATCTTCAAATTGAATAACTTCAGGTTTTTCTAATATTTCTCTTGTGTCATTTAATAAATGTTGGAAAGCTTTTCTGCCATCTCGTGTTTTTAAAATAACCTTTGAGTTTTTGACATCGGCTATAACCATAACGTATCTAGATATTAGTTTTTGAGTTTCTTCAAATTTTTTTCTTTCCATAATTGATATAATAAAGAATAGGTTTTATCCTATTCTTTATCCTCTCTCAATCTTTTGCAATTTTCTGGGGTTGCAATCTCCCAATCATTTTTAGTGGTGTGTGAAAGAGTGAACATTATGTCGTCAGTGTCAAGTAAATTTAAATCGTTTCCTTCTTTCAAATGTATAACAATTTTATTTTTACTCTCGAGAATCCAATATCCATCCCATTCTTTTCTTTTAACAGGAAGACCTGCTTTAAGTGCCTCTAATACTTCTTTAAAATCCATAACCGACACTTCCTTTCTTAACTATAATTTGTGTTTCAATAAAAATTCTGGAGATACTGCTTTAAAAGATACAGTATTTTCTGCATCTCTTAATACTATACCTTCACGTAATGTGTCATATAATACTGATTTACCAGTTGAATATGTCATAAGTTCTTCAATTGTATCTGGAAGTAGATAACTCTCCTCCAGAATAGGAACCCAGCTCATTGCTTGTTCATCAGAGATGTTCATCTGTTTTTGTGCTGCCAGTAAATCCATTCTAGCTTCAAGGGAGTTTATTTTCTTCCCGTCCACTACAAGGTTAAAAGCGTATAACTTTCTTTCTTTCAAATGATACTTGTTGCTCTGAATATCTGGTCCGATTGTTTCTCCTTGTAAATAGACAAAATCTTTTGCACCGAGAAGGACGAATAAATTCTTTAATAATTCCTCGATGTTATATTTGATTGCCATTTCCCAATAATAGTTTACGCTAGCATCAGAATACCAAGTTTTTTGTCTTTCGTCTGCCTGGATAATATTTCTAGAAGATACAACAAAATCAAATTTTCTTCCATTTTTTCTTAATCCATATGTGGATGAAGTCCCATCAAGTTTTTCTGCTACTTGTAAAACTGTCTTATTGTCTCTTAATTGCTCAAACAACTTAGGTAGTGCTTGAACACGTGTTTCGTCTGTTTTAGTAATATATGATGGGAATTTTTTTATTGGTGCTTTTTTTGTAGTGATTTTTTTAATAAAATTTCTAAACCACTCTTTTTTCATCAACCATTTTCCGAGTTTTGTTTTAAAGAATTTACTATGTTTTTTATAGAATTGTTTTGAATGATCAACTATACGAATTTCTTTCGTTTCGTCTTCAATTTTTTCAATTTTAAGAATATCGGTAACATCAGTTCCTTCAGAAGGTTCTTTAACCCATCTTACTTTTTGCATAACTACATCCATAGGTACAAGCAATCCCTGGCTGATAACAGCTTCGGGCATCACAGAGGAATAAAACTTGTTTAATTTCATTGTTTTAACTTTGAAGTTTCTTTTCTCCAAGAAATAGAAATAATCGTTTGGATCTTCTGTAGCAGGTACTTTTGAATCAATTTCAATGTACACTACGTTATCACCAATACTGTATTCTCCTTTCTTGCCAACAACCCACCATCCTAAAACTCTATAAAGACAAATTGCATCTGCCTCTACGTTATTTTCTTTTAGAAAAATCGGTTTGATATCGTTTACTTTTTCAATATGTGCTAAATTTCTCATTTATTGTCCCCCATTTAAGAGTTTTTTACACTCATGTATAATTTCTATTTGTTCTACTGTTCTCATATTTTATATCTCTCCTTATTAGTAGTTATATTCTACTCTTATAGCTAATTTTGTAACTCTTTTTGCTCTTGACCATGCTTTTAAAGAACAATAGTAGTATCCATTTTCTTTTGAACTTGGTTTGTAACATCTTCTGCCGTCTAGTCTATCAAAATATACTTTATTCTTCTTATACATTGAAGTACCATATAATGTTTCACATAATTTTTTTACGCTAAAATAATAAATTGGTGTTGGCATTACAAACATCTCCTTTTTTTAATTATTAGTTGTATCCATAAATTTGTGACACAACTCCCAATTTTGTAACTCGTTTAAATCTATTTGGGCCTGCTGGTGTAATAAAACAATAGTAGTAACAGTTTTCTTTGGAGCTTGTTGGATAACATGTTTTTAAATTCAAACTATCAAAATATGCTTTGTTTTTTATATACTTTGATTTACCCTCTGGTGTTTCGCATAGTTTATTCACGCTAAAATAATAATGATAATGTAGATCTGGCATTACTTTACACCGTCCTCTTTTTCATTTTCTAAAACAGTTCTTTAGTCCACGATTCCGCTTTTTCAATCTCTTTTCTAAAACTCTCTGCCAGTTCTTGAATCTCCCATTGTGCGTGTGTCTCTGGATTTCTTTTACTGTAAAAATCAAGGAATGCTCTGAGATTGAAAGAGATTGTTATGTTGGTTGTGGCTGCATTGGGTAGAACGTATCTAGCATCCTCTGCTCGAATACCCATGTCTACCAATTTATCATAAGCTTTTTGTATTTCTTCCATTATTTGATCATAAACCAACAATGAATCTACACTCATAATACCAGGAGGTGTAACGAATTCAAATGTTCCATGTTTACTATCGGTAGACATTTTTACATATCTCTGACTTTGAACACTATAGCTGAATCCAATTCTATGTCTTGTTAATTGTGCCAGTAGCGATCTACTAACACCATTGACTGCAAAATTAAAAGTTATATGTTCTAGTGTGGAAGTGTGTCCATGATTTAAAATTTGTTTAATAAGTCTAATGTGATCATCATTCTTTTCCTTATATTTGTCAAATTCTTCATTCCAAATATAATCTTGATCGTTTGCTGAATAACATGTTCTTATTGCAGTGAATGCCACTTTAATAGCTTCTGGTGTATGTGATAATAAAGTTACTTTCATTTAGTTACCTCTTTCTTTAGTCTTTATAGTGTTTATAAAATAATCAAAACATTCATCATATCCTTCGGACACGTATATATCCATGCCACCAAGATAATCTCTTACATTATAAAGGGATCTTTTTGCATCTTCGATTGAACCTGAATTATGTATGAAATAATTCTCTATAATTTTAAAATCATCATCAAGGTCTTGACTTAACCCACTCAAACTTAAACTAGACCATGCTGATCTCAATAAATATTTTTCATGTTCTATTCTTTGTAATTCTCTTTTTCTCATTTGCTTTTCCTCCTCAAATATATTTCACTACATTTTCATATTAATAATATATAATTTATCGGTTAAAAAGAAATAGTGTTATCTATTTCTTTTCTCTGCTTTTTTAATTTTCTTATCTATTTTCTTTTTTAGTTCTTGTGGATCTTTTTCGTTGGTGTCTCTGACTAATCTGACGTGAAAGTTTTTAGCTTTAAAATAAGCTTTTCTTTCTTCATCATTATCAGTTCCCTGTATAGATGACATAAAGGAATTTAAATCTCTTAGCGTCTGCATCAGATTCCCATTGTTTTTGGTAAGAATATCGTCATATGACATCTTTAAAATATCTTCATATTGAAATGATTCATTTAAAGATGATTGTTGACTATCGAAATATGCCATCGCTTTATCGTATTTCGCCTGATCTGCTCCTTTGGATCCTCTGGGTCCTAAATAAGCTTTTTCACATCAGTTCTTGAATTTCACTCTGCTTCCTTCAAACTTATCGATTAGGACTTTTCAATGTTCTTCGGGATGATTCATATAATACTCCATAGCATCCCCGTTTTCTTTTAATACTTGATTCACAGGAATCTTTTTAACAAAACTTTCTTTAATTAACATATCCTTCACCTAATCCTTCGTCAACATATATAATCCCATAACATATTCTTTACCGATAGAGTCAATTGACCTAATATTTTTATTTGTACTGGTAACAAAATAACCAGCACTATTAATATATTCTCTCGCTTCTTTATTAGCTTCTTCTGAAAATAACCCGATTACTGATAATGTATCACCATCATAGTCACCATTAAGGCTCTTTAGAGAACTATTTCCAGGTATCAACGCATCTATAAATGTGTTGTTCTCGGTTGTTGGTTCAAAAACTTCCATGCTATCGCCTTTAAAGTTTGGTATAAGTGGATATTTATCGAAATAAAACATTGCTTCGTTAGGGAAGTTTGAATCTAATCAGTTTACGTTAAAATTATATAATAAATAAACTCCTTTGTCTTCTTTTTTTGTTGAAAGAAGATTAATACCTGTTGGGAATATATTTAAGTGGTTTAATACAGGGTATCTAACCAGAAGCACATGTCTATCAACAATAGATTTGGCTGCTGCTTGATAAAATAAATCTGTTACAGTGAAATGTCTTCTTTTATAAGTTTTATTTTTAAATTCTTCTCTACTGTGTGCGACATTTACTACCATTTTGTGATCTTTTCTTATCTGTCTCTTGTTCTCATCTTCAAATATAAGAATAAAATTGTATCCATCCATCCTTCCTTTATCTGATTTAATAAAGCTCTTCAATAGCTTTTCTATAAATAATTTAGAAGAAGGTTCTACTCTAATAAAAGTCTCATCTCATTTTAACATTTGTCTCTCGATGTTCATTTCGAGATCCCTGATTATATCATAGGAATGTTTTAAAACGAAAGGTAGGAATGATGAACATATTGATGCAAGAGGTATTCCCGAATAACCAGCAAGTGCATCAACCTCTTTGTAAGTATTCTTCGTTGCCATAGTTGGAGCAATGATTACATTTCTTGAGCTATAATCAATTGATTTGCCGATAATTTTATTTTGGAAATTAGAGTTCTTGGCAACACCTGTTGTTGGGGCTGGTTTGTTTGTTGATTTATCAAAATCTACTCTTTTTCCTGTTATAAAACCGATCGTATCTTTAAATAAGTTTACCAAAATAACATTTTGAATTAAGTATTCTTGGATTTGAGTAAGTCCAAAAATAGAACTTGATGAGAATCTAGATAAAGCATTTATATTTGTTAATAGTTTTCTGTACTCTTTGTTTATATCTGAGCCCAATGTTCTACTTTCGCTAGAAATATTTCTATATCCTTTAGGAATGACCAACCATTTATTAACAAAGAACTCTTGTTTTGTTAAAGATTTTATAAAATTTATACGACCAGCTTTGGATACTGAAAAATCATCCATTTCTTCATCTATGAATTTTTCTAGCTCTTCAACATCTTCTGTAGCTGCTTCATCTGTTATTTCTTCGTACTCATCTTTTGTTTCTCTGACATAACCTAGAGATTTATTCCAATCTATTTTATCGAAGTTGTTTCAATAGAATTCTTTTCCCGTTTCTGCTCCTGGTTCTGTCTTTTTGACATAAACTATCTTTCCGTCTACAACTTTTGCTCATTTCTTTTTGATGCTATCATGTTGTAGTAATAGTGATCCAAGAGAACCCATTCTCATTAGGTTTATAACAACTAGTGGGTGAATATAGTTATCTTTTAAATCAATATATCCATATTTGTATTTTTCTTCCTCGGTAAAATAACCAAATATTTCAGGATCAAATAATCCGCCTGGTTGAGGGAGGTTACCTATGAAGAAAATAGTGTTATTGACTTCTTTCACATCATTTTCTTTGATGAATTTATTTATATCTAGTATTTCCAGTTTCATTTGGATTACCTCCTATTAGTATTTTATAAAAAAATGACGGGGAAATTCCCCGTCGTTGGTGGACCAGGGTCTACTAGACCGGGGTGTGTTCGACCAGCCCAGTTGTTATTTAATATTTAACCTGTTCTTTAATGCTGTATAAGAAGTCGTTCTACCAAACACATGGTCGAAAGCTTCTAAAATAATTAAAGAGTTAATACCACCTACAATAGATACATCTCTATTATATCCATTATAGTTTTCTTTTATTGTTTTTGTGGCTTTTCTAACTGCTAATGCTTCTAGAATAGTTTGAACTCTATGTTCTCTATGTAGTTCTTCTTTAATAATTTCTCCAGTTGCTGGATCGTATACTTCTCCAGTTTCAGGATCAACTAATAAACCAGTTTCAGGATCTTGTATAAGCTCAGGTGCATCTTCTGGTGTAGTACCTGGATCTGGTTCGATATATTCTTCTTCTCCAGCCAACCCAAGAACTTGCTCATTTTCAGAGACTCTTGCTTCTAAATCATCCATTTTAGCTTTCATATCTGCTAAAAGTTCTTGATCTTTAGAAATGATACCGATTGTTTCGTCTGAAATTTTATCAGCAGCTGTAGTCATTTGAGGCATATCTTCAGGAACTTGAGACATTGCTTCATCTGCAGCAACTTCTATTTGTTCTGTTTCCATATGAGCTTTATCTGCCCCGACATTCTTATCCATTATACCAATAACTGCTTGAACAACATCAGCTGTCTCTGGAGTTACTTCAATCTTAATAGGAATAATAGTTCCCATTTCGCCTTTTATAGTCAAAGGAATTTCTGTCATCAGAGTTTCTTCAACTTCTTGTTCAATTTCAGCCTCTGGATCAATTCCGTATTCTTCTTTTAAGGCTTTGAAATCGTAAAGGCTCTTAGCTTGATCGATAGAAAGTTTAGTGATATAGCTTTTTAAAGCATATCAATTAGATTCATTAAGATATTTTTGTCTTCTCATAACATTATTGTTGGCAGCATTTTCAGCCTTAACATAACTTGTCATAGACTCTCTTAACATATTTATCTCAATATCTTTATTTTCTTCTTGAGTTAGAGCAGCAGATTCCTCTAGTAAAGTTTGATTATCGTAGTGCTGACCCATTCTGATATTAAGGGCTTTATCTCTGTTAAATTTTTGGTAAGCCATATCGTCCACCTCTATTTCTATTTATATAATTAATTATTCAAAATAGTTTAGAACAAAAAACGGCCTTAAATTTAAAACGATACCGTTCGTATTGAATAATTAATTATAGTTAAGCAAGGAAGGTGATATATTATGAAGACTATTGCATCCAACAAATTCGATCAAACAGTAAATGGTTATATAAATAGTTTGTATGGTTATATATTTAATATAGGAAATTTATCAACTTATACGGTTTATGAAGATAAGTTCTTAGTATCTAAACCAACAATTCTACAGAGATTTCTTCCTTTTTTCAAATACTATGCAACAAAAATTACCCTTGATCCAAAATATTACCAAAAACCTAATCTTTTTGCTCTTGACTATTATGGATCTTCTGAGTTAGAGTGGTTGGTCCTGTTTGTGTCGGGTGTCTCTCATCCGATCGACTTTAACCTACCTATCATAGAAGTTTTACCTGTTAATATACTAAATGACTTGAATAAACTCATAACTTTGTATAAAGGCGAGGTCCAAAATAGCAAAAATAACCCAGATGCATATACAAGTAAGAATATTGACATTAGTAGACAGTCTGGTTTTATCGAAGAAAGATACTTATATAAAAATACATCCAATTTAACTGAAAAGCTCTTATCTTTAACTTCAAAAAATAGATTACCAAATACTTCTACAATAATTAGAACTGAATCACCTACACCTACTCCAAATACTAATAGATTTATTGAAGGGAACACTACAGGAGTTGGTCTGGGAAAAGATAAGTCTATTTCTAGTCTATTTTAATGGGCGGTGATTTTAATGAAAATGATTATAGAAGAAAACAAAAGTAGTAATGAAATAAATAAAATTATTAACGAGATGGTCATATACGTCGATGATAAATCAAAAAAACAAGTAACTTATGCAGATGAACACTCTATCGTGTATGGTAGATTGAAACAAAGACTTCAATTAGATATTGTTAAGTTTTGTTTAAACGAAGTGGATTTAAAAGATGACTTGATGTTCTTTAGATCAATGGTCGGAGACACATTAAGAGAAGCTGATATTCTGAGTTATGTGAAAGACATACAAGACAAATATAATAACGGAAGAAGTTATAATAGAAATGTAGCTATAGATTATTTTATGGAAACAACTAGATATGACTTTGTTTTGGTTTTATTTGTAACCATCGTTCGTGGAGAAAACATTTTTCAAACTAGATTTGTATTTAGATATAGAAAATCTAATTTAACTGCTGGTGTTCGAGGAATGTCAATGAGCGGTTTACCTGAAAAAAATGAAAAACCATAAAAAAAGAAGACTATGTGTCTTCTTTTTTATTATTAAAGTAAACCGATTTGATCGTTAATCATATCTTCTGCTTTAACAGAAGCCCAACTTTCAATAATTCTTTGTCTGTTAAGTGGTTCAGCTAGTACTTGTGTTACTTGTTGGTTGACTTGTTGTACCAATGCATCATCCATAAGTTGTGTAGGATCAAACTTGAACAAGAACGTTTTAACGAATGATTCTAATTGCATATAAGTAGGAACTAATCCCATTTCTTTTCCAATTTTTCTATAGATCGCTGCTTGAAGAACTCTTGCTCTTTGACTAGCATCTACATAATCTTCCATCAGTTTTTGACTTCCAAAGTTCTTAATTACATAATCAGCAAATGAAGTTTTTTCTTGATCTGCCATTTTTTGTACTTGGACTGTAAACTGGTTTTTCAGATTTGTGATTTCGTTTTCGTTATAGTGAATTCCTTCAGTAAGATTGTTGAGTGCAGCAAAAGTTAATGAACGCACTTCTTCAGTGTAGTTATCTTGATATATCTTCTCAAGATGTTCTTTAAACATAACCTTTACTTTATCAATGTCTAGACCTTCTTTTTGTTCTTCAGGAACATTACTTTGGTCTTTTAACATTTCAATAAATTCATCATCTTTTAACTCTTTGATTCTATAAATGTCAGTGATAGTTGCTTTTACATCTAGTTTAGAGCCGTCTTTACCTGTCAACGCATAAGAGAATTCATCACCGATTTTTTTACCCATTACTAATTCTGTAACTTCTGCATGAGTTTGAACTTTTAGAGCTTCATCATCTTCTCCAAATTTTTGAGCTAGATTGAATGTTAAATTTTCTTTATCTCTGCCATCGTCAAATGTTAAATCAACATAAGATGTTTTTGTAGCTTTATTTTGTTGTTGTTTTACTTTCTTATATTCTTTAAATAGAGCAACTAATTCTTTTTCTGTTGATGGTTTGGATTTAATGAGTTCTTTATCTACTTTTGCATCTTCATAATTAACATTATCAACAAACGAAGCCAATTCTACATTTAATTGAAAAATGACGGGATCTTCTAATGATAGATCAAATCCTTCAAAGTCAGTTTGATCTGAACCATCTTTAATATCATAGATACTTCCAATATCTGAAACCTCTTTAATAATTTCTTCAACAAAAATTTGTCTATCTATTAAAGCTACAGTTTTTAAAATACTAGCTGATAGCTTTGGATTAAGAATGGCTAGATTAAAAGGTACTTCTCCTTTTCTAAAACCATCTTGTTCATAATTTGTTTTATAATGTTTATTATAAATTTCTTCTAATTCTTTAGCGAATTCTTTACGACTTGCTGTTTTTGTATATACGTAATTAAATTCATCTTTTTTATAAACTTGTAATTCTCCGTTCATTATGCTGTCTCCTTTTTAGTTTGTTTTTGTTCAACTGCCGAGGTTTGCTCGGGTGTTGGTGGTACTTCTTGTTCTTGTTTAGGTGCTTGCTCAGGTCTTACTGTTTCTTTGATTTTTTTAAGGACTTCAATAACTTCGCTATATAGATCACTTAACTCTTTATAAGTCTTAACTAGGATTTCATATTTAATATAATCATTTGAGAATATTTCAACAGAATCTAAAGAAGTAGAGCTTGTTTTTAAGTTAGTTTTTGAATCTTCAAGAACTTTTACAATGTAACCTTCAATTGTTTCAAGAGACTTATAGTCGACAATTTGTTTGAAAGCCTCAATTACTTCTTGAAGTCTCAGCTTATAATTTCTTAGAGAAGATAGCCTTGTGATTTTATTAACATGTCCTACTGAACCGTATTTAGACGACACTAATTGTTTGTCTAACTCTTCAATCATTTGTGTGTTTAATATATCTCTTTTTTCAAAGAGCTCAATTGCTTGTTTTGTTTCTTTGCTAATCATTTCTAATTCTTTTTCTTTTGGCATGGTATTACCCCTTTCTAATTTTTCTTTCATATTTTAATTTTTCTAATCATGTAAAATCACCGTAGATGCTTCTTCATAAGTAATCGTTGTTATGAATAACCCTTTTACTGCAGGTGGCTGACTGTTAACTGAGCTAACCTCGACACTCTTTACTTTGATCTTTGAGTCGTTTTGTTTCAATCATCAGTTGACATCGTTTTCCATTTTATTAATATCGATGTTTTTAATAATTTTGATTTGAGTCATTTGATATTTATCCTCCTTTTTAGTCTATAATCATCATACTCAACGAAGAATCCACCCAATCAAGGAGGAGGAAACTGAGTAGACTCTTCGTTCAATATGATGACTTATGTTTTATAATTAATTATTCAGTAGGTTTTAAGTAAAAAAAAAGTTGGAAAAAATCTTTCCAACTAGTAATTAATTACCTCTGGTGTTAAGAAAAAAACAAAGCTTTTAATAACCTTGTTTTAATTTAAACTATTTTTATAATATATTTATTTTGATCAAATGGATTTATACTTGAGTTTATTTTTTTGTTTTGAACCCCTTGAATAATTAATTATAGTCGAGCAAACTATGATTTATTTGTGACTTTGAAATCAAAAGTGCTAACTATATCAAACCTAACTAGCCTTTGGACATTTCTCGAAGAAATCCCGTTAATGAGTTCCCGATATAACTCACTGAAATTGGTAATCATTCACAGTGGAAAGAATACATATAGTTATTGCTCTTTGAAGTAACTAGCTATATGAAGAAGATTAAAGTCATATAGTAGATCAGGGTGAGAATCCTTGAAAGTAAGTGTATCACGTTTGTGATACAAGATCTCCTAAGAAGTCCTCGAATTCGGAGAGAGGATGAAGCTACTAACACTAGCGGGTTCGACACAAAACCAGATCTGATTAGATTATATCTAGTTCTTATGTAAAAGTGCTATCAAAAAATCTTCACCTTTAGTTTACAAAATGGTTTACGATGTTTTAAAGTTTTAGTTTACAGAATTGTTTACAAAGAGAGTTCCTGCTTTAGTGGAAGACTTAACACTATACAGATATGTCCGGATAAATGCTGCCGTCACTCACTGTTCAAAGAGGGATAACCCTGGAAACAGCACAGGGTAAAGTTTTTTATTATTTAATTTATTAATTAATATCTATATAATAGTTATAATTATATTTATTACTTATTAATTAATAATATCTATATATACTAATAACTATATATAGTACTAATAACTATAGAGAAAAATAAATGAGGTGAGCATTATGACAAATTTTGACAATTTAAAAGCAACTAGAAATGAAAAAATAGACTTAATAAGAATGGCGCTGAGCAATTATACATCGCCTTACAAAGTTAGTGGTTCTGACGCGGTTGCTTTAAACAACCTCACTGAGTTTATATCTCATAATATCTTATTCAAAAAAAGACAAGATTATACAGAAAACGATCTATCTAATATGATGTATAAATATGCCTATAGATATTTCACTCAGTTTGTTAACCCTATAGCGACTGTCGATCTTATTGAGATGATGATCCTATATAATAAATATATGGTTTTTAACATCGGTGATAATGCTATATATAATATTTTTAATATATCAGAAAAGTTTACTTATACTGTAACACTTATTGATACACCTAACAACATAAATCAAGATAGTAGTAGAACATATTCTTTTTCTATCCCTTATGTTAATAATGTCTATAGAGAAAATTTTGTAAAATCTTTCAGACTAAAGAGTAATCAATTCAGCGTGGATGGTAAAATATTAAATCTAGGTCTGAACGGAAACACAATGGTGTTAAACATGGACTTTGAATTACTTATACATGATGGTTCAAATCCTATAGAATATAACCTGATAAATAATGGACAAGTCGTAGCAAAAATAAAACTTGATTTAGTGGAGACAGAGGATAATAAATCTAGAGAATATATCGTTGAAGGATATTCTGCGAATATAATCAGTAACTTTGAAAGAGATATGTATAGATTTATTGATAATATGTATATATCGGAAGAGACGAAGACTAAATTAATCGACAAGGGTATGATAACAGGAAATGATCAGGAAGAAATAGATGAGAACACAGAGCTAGTTCTTTCTGTTAAAAAAAGTTATCTAAGAAACTTACTTGAGGAAATAAAAACAAATGGCATACTGAATGGTATAATATTAAAAAATCTTACTGAGTATGCTCAAAACAACACAGTAAATTATTTCAACAGCGTTACTAATCTAAATATCAATGTATCAAAATTAGCTAGAGATGCTATAAAACATGTAAATGATCAAATTAAATTTACAGGTATTGAGACTGATGAGTTACATATCATATTTAAAAACTCAGTAAACAGTTATGTGGCAGGTGACTTTCCTGACTCATACGAAACAACTTTCGAAGGCTTTCTTAATGATATGTTCAGATGATATAACGGAACAGATCCGATTACAGACCCAGATATACTAGTTGATTTTAAAGTTGATGTATCAAACTATTTCTTCATAAGTGATTCACCAGATGCTATTGATGATTCAACCAGTTTTGAAACTTATAAAAATAGCTTGTCAGAGGTAATTAGAAGTCACCTCTACATTTATCTGTATAAATTCTTTATTTTGATGGATATAAAAACATTGAGTGGGACTATATCTGCAGAAAAAGATAAGGCTGTTAATACATATGAAATAAATCAAATATCTGAAAGCAGACCAATTAATTATATTAATGTTGTACATAAAGTAAATAATGATATCAAAACAAAACTTCAAAATATGATCGATATTCTTAAAATAAAAATAAATGGAGAGGACTTAGATATAACAGGGGAAAGAATGTTGTCTCTTACTTTCCAATATAAAGAACTCAACAAAGATGTGTATGATTTATTTATGCAAGATCAGGTAGAGACATATATAGCTAACTGGCTAACAAGAACTGGTAGTATAAATTCTTTATTCAATAATATTTATATTAATAACTTCAATGAATCCGCATGAGAATTAGCTACCGCTCTAGATATAACATCTTATACATTACTAGATGTAGATAACAACCATTATTACCCTAGTGTCAAATCTTTAACGGGTAACGTTATTAACTTTAGAGAAAAAGAATACATGGATATAGTTGGTTACCACCTTGATAGCCACAAAACATATTACTATGGTATTAATTCAGAGCATAAACAAGAAATAGCACTATTCCTTAGAAGCTATCAAGATGTCAGAGAATATTATTTTAGAAATTTACTACTTAAATCATTAGTTAATGATGACGAGTACCCTCTATATGAGTTTATTCTTTTAATAACAATGGCATTAGATAGATATTTTAATCAAAAAGTATCGAAACATAAACATCTTGATAGCTATAGTTCAGAAGATATTGATAACTTCTTAAATAGTTTTGGTTTGAGTGATCTTAATAGATATGACAATTTCTATGGATCATTTGACTATAAAATGTCAGTTATTAGAAATTACAATAATTTAATTAAAAACAAAGGAACCAGAAGAGTTAAGAAATTAATTGAAGACATGCTTAACGAATCTAGTAATGAATATGAAATAGCTATCAATGAATACTACATAGCTAAATCTACTAAAAATTCAATTAATTATGTAGATAAATGATATTATAACGGTAATGTATATACTTGAACAGTTGTTGGAGAAGTGGGTTCATGAGAACCAACACCAATAAATACAGTTGAGAAACCTATCCCTTATAGATGATATAATAATGCAACTACAACTCTTTACACCTATGTAGATGGTGCTTGGGACTTGGGAGAGAGTGTTCCTTCAACCGTAATAAACGAACCAGTCGAAGGAGACATGTGGTATGATACAGTTAATCATATTTTATACACACATAACGGCACTATTTGAGTAGAAGAAAATATAGTTCTTCCTACATCAGAACCAGAAACATATAATTACACTGATGAAGATGGCATATCTGTCGATACCGTGGGATACACATGGTATGACACTACTGAAAAAATAAAATATGTATCGGTATTAACACCCTCTAACACAGTGTTTACAACTCAAGAAATAATAAATCCTTATGAATCAATACCTTCATCATCACCAGAAATCATTAATATAGTTAAATATGACCCAACTAAAGATGAGACTGTATTTATAAATTTACCAGAAGGAACACCAAGACCTATTACGAGTATTAAAAACAGAGTTGATTCAAATACAACAGTGGGATATGAAGAATTTGTAAAGGATGATGGTTATTGAAGTAAAGATATCACCCAAGAATTTATAAATGGATCTGACGGTTTAAACCTAAATATATCCAAAACAAAATATCTTTCTATATCTGCATCCATCAATATGGAAACAGCTAAGATAATGAATATGTATATTATGTCTATTTTAGATAACTTGTTAGATAATATGAAATACGATCTTACAATTGAAAGCTATTCGGATGATTATATTTCATTAACCAATATAAAATACACGGATATAGTGAAATATATTAAATTTATAAATGCACATCTAGGGGAAGTACTATCGCCTTGAGAACCACAAGATACGTCTGGAGAAGTTTACGATAAATTTTATGGTTTACCTAAGTTAACAGATTTGAGTACTAAACTAGCTAACTTCGAGACTGAAATTAAAGAAATAATAGGAAATATAACTCCGGAGGAAATTGAAGAATTCTTAAAAGACAAAGTTGATAACGATTTACTTAGTAATGATTCAATCGAAGGCACAATTTTCTCTATGAATAGATATGCATATGAAACAGATATCAATAATGTGAAAGCAGTTCCAGGAAGTAAAGCATATTTAACTTCTAGATTAGATGGAACATTACAAAGCGGAAAAGTTGAAAATAGTTTTAGTGATAAACTAAGAAAACTATTATTAGGTTTTGGTTATTCCTCGATAGATTATCAAAACTCAGCAACATTTATTCTGGATCTTTTAGAATCTACAAACTTAATATCAATTATAGAGATACCTACAGCCGATTATATAGCAACTAAGGCAAAATATTTAAAATTAATGGCTATAGACGGTATTTCATCTCAAACAATTAATATAGGTAATTTATATTCAGTAAATCTAAGATCTTTATTACAAATGTTATTGGATTATACACAAAATAGAATATTTAAAGAAGATTATACGTTAAAAGATTCATCAGTAACAAATACCTTAGCTATTAACAATACTTTTGTTAGAATACTTAATTTAGTTATTGAAACTTTCTTTGAAAGATCAGATAGTGTTTATAACGATGAGACGATGGAAACAATATTGACAGAAGTCACCCATGGAACAAATTATAGTGATTTACCTGACTTCATGCAAGATTTTGTTGATTTGTTGAGACAAGAAACAATAACAGAGACAGAAAAGATAGAGAACTTGCCTAAATATAATTCGATATTGAATAGTTTAAATACAATTCTGTCGTTCATGACAGGTGCTGAAGAATATTCTCTATTAAACACTGTCAATACAATAAGCAAAAACTTTTCTGACGAAGAATACCTGAACTTCCTAATCTCTCTACTTTCTTTCTTTATGAGCTATAAAGTAACTCTATATGAAGAAAGTCATCAGTTAGATTTAAGTAATGCAAGAGAAACATTGATATTTGCTGAAGATTTAGTTATTTGATCAGAATTAAAATTAGAAGACGACTGGTTCTTCGATGAAGAAATAATAGAAATGGAGGAATAATATGTTAAACCTTAATGAAAATATGAACTTCGGTGATGGACTATTCGTCATTAGAGGTAATGTAAAAATTTATGATGGCGATAAGCTTATTCTCGATAAAGATAATGCTATCACCAACACTTTTAGAAAAATGTTAATGTATAAACTATATAACGATATTGTCGGTAACGCAGCGAATGCCGGTTTAAATACAGTAGATGCTATAGGTACTGAAGTAAGCAATGTTGGTTATATCAGTGACATTAAATTTGGTAGAGGTTCGAGTTCATCTTTAGGGGCTAAGGCTTCTAAAGATGATACTACACTCGTATCTCCAATACCAAACGTAACAAGCGAAGGAAACACAGACTTATATATCAATGCAAATATCACAAGGGATTTAAATATTCTCTTTGATTATGATAATATGAGAATTACATTTACTTCGGAGTTGATAAATAATGATTCAGTGACTTATGTATTAGGTGAGCTAGGAGTGTTTAGTGGAAACACAATGCTAACTCATCTGTTCTTCGACCCAATTTATTTTGAATCACAAACTACAAAAAAAATAGTATATACTATTTATCTTTATTAGGAGGTATAGATATGATAGTTAAAAATGGACGTTTATACCTGTGGTATAATACTATATCAAGTAAAGAATTAATTATAAGAGTTGGTTCGGGATCCGGGAGTATGGAATTTCTAGAGATCGATCAAACGACTTTGGCTGATGAAAACTTAAATGCTCTCATCAGTGTTACAACAGAGGAAAACTATAACTTATGGTTAAGTGATCCTGTAACATATGAAAACGTGTGAACTAGTAAAATATCAAACATAACAAATCACATATTTGACGAAGATAGAAAGATTGTGATATACGTTATGATTAAAGCAAACGAAGCTTTTGAACTTGGAGAAATAGGGTTATTTGCTATTGAACCACCTATGACGTATGACGACTGGGTTGGAACATCAATACCAACACAAGACAGCGGAGCCACTCCAGTAGGAGCAGGCACTGAAGGACAGATGGTATACGATACAGTGGATAGCTTATTATACACTTACACTGGTGGGTCATGAGTTTCAGAAACCCCTAGTTTTACAGAATTAGCAAATCCTACAGTGGGTGATTATTGGTTTGACAATGTAAACTTCATATATTACTTATATACAGAGAATGTAGAACATAGTGAATATGAAGTTATGATATCTCGTAATCTAATGGTGAAACAATTTATTTCAACTTCAGAAACAAAAATTATAAAATACACAATAAATATTTAACAAGAGGTGATGGCTATGGAAAATAATACTTTTAAAATAAGAGATCTTTACGTAGGTAAAGTAGTTTCTATCGATTTAAATACACACGAAATAGAAGTTTATATTCCTAAATTAATGCCAACACTAAGTTACGGTTTTAGTAATACAACTTATAGCGTTGATTTACAGAGCGAAGTTCTAAAAACAAATACTTTACTCTGTAAACCTTCTGATTTTAAAGAAAGAGTTCCTAATGTAGACTCTATGGTCGCAATATTCTTTTTAGATGAAGATATCAAAAAGATATATTGGAAAGACTTCGATCCATTTGGAACAAATACATATATTGAGTTTGAAAAAACGGGAAATGAAAAAACATTAGACGATTTAGCAAACATCATTGATGTTAATCCTAATTCTATTGTTCCTGAAGATATTAATATTACTTTGGGTACATCAGATAGACCATTTGCTGAGATATTTGGTAAAATTAAAACTGAATATGTAGTTGGTTTAGATGATAAACTTAGAGAGATCGCGGGAAGTATAAACTTTACCGCATACGATGAAGCTATAGCAACTTTAGAGGATGCAGTAGAAAGCTTAGCACAAGAAATCGCAAATAACGACAACGATATATCAAACCTAGTGGTTAAAAATGAACCGATAGTAGCTAGTATCGTTCCAAAATTGGTCACTTATGATGAGAAAGGTCTCGTTACTGGTGGTTTTGATATTACTGTATTAAAAGAAGTTAGTGTTATCAATGATGATATCGCTTCTTCTCCATATAACGTAAACGCAATAGCAGGGACAACAGCTCCTTTTGTAAGCTATAAATTAGATGGAATAGAAAAAATCATATTAGAGACATCTGGTAATATTAAAACCAAAAGTTTCTGATTAGATAATGCTCCCGGTGCTGTTTCATGAAGCACCATCTCTCAAACAATGGAGATACCAATGGGTAATGGTATTGTTCTTCAAAATGGTGAAGAATTATATTATCCTTTAGTTATAAACTTAACTGGAGCAACAATTCCAAACGGAACTCCTGTTAGATCAGATGGAATGTCAGGATCTTTCACGAAAATAGTACCGATGATAGCAGATGGTTCGGTAGATAGAGCTTTATATATGGGTTTAACGACTCAAGAGATACCACATCTACAAACAGGACGTGTAACATATTTTGGTAAAGTTGGCGATATAGATACTCATTTATATACTTCAGGAACAGAGCTTTTTGTAAGTCCTTTTACAGCAGGTCAATTAACAGATATCAAACCAGCAGCGCCCCATTACTCTATTCCTGTAGGTAAAGTTAGAGATGTAGGAACTGTTGATGGATCTATCAATGCTGTGTATAATTATCTACCTAAAGCTATTGAAGTGTCTTATGACAATTCTGAATCAGAATTAGCTGCTACAGATTTACAAGCAGCTGTAGATGAGTTGCAAGCAACTAAAGCATCTTTATCAGCTCTTAGCTCAAATATAACATTATATCCAACAACAACCATATCTAATATTCCCACATACTATAGAATGGTTAGATCTACACTAGATCCTGATTATGATGATACATTTGTCAATGTTCCAACAGGACCTATAACAGGAGATGCTCAGTTATTAGCTACATTAGTATCGGATGATCAATTAATTACAGGAAACCCTGGTCTCGTTAACGTAACAACTTTAGGTAATATACAAAAAACCGCGGGTAATTCTCAACAGTATGCTGAATTTTATTTTGAATTATACCAAAGAAATGTAGCCGGTACAGAGTTTCTAATAGGTACATCTAATACAACAGGCGCAGTCAACCCTTACGATAACGGATACTATCAATTCAGTGCCATAGCCATTTTAAATAATGGTATATGAGATCCTACAGATAGATTGGTTGTTAAATATTATGCAAATTTATTAGGAAATGTTGGATCAGAGTATAATTTCCAATTTGGTGGTAATACACCAACTAGAACTCTAATACCGGTTCCGGCAGAAGTATTACCTTCATCAATAGCAGAAGACATATTAGTCGATACATCACAATTTAATAAGATTTTATCAAGTGAGGACTCAAATGTTCAAAAAGCTCTAGAAACACTGGATGATCATGGTCACGACTCGATAGATGTAACCGACAATTCAAGAACTTTAGCAGATATAATATCTTGATTTGATAATATTACTTCAGCAGGAAGAATGTGAGGAGGACATATATCAGACAACGGAGACGGAACTGTTTCGATAGCCACTGGTATGGGTATTTCTAAATCAGTATCATCCACACCATCTGACTTACCTTCTACAATCCATGATAATCAAGGTAGTAGACCAATAGAAGTAACTTGGTCAGCGGTTCCATCATTAGAATTATTTGATGAAGCATACAATTTCATATATTATGATTTTACAACAGATTCTATACAAACAACAACTGATTATGAATCAATTGATTTTACACAAGATTTCACCATAGGTAGAGCTTATAGATCTGGTACAGAAGTAGTTGTGCGCTTATGTGGAACTAATTCTTTTAATTTTAACAGAAGAGCTCAATTATTCGGTGACGAAGTATTTCCAGTGTTACCAAAACAAGGAAGTTTAGTTTTAGGTAATCCTAGTGGAAGATATATATCTCATAACGGAGGTATATTATGAGCTGAACTAGTGAATAGATTCACTATAGATCCATTTAATAGTTCAACATCAGATACATTTACATATTGATATGGTGATAACACATATGGATTTACAAAAATAGAAAGCCAAAGTTTAATAAATAATACGCAATATTATGATTCAACAACAGGTAATCTTTCTAATCTACTACCAAATGGATATGGAGATCACTGGGTTTATGTAGTTCATGATGGAAGCGTACATGTTGTTTTTGGTGATATAAACGGAACCTCATCAGAAGCAGAACAATCACCAGTTCCTACAGAAATACCCGGGATGCTTAAATCCTATGCAACATTAATAGGTAGAATCGTTATACAAAATGGTTCAAACACATTCTATTCTATTGAGTCAGCTTTCACAACAAGATTTAGTTCAAGAGGTATTACTCTACATGATGAGCTAGGGAATAGAACTCTTCCGAATTCACATCCAGCTTCAGCAATTAGTTATGATAATTTAATTTCAGGAATAATAGCTGGTTCCGTACAAGAAGCTATTGATGAAATAGAAGCTAGAGTTAAGTTAAATGATGTAAAACAAACAAATACAATAACAGATTTATCTTTAGGTACTATAACAGCAACAAATGTTCCTATTCTATCATCAGATGGTGCAGATATATCAACTTTACCAGCAGCGACACAATTGTTAGCAGGTATAGTTATAAGTGGAGCACAAACATTTGGTGGTAATAAAACATTTGCTAATGATGTTGTGATAACAGGTAATCTTACTGTACAGGGAGATAACTTTATATCTAATACTGGAACAGTAGCTACTGAAGATGATGTAATTATGTTAAGAACAGGTGCGTCAACAGCGATAACAACCCCGGCAGGTATCGTTATCAATAGATATGACGGAGATCCTAACCATCATGGTGGTATCGTTATTGATGCCAACGGTGAAATGAGAATAGGTGATTTATCTTTAGATGCAAATGGAAAGGTTAGTAGCACTGCTCAAGCACAACCTGTATTAACAAGAGACGAAACATCAAACTTATCCAACATGGATATCATGGTGTGAGACTCAATTAATTATAGATCAATTGGTAAAACTTTAGCTGAATTAGGTTTAACTGCAGCTAGTGGTGGAACATATACGGAAATCACAGTAGTTAATGATGACACAGCTGGTCTTCCTTTAAATGTTAATGCAATCACAGGAACAACTTCTCATTTGCAAGACTGAAGAGTAGCTGGATCTATCAAAGCTTATATAGAAGCTGCCGGTACTATAGGCGCTCCTGCTATTAAGAACGGATCTACAGCAAATAATGCTTTACTATCTTTAAACACTACGGGTTCTGTGATTTCTAGAAACATAGCTGATGACAACCCAGCATTAATAACAAATTTAATTCATGCTTCTGCAACTGGAAACATTCAAGAATGACAATTCGGTGGAACAGATGTGGCATGGGTTAATAAATCAGGTAGCATGTATGCCAATGTTTTCTTTGATAAGAAAAACTTTACTTATTATTTAGAACCATCTAATACAGGAACTTCTTTAAAGATAGCTGGTGAAATAAACATGCCAGCTGGAAAAGATTTAGTCATGGGTGGTTTAAACATGCTTTCTTCAGACGGAACAAGCAACTATTTAAAAACCGGTGTAAATCTATACTTAGAAAATCAAGCATCTACAATAGGTGTATTAACTGGAACAGGCAGATTGGGTTTAGGTACTACTAACCCTGATTCAAGATTGCATATAGTTTCAGAAGAAATAGGTACTGGAGCTAATAAAGGTTTTAGAATCTCTAATCATGATGAATCTAAAGAATACAGTATTAGAACAGGTATTAGTGGCGCTAATAACACTACATTAGCTATATATGATGAAACATCGGCATTAAACAGACTTGTTATAGATTCTGCTGGTGATATTGGTATTGGTGTAACAGACCCTCTAGCTAAATTACATGTTAATGGCGAAATATGAATGTTAAATTCAGAATCCAGTCCTAGATTTATATTTGGTGATTCGAATACTGCAGGGAACTATGGTCTATTGTGATGGAACTCTACCGCAGACACCGTAAACATAGGTACTTCAGCAGATACTGATACAATAACAATATCTGAAAACGGTAAAGTTGGTATAAACAGCTCTGAAGATATAAGTATGCTCAATATCACAAACACAAGTAATGTCGCATATACCTCAGTAAATAATAGCAACAATTTCCCTCTAAGATTATTAGACAATGGTACAGGAATGCACTCTTTGTTACATTTTAGACAGAAAGATAATGGAGATGTATTTATCGGTGCTCTTGGAGATGGAACAGCAAATAGAGCTGACTTCATTGTTAAGCAAGATAATGATGGCACATTCATTGAAACATTAAGAATTAAACATAGTGGTAACGTGGGTATTGGAACTTCAACACCAGGATATAAACTAACAGTGGGTGAAGGAACGGTAGGTACTAAGCTATCATTCCATAACACAGTCCCTTATGGTATCGGATATGTGGCAACCGGCGAAACTGGTGTGTTTGCTAACAACGATTATGCTTCAGCAAAAGTACATTTGGGTATGCAAGACGCTACAACGTTCTATCCTAAATTAACAGTTCAAAAAGACGGTAAAGTAGGCATAGGAACCACAACACCTAGCAAAGCTTTATCTATATCTGGCGATCTACATGTAACAACAGGTAATATTACTAGAGAAGGTAGTGACGGATTTACATTCTGACACACAATGGGTGGTTCATGAGCTTCGATATCTGCTAAAGGTATAAACCTTGGTGATTGAAATACAACACCGGAATATGGTGAGGTTCTAGTCGGTGCTTATAACTTTAGTGTAAATGATGATAATGATAACAGTATGTTATTTATCGAAAGCAACACAGGTAAGTTAGGTATCGGAACAATCACGCCTGCTGAAATGTTAGATGTTGATGGTAATGCAATTATTCGTGGAAACGTATCCGCTGTAGAACATCAAATGCAAGACTCTGTCGGAGTTGTCAAAGCAGTGATGAAATATAGCGAGACAAGCAAATCAGTTAAATTCACATTTGCTTAAGAATAGTTTATTTTTAGAGGATCCAATTAATTATAATTGGGTCTTCAATAAAGTAAATTAAAAAAAAAAAAAAAAA